CACGCTCCCGGCGACTCGTCCCCGCAGGAGGCGAGTCTTGACGCGATCCCTACGACGCCACCCGAAAGCGAGGGCGCACGCCCGTGGGCTTTTGCGGGGTCAGCGAGGTCTCGGGGAGCGGAGGGGGCGGGGGCTTCACCATGACCTCGGGGGTGGGCAGGGGGCGAGGGAGGGGAGCCTCAGCCTGGATCGGGGCGGGCCGCACGGGAGGCGGAGCGGTGGCGACGAAGGAGGGGGGAGGAGGACGACGGAGGAGGTTCTGAAGCCCCTCTCGCTCAGGGATTTGGGCGATCCAGCCCCCAGCGTAGAAATCCTTCGCCGTCCGCTCGAACCGCTCCACGCGGGGGATCGAATTCTGGGGAAGCCGGGGGACGTCGGGGTCGTTGACCACCAAGCGCCACGCGTCGACGCAGCGTTGCCATTGCCCGACGATCTCACGCGCCGTTGAGGAGATCGAGCCTCCTCCGCTCCCGAGCGAGCGATACTCCTTGCGGAGCGCGTCGAGTCGGTCGAGCGCCTTCTCCAGATCCCATGCCAGGATCTGGCCGTTGTACACCCACGGACTCCAGCCGTGGCTGCGCGTCTTCTTGGGGAGGTCGTCTCTCTCGCCGCTCATCTGCCCGGTTGCCATGTACTCTCCGTTACCCCTTGAACGTAGCCACGGCTCTCGCTGAACTTCGCTAAGAACGTGTCAAGACGGATGGGGCCGAGGAGGGGCAGGAAGGGGCGGATCAGAGCCACGGGATTGTCGGCGTTGGAGGCCCGACTCGACCTCACGAAGTAGAAACACTTATATCTCCCATGCTCGCCCCCTGCGCCCCTCTCCCCCCACCGCTCTGCAAGGACTGCTCAGGTCGCTCCCCTCCCCAGCGCCGGAGCATGCACCCGGCGCTTCTCGACGAATTCGACTTCGCACCAAGAACGACGTCGACGAGCGACGTCGCGGGGTCTGTTGGTGCGCGAGCCAGTACGCCCCAGGCGGGCTGCGCTTGGTGGGTTCTTGGCATGGGGTGGGGATATAAGGATTTCTTCTTCGTGAGGTCGCTCACGGCGGTCTACGCCGACAATTGCCACGAACGAGAAAGGGGCCAGGGACTGCTCCCTGACCCCTTCGCCTCAGACCTCAGGGGCTTAGCGGAGACCGCCCCCCATGAACCACGCCTTCGCCGCTGCTGTGACGTCGCCTGCGACCTGCTTCCAAGTCAGGCCACCCGCCTCCATCTCCAGCTTCGACTCCTTCTCGACGTCGGCCATGACCGCCTTGAGGAAGGGGCCGATCCCCTTCATGGAACGATCTCCGCCGACCTGCTGGAGCATCTGCTCGCAGCGGGCTGGGGTGACGAACATGGTGGCGAACTCGCTCACGCCAGCGGGCTTCTCGACCAGGGTCTTGACGGCAGCCGACGACGCCTTGACGCGGTGCTGCTCACCCTTCGCCTTGAAGCTCAGGCGGCGGAACACGGTCGTCCGCATGGCGACGAAGACCTCGTCGGCGTCCTCGTCGATCTTGAACGTCCGATCCTCCATCTCTGCGATCCCGGTCGGGTAGAAGACCAGACCCTCGCCCGCACCAAGTGCCGTCCCGTCGCTGATCGACGCGACGTAGGGATCGACCTTCTCGATCTTCTCGATCTCGGCGTTGATCTTCTCGATCTCGGCGTTGGTCGAGGCGACGTTGACGAGGTTCAGGCGCACGCTCAGGTTCCCGTCCGCGAACTCGTACCAGGGGAGGACGCGCATGGGGAAGGGGTTCTCACCCTGCGGCTGGTCGGCGTTCGCCTTGATCCAGTCGAGGAACTTCTGGATCTGATCCGGCTCCACCAAGAGCAGGTCGTGAGGCTCGTCGTCCTCGTCGGGCTTGATCACCCGAATGGCGAAGACGTAGAACGCCGGGGGGAGCTTGGTGAGCGAGACGCCTCGCTGAATGCTGCCCCCCGCCCACTCGCCATAGATCACGACGACCGTCCCCTCCGGGTTGGTGATGCCGAGCGACAGCCCTGAAGACGCGAACGCTCGTGCGAAGCCGTAGTTATCGGCTTCGACGCTGACGTCGTTGCTCCGCGACTGCAGAGAGACGCTCCCGTCCGGGTTCAGCCGGATCGCGGCATTGGTGCCGTGGAGCTTGATCTTGGCCTTGAAGGCCACCTCCTTGTCGAGCGGGAGGCCGATCCGCCGCACGTTGCCGAGGGTATGCTCCAGCCCCTCGATGCTGGGCCACGGGACGTGTCCCTTGGGCATGGTCTGAAGACGCGACTCGTCTGGGATGAACATGAAGGCTCCTGTGGAACGAATTCGATCTCGTTCGCCGGAGCAAGATAAGCCCTGGGAGGATCGAGTGAACGCCCCCAGGGTCGGCTTGACACGTTCTTGTCAGAGTTCCTCGACGTACCCGTCGACGGAGATATCGGTGGAGCCTCCGCCTGCAGCGTTCTTGTACTCTACGGTATTGGTGCCATCGTTCGGCATCCAGATCCGAAGCTGCGCCCCTGCACGAATGAGGCGGCTGTCGAAGGAGCCTCCGTTCGGACGGACGTAAGCGTTCTGCGACGTGGGGCTGACAGTGAGCAGGAATGCCTTCGCGGTGCTTGGTGCGGTGTTTGAGAGGGACACGTCCGTGTAGCTCGTCGCTGAGCCTCCAGAGAGCGCAAGGAAGAAGCTCTGCGTGGCCCAAGTCTCGTAGGTGCGCGTCCTTCCCATGCCCACGCAGAGGAAGGGGACAATGTCGCCGTTCCCGCCGTTCATGAAGCAGCCGATGCGCCGAAAGATCGTGTAGCCGCTCGGAAGCGTAGGGCTGGTCGACGAGGTCGAGAGGAGCGAGGCGACGGCCCCCGAGGAGGGGTTTTTGACGACGTAGACGTGGTAGAAGGTCGCGCTCGCCTCTGTTCCCGTGTCCAGCCCATTCGCCCCTGAGGAGGTCAGGCTCGCGGTGAGCGACGTAGACACCAAGATGTCGTCCACGTTGGTGGAATCCCGACACTCCCCGACAGAGATGGCGACCGCAGAAGCGGTCGAGTAGCTCAACGCCAGCCCCTCCACGGCCCCCTGGGGCATCGAGACTGCCCGCGTCGAGATCACGCCACCACCTCAGGCTCCACCAAGATCCACTCCTTCAGGGTGGGGAAGTACAGCGCCTCCCCCTCAAGGAACCTCGCCCCTTCAAGGATGGACTCTACCATCGCCTCCTCCAGATCAGCGGCTTGCGCGGCGTCAGGAGCGGGAGCGGCTGCGCTGGCTGCGAGCAGATCGAGGAAGTCCTCACCAAAGGAAAGCAGCCCTTCGGGAAGCTCAACGAGCCGAGCCTGAAGATCGACCCGATACGGAACCTGAACGTACTTGGTGCGATCCAGGCTCTCGTTCGTGTCCCGATAGTCCTTCTTGTGCTTCGGGCTACGGCGCCTGCCTGTCTCGTAGTCACGATGCTGCGTGTTCGCGTGCTTCCCTGCACCAGCCCCACCCCGCATCGTGTGCGCTGCCGCAATGGGGTTGAACGACGTGTGCTTCGGCTTCTTCTTGCCCTCGGTCATGTCCTCTTCCTCCCTTGCTCTCTGCTTAGCCACGAATACGCTTTCGATCACGGTGACTGTCCCACGCACCAAGATCTCTTCCGCGTGACTCATGAGGAGCCACTGATTCGGCTCCCAATACTGCTTGGCCCACTCTTCGGCGTCGTCCGGGCGAAACATGGCCTCCGTCCACCAACCGCCGTCCGTTGTGAAGATCGTCCCTGTGACCTTCACCCGGTAGACATGCCGGTCGCCGTTGTGCCTACAGAAGCCCCTTCCGTTCAAAGGGCAGACGAAGACACAATCCAGCCTACTTGGTGCATCGGGAACGATCTCCTTCCGCACGCGCTCGAAGATCTCCTCGAGATCGGAGCGACGCGGACGAGCCTTCGGCACCTTGAACCCGATCTCGACCGGGTTGTCGGTGGCCCAATAGAACACCTCGCCCTTTACCTGCCGAAGCCCCGGTCGAGATTTCCTGTCAATCAGCTTCATTTCGCCCTCTCTTCAGAGGTAGCGCGAAACGAATTCGAATGCACCCTCCTTAGAGGAGATCGAAGCGAACGCCGGTCTCGCGGAGCCAGATCTGAAGCTCCTCCTCCGAGGAGAACCAGCCGTCCTCCCGCAAGATCTGAACGATGGCTGGCCAATTCAGAGGGGCAGCCCCCTTCATCTTGGCATGGGCTGCCTTGACCTTCTCGGGCCTCAGGAAATTCGACCCTTGGACGAGGAGGCTCTTGTGAAAGAAGACTCCATGCGCTTGGGCGATCTTGGCCCAGGTATCGATCCGACGCATGAACTTCAAAGCAGAGTACATCCCGAAGCCTGGAAGCACGGGAAGCGCACCAAGAAGGGATCGGAGCCAAGGGCGCTCGGTCTGGCAGTAGATCCGCAAGACCCAGAAGAGGCATACGTCCGACCACTCCTCTCGAATCCCCCGAAGGTCGCCCGCCCGGATCGCCTCCTTCAGCTCCTCTACCTCGAGACCGAGGAGCCGGTCGCTGACCCTGTTGAAGGTCTTGTCAAAGAGATACGCAAACGTGATCAAAGCTTCCTCCACGAAGAAGGGGACGCCCCGCAGGACGTCCCCTCAGTATCCACCGCCGACCGAGCGGATCGTCAAGATCCGGCTAAGGCTGGCGAAGCTGCAAAACCGTGCGCGCAATGTCCCGCAGGAGTGAATTGAGGCGCACGTCATTCGCCACCCGCTCAAGCTCCTCCGAGCTGAGATTGTTCACCAAATCGGTCGCCCGAGGAAGAACCAGCGCAATGGCGTCGACGATCAGATCCCAAGCCTCCTTGAGCGGGGGCGGGGTCAAAGGACGGGGGACGGGCAGCCGGGGCTGGAAGGGCGAACGAATCTCGATCTTCGGCTCGGGCTTCTCCTCGGGCTTCTCCTTGGACTCGGACTCGGGCCTGACCTCGGACTCGGCCTCGGGCTTGACCTCGGGCTTGCTCTCGGGCTTGCTCTCGGGCTTCGGCTCCGCCTTCGGAAGGATCGCCATTGGTGCCGCGACTATGCCCCTCGTCGCCCGATCCGGGGGAGGCGGGAACCACGCACGACGCGGAGGCTCGACCTTCACCGACTTCTCCTCGACCTTAGGTGGGATCTCAGCCGGGATCGACGTGTCCAACATGGCTTCGATGAACGTCAGCCCTTTTGCGACGACCTGCCTGATCTGCCGCGTGATCGCGTCCGGGTAGGTCGCCCCCTCCACCAACAGCGCGACAGCAGGGATCACCTCCAAGACCTTCCACAGCTCAGCCCGCACCCTCGTCCGATCTGACAGCCCATGCGTCGCCATTGGTGCGAGGAGCGCGCAGATCTCGTCAAGGAGGCGAATTCGAACGAGGCTGGCAACGAATTCGATTGCGTCGTCGAGCGCGGCTGCCGTGCGGAAGGGAGGCAGGAACGCCTCATCCTCCTCGTCCCGATTCCGCATGGGGAACGACACCTCGAGCGGAGAAGGCAGGCGAACGTACTCGGCCATTGCGGCTTCGTCCGCGAACAGCTTGGGGTGGGAGGCGGGAAAGAGCGTCCTGCGCCGTCCTGCGTGAGACCCGAGCTTCACGCACCAACGCCCGTCGACGTAGCTGTACCCGTGGACGTCGAAGACCGCCTTGATCCCGAACAGGGGATGGCCCGCCTCAATGTCCGCGAGGTACTCCAAGAAGGTGCGATACCGGTACGCGACCGAATACCGAATGAAGCGATCCCACGTCATGCGCCGATCAGACGGCACCAAGCCCGTCTTCATCGCTTGGTGCGCCCGATACAGCATCGCCGTGGTCAGCTTGGCAGGAACGCCCTCGATCCGAGTCAGGCGCTCTCGAACCTCCTCCTTGTCGAAGAGGGGCGGAAGGGGGGGGAGAATTTCAGCCATTGCGGCCTCCTTGTGAGTCGAGAAATGCCTTAATGCGTTCCCCACCTCTGGGGTTCTTGAGATTGAAGATCGGGATCTGGTGCGCGCAAGCGATCCGAAGCGCCTGCCCCGTGCCGCCCGTCTCTTTGGTGATCTGCTCAAGGGTCTCAGCGCCATCTGCCGTCCAGCAGATCACCATTCGCACCGGGTCGGGAGCTGACACCGGAAACGGCCCCAGGATCTGATGGCTGTTCCTGGCCTGTAAAAGCGCCACCGTGCCGCGAAGGCTCGCACCTACGGGATGATGCTGAAGCATGACTTGGTGCGCCTCCTGTGAGGGTTCTGCGCGCTTGACAGCCCCGTCGTGACGACCGTTGAAGCCTGGGAAGGGAAGGTATAGCTCCAGATACCGCGAGACCTCTGCTGCACCAACTTCCCCGCGCACCCCGATCTCGAACGCCGAGTCCGCACCGCGAGCCGCACCAGAACGACAGAGCCACTTCAACTGCACCAAGCGGGCAGCCATCTTCGCCATGAGGTGCAACGCCTCCTCAGGCGTCTCCCGCGATCCGATCCCAGCGTACTTCATCACCACTCCCGCGTCGGGGCGTACCCGAACGAAGCATGGAGGCGCTCCTCCCTCGCTCGCTCGACGTCACTCTTCTGCGCTTCCCTGTTGCGTGCGTACCGCTGCCCCCTCGAGATCGAACGAAGGCGCGTACTCTTCATGCGCTTCACCAAGTACCTCGGCTGCTCCCGCGAAGGGTCGAAGTACCAGACCTCCTTCGGCTCGATCTCGAGCAGCCGGTAGAGCCACCCCTCCGCATGCGCGACCGCATGCCCGAGGCTCCGAAGGTTCCGACCGAGCGGACGGTCAAGGTAATGCAGCACCGTCTTGGTGGCCTTCCGAATCTTCCACCACCAACGACCGCTTCCCTCGAAGGGCTGAAAGACCTCGATCCAGTAGCGAATTCCCTCATGGTGGTAGACCCCAACGAGAGAGGCGGTCACGCCCCGCTTGTAGCCCGGAGGGATCTCTCCCCCAACCTCCTCGTACACGATCCCAAGCGGGGTCTGAGCGCGAAGCCACCCAGGCCGCTCACTGAGGGTGCCTTGCCCAACGACCGTACACGCGAGGGGCTTTGAGGGGAGGGGACTTCTCCCGGTAGAACTCTTTTGCGTCGTCGAAGTCGGCACGATGCACCTTTGACTGAGCGTAGTCGATGAGAATGCGCGGCTTCCGCCCCGCTTTCAGAGATTCCTTCATCTCTTCGAAGAGGGCGGGGGCGCGCTGATCCGAGAGCCGAGGCTCCATGTCGCCGTCGATGAAGATCCAGTGAAAGAGATTCTCCGTGATCTCCCAGCCCGAGACGTTCTTCGAAGGCTTCTCCCGGTAGAGATACACCTCAATGCTCCACCGCTCCTCCATGCGAACACCGGGCCACCAACCCTGGGCGTTCCAGCGATCAATGTCGTTCCGAATCGCCTCCGCCTCCTCGTCGTCCCCGTTCCCGTCCGCGAACCGCTCGCCGTCATTGGTGAGGTCGTTCCATGTAGGGATCTTGGTGTCACGGAACGCCACCCACACAGGGGACTTCTCCATCGATGCCTGCACCAAGATCTGCCGAGGCTGCCTCTCCGAAGCCTTCGGATCAGGAAACCGACCCGAGAACCTCCAAGTAGAGACCTTCCCCAACCCCACGTCGTAGCGCCCCTTCTTCGTCTCCCATTCTGTCGTGAGCATGCGTTCTCCTCAGAGGAGAGGTAAGCGTCGGGGAGAAAAAGCACAAGAGGGGAGACGAATTCGACTTCGTCTCCCCCCCGCCGAGATCAGAAGATCATGGCCGGGTTCTTCGCGTAGAATCCCGAGGCGAAGCCCTTGTTCAGCTCGCAGGCTGCGCTGAAGGCGACCCCCTGGAGCGCCTTCTCGATCTGGCCCTTGCACCAGTCGAGCTTGCCAGCCCGACCGATCCCGATCTCCTGCCCCTTGATCCGGGGCTTGACGATCACCTTCGGCGGATCGCTGCTGTCGAAGTCGACCCGGTCGACGCTGATCTTGGACTTGGGCGTCGACAGCCGGATCTCGACGTCGAAGTCCACGTCGAGCTTGGTTCCCCCGACGTTGCCCTCGGCCTTGACCTGCGCCTTCACGCCCCCCGGCTGCCCCTGAGCGCGGGAGATCGCCCAGGTGAAGCCCCCGTTCCGGGCAGCGACGACCCGAGCCTCCTGCCGGTTCAGGGCGTTGGCGAGCTGCGCCCCAGCCCCACGCGGCCCCGCCGAGCTGGTGAAGTCGCCCACGATCCCCTGCGCCTCCTTCGTGAGGTAGGCGCGGTACGCGGCGACATTCGTCGCCTTGAGGATCGGGCTGTGGTCGAACTCGAGGGTGCGCGGAGCCACCCCCTCCTTCTCCCCGATCTTGCCGATGCTACGCAGGAAGCCCACCAAGGTCGCCTCCCACTCCTGCGGCCCGGTCTTCTCGGGGGCGAACGCGCCCGCCGTGTAGACCGCGTTGGAGTTCGGGACGCGCCGCAGGACGCCGTCAGCGTCGACCCGAGCCGGGTACACGCCCAGCCTGTGCCATCCCGAGTCGTCAGGCTCCGACGCGCTGCCTGAGTCCCCGAAGGCGTAGCTCATGACGAGGTCAGTGAAGACCTCGGTGACCTTGCCCCCGACGAGGAGGGCGATGCTGAAGCTCATGCCCCAGCAATTGCCCGATTCGTCCCTGACGACCTCCACGATGGTGGAGGTGGCCTGACGCGACGAATTCGACTTCGCCTCGACCTTCGTCTCGACCTTCGTGCTGACCTTCGGCATCTTGGCTCCTGTGAAGCGGGAGGGTTCGTCTGTCTCCGCGCCCCTCCATCTTAGCCACCCCCGAGCCTAAGGGGAGTCATCGTCCTCCTCGTTGACACGTTCTTGACGAGAGAGGAGCGAGAAGAGCGAGGTCTGCGCGGTCTCTCGCAGGATCTGGCGCATGGAATGCCGAATGTAGTCCTTCCCGTCGAGGTCTTGCTCCGTGGTGATCTGCGTGACCCGACCCGGATCTTCTCTGCACAGCCGCTCTACGGCGAACGCCTCACGGCAGGTTCCACCAAATGGGGCGAACACCTTTCCCCCTCTTGGTGCAGAGGCACGGATCATGCGCTCCGCGAACACGACGGGCTTCTGGCAAGGGTGGATCGAGACCCCCCTCTCGTCCCGAACGCGCTCTCGCCCCTGGATCGCCAGATGCTCCCAGACGTTGTAGATCCCCTGCGGCTCGAAGAAGGTGCGATCCTCGCGTAGCTCCTTGCGAAGCTGAACATGCTCTTCGAGAAGCTCGCGCTCCGTGTAGCGCCTCTCTTGGTGCCGCTGAAGGAAGAAGCCCGAGGAAACCCCCTCGTTCATGATCGAATGCAGCATGATCCAATGCCGAGCGGAAGGAAGCCCCCACTGCGATACCGTGAACCAGTGTCGCACCATGTTCCCCGCACCACCAAGCGCACGAACCCGCTCGTCGAGCATGCCCATTGTCAGGCCAGATCGCTCCCGCTCTTGCATGATCCAGTCACGAATCGGATTGACGAAGTCGATCTCGTCCCGCTGGTAGAACCCGCAGACCTCCGTAATGTCCGCCCAGGTGCGATACGACGAAGCCCCCTTGATCGACTGCGCGTTCGGCTTCACCCAGGTGATCAGGCTCCGATACTTCCACCCATGCCGCACCAAGACCGGATGAACGTTCGCCCAACCCTCATGCGTATTCCAGAAGTACAACGACGCCGAAGGCTTCGTGATCGTCCCCCACGCCACCACATGCGGCTCGTAGAACGCACCAAGATCCTCCTTCTGCATCCGATCCCAATCCGCAAGCTGCATCCCATACGGCCCGTCCGAGATGATCAGATCCACCCCACCAAGCCGAGGATACGCATCCTCCACGCGCCCCTGCCAAATTTCCCCATTGGGGAGCGAATGCACCAACATGAAGCGCCCTCTTGGTGCCTGTAACCCGAACGAAGAAAGGGCTGAGCCGAAGCCCTGCCCTGCCCGCCCTGCCCTACGCGAGCGCGGGAGCGACCTGAAGCAGGTGGCGACGGTAGATCTCCTCGTCTTCCCCGAGGTCTGACCCCGCCACGTCCACGCCCTGACCGCGCAGGTACGCCACGATCAGCGCAGCCGCCATCTCCCCGTGGACGTACCCCGCTGGGCCGACCATGATCGGCACCTCACTGGTCGGGAGCAGCAGCCCTCCCTGAAGCTCCGCCTCGTAGATCCCGAAGATCCGATCCGCGCCCCACGAGGCGACGACTGGGTAGACCTTCAACACCCCCTCACACAGCGTCGCCACCGAGAGGGTCTTCCGGCCCAGGTAGGCCGAAGAATTCTCAATCACAATTGACGTCCACAGAGTCATGACGTTCTCCCTTGCCCCCCAAGTCTAAGCACGGAGATCAGACCCAGAAGCCGAGGTCGGCGGCTTGACGCATTCTTGACGAACGAGAAAAGGAGCGGAACCTTGCGATCCCGCTCCCCTCTCAGTGTGGGCAAAATTTGGCCGAGGCTTGCCATGCGGCAGGAAGAAGACGATTCTTGATAACCTCAGTCCAGCGGCTCACACCATGACGACAGTAGGATTCGAACCTACGACCAAGAGCTTGTAATGCTCCCACTCTCCCACTGAGCTATGTCGCCAGATTGACACTGACCGGGATCGAACCGGTGACCTCAAGTTTAGGAAACTTGCGCTCTATCCTGCTGAGCTACAGTGTCGACGAATTCGAATGCGCTTCTCTCTCTCGTCTCTCTCTCGTCTCTCTCGCTTCTCATGGCTCCGGTGAGATTTGCACTCACATTCGGGCGTCCCCTGCCTTCCTTGTTAGACCACAGAGCCAATGAGACGGGCAGGAGTCGAACCTGCGTCCTTCAGCGATTGAATCCGAAGATTCTCACTGGCGCTCTACCACTGAGCTACCGCCCCATATGTCAGGGAGGGATCTCCCTCACCCCAGAAGAGCGTTTCCGCATGCCAACACTGTAGCCTCGACCAGATCTGCCTCCAGTCTATCTACCCCCGTGGGTATCCCATTTGGGTCTTGAACGGGCTTTCCTGACAATGCCAGGGGGGTGACTTGCACACTCATCTCCGAACCTTGTGGCTCGGCGTCCTTCTTTTTGGACGACCCCGGCTTGAATGCCCCCGACCGGATTTGCACCGGTATCTCCATGCACTTTGGCGTTCTACTCACCCCCGCTGGGGGTACCGCTTGAACTACAGGGGCGCTTGCTGTGGGGGCGGTTAGCAGCCGCTCCTCTCACCCCCAGAAGTTAGTCACGCGACGCGAAGGGTCAAGCATCTTTCCGCACCCGAATTCCTCTCCGTCCTCGTCTTTGAACAGCGCCTCCTCCCCCTCGCGGAGAAGAGCGCGAACATACCGGTGGATCACGTCGAGCGGGTAGCCGTCACTCCGCTTCAGGTCGAAGTCGAAGTAGTCCCGCGCCACGTCCGTCACCCCAGCCGACCGCCGCTCCCCGTACTGACACGCCGCCACGAGGTTCAGATCCGCAAGCCGTACCTCGCGCAAGAAGACCGCAAGCTCTCTCGCACGCTCCTTGGTGAACCACGTCGGGGGCGGAGGGGGCGTCAACGACTGAAGCCTCACGATCTCCCTGGCGTCCGCCCCAGAGAAGAAGATCGCCTCCACCCGAGCGAAATCCTGAAGGGTCTCGGGAAGACCCGAGACCTCCCACGGCTCCGCACCAATGAGAAGCACGGCAGTCCTCGCTGGCACCAAGCCATGCGTCTTCGCGTACTGACGCAGCTCCGTCCGAGGACAATGGATCGCTATGGGCATCTTCTCTCCAAAGGAGGCGGTGGGATTCGAACCCACGGGTCAGGGTGTTAGCCCGACCTCCGATTTTCAAGACCGGCGCAATCAACCGCTCTGCCACGCCTCCGTAAAAGGGGATACAGGACTCGAACCTGCGATTAGAGGGTCAAAACCTCTTGCCTTGCCAACTTGGCCAATCCCCTGCTCAAGCTATGCACAGCCCCCGCAATTTCTGTCAGGAACGTGTCAAAAGGGGATGCAGGATTCTCTACGACCTGCGATCAGAGGGTCAGAACCTCTTGCCTTACCGCTTGGCTAATCCCCTTCAGACGAATTCGAATTCGTTTATGGCGGTGACTGGATTCGAACCAGCAGCCCTTCGTGTATGAAACGAATGCTCTACCCTTGAGCTACACCGCCGCTTTCCTTACTCTTCCTGCTCTTGCCCTTCTTCCTGCCCTTCTTCCTACTCCGCTTCAGGCTTCAGCCTCTCTTTCCAATCCTCCTCAAACATCGCACGATACATGCGGTAGTGTCGCAGGAGCGGTTCAGGAACCTTGTCCAGACGAGCCTCCAGATCGAGGATCTCTTGGTGCCGCCGACGCTCCCATTCGTCCCCCGTGGCTCTTCCTCGACTCTGGCCAACGAGGCGGTAATGCACCATGCACTCCAGCATCTCCGTCGTGATGCCATTCCTGAAATCTTCAGGACGAAGGGACATGGGAGCGAAGGGATATCCGTCCTTCTTGTAGACTCGGTGAAATCGCTTGCGCCCCGCTGGGGTCAGCGCACCACGAATCTCCCACACAGCGTCACTGACACCAGACCACCGCAGGGGATCATGTGCCAGATACTGCCGACGCCGCTCAGGCGTCCACTTGCGACCAGCCGCCTCCGCCTCCTCCTTGGTGGAGAAGTAGTGTCCCTGAAGCTCCTCCCGCCCCTCCCAATGCTCATGCTTGAAACCTGAAGGGCCGTCTGGATGCTCTGCCGTCACCGAGAGGTAGAACGGACTCGTCCACGTTCCAAATTCGAATTGCCACTGATCGATCTCCCAGCCCGCTGGCCGAGGAAGCGGGACGCCCTCAAACACCTTGAAGCTCATCGCACCACCTCGACGCGCTGCACACGCTGCGGAGGAGCGTAGGTGTCAGGGTTGTAGAGCATGTAAAGCCATGCACCAACACCCAGAAGGATGATGAAGATCGCACCAAGCGCCTTCGCGGTCTCACCAGCAGACATTGTCCCCTCGAACGGCCCGACCTGGATTTGAACCAGGGACACCCCGATTAACAGTCGGATGCTCTACCACTGAGCTATCGGGCCAAATTGGATCGGCAAGGAATCGAACCTTGATTGTTCCGTAGAACGGCTGGGTTACAGCCAGCCTGCCCGCCCACGAGCCACCGATCCGCATGAAGCGTGAAGGAATCGAACCTCCCATGCGAGGAGCGACCTCGCGTTCGGCTTCGCGCCGAACCCCCACCCCAGGTGGGCTACGCCTCAAAAGTGAGAGGGGAAGGATTCGAACCTCCTGATCAGCTCCCGCTGAAGCTGGTGTACCGCCAGCCCCTACCCCAGGCAGGGTTCCCTCTCATATGGCCAAGGCCGGAATCGAACCAGCGCATCCCGATTTTCAGTCGGGCGCTCTACCTACTGAGCTACAAGGCCAAATTCTCAGGTGCAGGAATTGAACCTGCCACTTCGCTCGCCCGAAGGCGGGGGACGACGCCCCTGATCTCAACGATCCCTGTGTTACCGCTACACCAACCTGAGATATCCCCAGCAGGTCTTGAACCTGCCCCTGGCGCGTGACTTTATGCGCCCGCTCTACCTCTAAGCTACGGGGATCGCCTTCACCCCTCCAAGATAGCCCCGAGAAGCCTGCTCGGGAAGCCCCACATGGGGGGCTTGACACGTCCTTGACGAATTCGGCATGGAGGGAATCGAACCCCCGTCCTTCAGAGCCTTACGCTTTCCAGGGGTAGCTTCCCCCTCCTTCAAAGTCTCTGCCTGAGCTACTTGGGGCGGCTTCTTAGGGCGGCTCATCAAGGCTTCTTGCGAGGCGTCAGGCTTCCCCACCAAGTGAGGGCGGTTCCCCGTCTGAGACGGATGCGCTAACTTTGAAAGAATCCAGTAAGGATGCCTTCTTCCACTGAATTACATGCCGACTGGAGAAGAAGGGGATCGAACCCTCGACCTCCGCATTGCGAACGCGGCGCTCTCCCAACTGAGCTACTTCCCCTTGGTGCGTTGGTTCTTTGTCAGAAGGTAGCAGTGATACGCCCGAACCCACATATGCCTGGAGTAGGTGGGCAATGTTCTGGCCCTCACCCAACGACGAGCCATCTTCGTCATGAGCTTGCGCCTCGTCGCGTAGGGCATCTTCTTGGTGGCGACCCAATACCAGCCACAGTAGTAGAGCGGTTCACGCTCCTCAATCTTCTTTCGAATCTCTGACCGCTTGATCCGCATTGCTTCACCTCTAAGCGAGGATAACCTTGCGGATCGGAACAAGCCCCCTGAGCGTCCCTACGGGGAGCCGATGCTTCGGCACGAAGGACGTCCAAGCGTAGTGAAAGCTTCCCTCGCGGCCCTTCAGGCGCTCTCGGATCTTGGTGTGCAGCGCTGCAAAGAGCAGACTCGCCAGACCCCGGCCCCGACAGCGCGGCAACGTGTAGAAGTTTGGTGCGATGAGCAGCGAACGAAGCTCCTCTCCCCGCCAGAGATCTGGTTCGTTGAGGTAGCTGTCACCCACGCAGATCGACACCGGGACAGAGCCTTGCAGCATGAGCGTCGACGGATAGCTCCACCCCTCGTAGCCCTCCGAACGCACCAAGGAGAAGACAGCCTCCAGATTCATCCTCTGGCAGCGAAGAGCGTCCGCACCAGGGATCGAGAGAAGGGACTTGAGTGCTGGCGCGTAGAGGATGCGATAGCCCCAGGGGGAAGCGCATTCCTCTGTAGAGAGTGAGGTCTTCGGCCCCTGATACCAGATCCGATCAGTAGGCACGGCTGAACCGAGAGCGCGGAACCTGCTGCTCTGCATCCCACACAGCCTCCTCGGGGAACGCCGACACGATCCGCCGTCGCACCAACGAATTCGGAACCCGAACCACTGCCCGCTTGGTGCAGAAGCCCAACGCAGTCGCCGCTTCCACTACGCCACCAGAACGTGAGACCCCAGCCTTACAGGCCGCCACCACGTTCAGACCCGCCTCTCGAGCCGACAACAGGAATAACGAAATCGAATTCGCCTGCTCCTCTGTGATCGCAAGATCCTCCTCGGGATCGTCAACGTCGAAGAAGCACTCCACCAAGGTGGTGGCCCAATCGGCACGAAGGATCTCCTCCACCTCAGGCTCAGGAATGCCGTCATGGATCACCAAGAGCGCACAGCCCGAAGGCTCAAGCCCAAGCTCACGCGCACGACGCAACGCGATCATGCGCGGCACATTCACAGCGATCATCAACGCACCTCAATGGGAGGGGTCGGATTTGAACCGACGACCTTGCCTTCTACGCGGTCATGACATGAATTGCGTAGAAAGCACGCTCTACCAAATGAGCTACCCTCCCTTGAAATAGGGGAAAGAGGACTTGAACCTCCGACCTCACACCGCGAAGCGTCAGGCGTGCGCTCTAACCAACTGAGCTACTCCCCCAAAAACCGCCTCGTCAAGGTGCGCTTCACCTCCTGAAGGATGTCGTCTCGCACCAACGTGCGCCTCATCTCCTCCAAAAGCTCAGAGGTGCGACGCCGACGCTCGTTATACACTTTCGCTTCTCTCATGACTCCTCATGGGAAAGGCTGGATTCGAACCAGCACGAGGCACATTCACCATGCCCGCCCTGACCAATTGAGCAACTTTCCCGAGGGGGAGGGCCGGACTCGAACCGGCTACGCAATGCGCGGGATTGCTCCCAAGTAATGCGTTTCCTAACTACCTCCCTGATCCACCTTCCTCTCGAAGATTTGCGGGAGTGGGATTTGAACCCACGACCTGCAGGGTATGAACCTACCGAGCTGCCTGACTGCTCTATCCCGCGATGGAGACAACGGGATTCGAACCCGTGACCCTCTGCTTGCAAAGCAGATGCTCGTTCCAACTGAGCTATGTCCCCGAAATGGATATGGTGAGAATTGAACTCAACACCTCCGGTGCCACAAACCGGCGTCCTACCCTTGGACGACATATCCCACAATCGGCACTTTGATGAGCGCGGTGGGCATCGAACCCACGACCTGGAGATTAAGAGTCTCCTGCTCTACCGGCTGAGCTACGCGCCCGGTTCTCTCTTCCCCCTCAATCTACGCACCGCAACCCTCTCGGGAAGGAGCGCGGGAGGGGCTTGACACGTTCTTGACATGCCCCCGTTGCTTGACTCCGCTTGGTGCGACGAAGTCGACTTCGTTCACTCACGCGCCGAAGCGATCTCTCTCGCCTGCTCAAGCTCTCGCTCCATATGGCGGCGAATCCACCGCATGAGCAAGATCCCCTTCTCCTCCGCACCAAAGGTCGGCTGCGACCCCTGAGCATTCTTGGTGTCCTCCACGGGGATTGGGAAGAGCCAGCCGTCGAAGGTCTTGTACCAAAGCGCATCCTCTCGAAAGAACGCGAAGACCGCCTTCTCCTTCACCCGATCCCGACAGAGGGCGTTCAACTGCTGCACCTCATGCTTGCGTTCCATCTCTTCTCCTGATTGGGTAGAGTACGATTCGAACGAACACCTCCGAGGTACGCCCCCGTAGGAGGGCGGCTTCCACAGCGTCATTCCACTTTGACTATCTACCCGAATAGGGAGTGAAGGATTCGAACCTTCGTCATGGGCAGCGCGCCACCCATGAACCTGCACTGTTCGCAGGCGCTTTCAACCACTCAGCCAACCCCCCGAAAGTGTCTGCGGCAACGGAGACGCGAAGATGAACCGCGCAAGAATCCGCAAACACTATAGCTTTGCTATAGCCACCAGAGGGATTTGAACCCCCGACCCGCTGTTTACAAAACAGCCGCTCTGGCCCCTGAGCTACGGTGGCACCATGGGGTCTGCGGGACTTGAACCCGCACGCTTGTGGCAGGAGATTTTGAGGCTCCCGTGTCTGCCAATTCCACCAAGACCCCAAGCAGGCCGGGAGGGATTCGAACCCTCACAAGGTGCTTTTGGAGAGCGCCCGACTCATCCTGCGCTCCAGCCTATACAGGGGGGAAGGGATTCGAACCCAAGAACTTGACGCTCTTCCGCCGACACCCGCCCGCCCCTATGATGCACTCGACGGGGCTTGAACCCGTCTCTCCTGAGTGAAAATCAGGGATTCTGACCAGCTAAAATACGAGTGCGAATTGCCCTGTGCAGGATTCGAACCTGCACCCTCGGATCTTGCCCAGGCTCACGCCCGAACGCCTCCGCCGTCTTGTCCAATTCGACCAACAGGGCAGTCTCTTTCATTCACCTATTCGCGTTTCAAAGAAGCCCAGAGGGCTGAAAGGGAGCGCCCGGATCGAACCGGGGCCGGAATCGTCACGAATCCGGCGAGCCTTTTCTCCGCTCCCTGGCGCATTCGAATTCGTCGACGACGATGAATGCGTCAGGTGCCTGATCCCTCCCCCTTTGCTTCCCTGGGGGGATCAGGCGGTTCGATCACTCAGCCGAGATCTCCCGGCGGGTCTCCCGCTCCTCCACGCGGGCGAGGCGGGCGCGGACGCTGGCGAGGGCGGCGGGGCCGCGCTCGCGGGCGTTGTTGTGGAGGGTGCGGGTGAGGCGGTCGTTGCGGGCGGTGTTGTTGCTGCGAGCCATGTTGTTCTCTCCTTCGCCCCCTGAATATATAGCCCCAGGGGCTGAGCGACAAGGGCAGCGGCGGCGCTTAGCGAGTTCTTGACAAGATTCGAGAATGTGGCGCTCTACTCGAGATCGCCACGCTCGGCGGCAGCCTCAGCAGCCTCGGCACGGATCTCGGCGGTCAAGCTCGCAAGACGCTTCTGACGGCTCTCTACGGGGTCGGGAAGGTCAGCGTGCTTCTTCCTGATCTCTCGCATGCGCTTCTCGTCCTTCTTGGTGCGAAGCGGATCATGCGCGATTCTCGCGTACTCGCGGAACTCCTTGGTGCGCGGACTGAGATCCCCGACCTCGGTGAACTGCGCGTAGAGCTGCTTGAGCGTGAGCAAGCGCGTGTCGCTCGACGACGTCGAGAGCGTGACCTCGTCGCCGTATCGAGCGAACCGCCAGAGCCTCGCACCACCAGAGGAGAGAAGGAGCGGATGCTGCGCGCTCAGAATGAATTGCGTCTCTGGAAAGACCTTCCGAAGCGCGGCCAGTAGCTCGACCTGCGCCACCAACGGAGCAGATGCGTCCACGGCGTCCACCAAGACGCATGAAGCAGGAGCGCGGAAGAGCAGGTCGAAGATCCAGAAGAGGCTGAGATACTCGCCCGGAAGCGACTCGTCGTAGACCGGAAGCGACTTCAGCCGAAAGCCCAGCGATGGATGCGGAAGGCTGATCTCGGAAGCCAGCCCCTTGCGGTGGGCATTGTGGACAGGAGCGCCCTCCACCAAGAGGCTCGGAATCCACTCCTCGGAAAGCCCAAGCTCCGCCAGAAGCTCGAAAGCTCGCTGACGAAATCGAATTCGTTCCTCCTCGGAAGCAGACAGCCACCCCTCCTTGGTGAGCTTGTACGGGATCGTAGAGCGATCCGCTGGGTAGTACACGAAGCCACGCTGAAGCTGCTGGTAGAGCAGCTTGCTGGAGGGGTCGTGGTTCTGCTTCAAGGTGTACGAATCCCCCTCGAATGTCACCTCATGATCGTTCACCTCCCCGTCGAGCCAACAGGTCTGCACCAACGGTGGCGAAGGAAACGAGGCTGCTGGAAGCGCCGACGTCTCCAGACGAGCGGATCGCGCAATGAGGTTCAGGAGGGTCGTCTTTCCCCTCCCCATGATCACGATGTCTTCACACCGCGATCCCTGATTGCCCACCCCAGCACCAAAGGATCGAAAGATCCCCACATTCCGAACGCTGACGTTGTAGAGTTGCATGAACGCTCCTGTGAAGAAAATGGGGGCCGGAAACTCACGCTTCCAGCCCCCTCATGGGTTCCTCCTTCAAGCAGTCGGATTCCCGCCCATGATCGTTGCGGGTAGCCCACGCTGGTCGAGTCATCTGACCTCGCCGCAGTCTCGACCGGGTGGGACTTCCTTATGGAGTACTGCGGCGAATCCAGATTAGCACGAAGTGGGACGGTACGCTACCGAACGACGCCCAAACTCCACCGCTTCCGCATGAGTTGACACCAACAAATCAAATCGCCCACGCCCACGAATGTCCCCGCCACGATCCACCACGCGGTGCCGAACCCACGAACCACCGAGGAGGAGATCCACGCACGATCCCATGCGCCAATGCGATGAAGCCGCAACAGAAGGTATCCCCCGCGCAAGGAGCGAACGCGCAGAGACCCCGGAAGCCGTCACACCACTACAGCCACGACACTCAGGCGTGTACGCCGTCACCACCGCACGCGAATTCGACTTCGCCGCACGCCGAATCGGCATCTCCTCGACCCGAAGATCGAGGTTCACGACCTCAGGCTCAGGCGTAGGAAGCGCCCACAAAGCCGAAGCCACAAGAAGGATCAAGACCACTCTCACCATTGCTCCACGCGAGACAGCCCTTATCCCGTCACTCCAACGGAGCAAGGGCGTTGACACGCTCTTGACGAACAACACAAGCCCAAGCACCAGCGCGACGCCTCACATGCGTCTCCGTCGACGTGCAACGAAGCGACAACGTGACGTAGCCACCAAGTAGATCGACCAGACGAAGGACAAGGATCGTGAGAACGATTCCCATGAAGAGACGAATTCGAATGCGTAGGTTCATGGCCCATCTGTAGCCACGGACGGGCCGTCAGGTGTCAAGAAGTTGCTCGACGCGACCGGATCTCAGCGAACCGCCTCACCATTGGACTCGGGTCGGAAGCCAACGACTTCAGAAGGTGGCTTGGTGCATTCCGATGCATTGCGACCGATAATCGCACTTCCTCGTTCCCCTCACTTGCGAGCTTGGTGAGGAACTCGTCGGAGAGCGCGTTTCGGAACAACACCTTGTCCACCTCCTCGTCCCCAGAGAGGGTCGCAGCAATGGCCCGCTCAAACACCCCACGAGCCGCTGGATTCTCCGGGTTCAAATGCTGCAACACCAAGAGATTCCAACTCTCAGGAATGCGATCCAACACCCTCTTGGTGACGCGAGGATTCGACATCAGATCATGGAAGATCCCCTCGTAGAAGTCGTCTGACTCAAAATCAGGCATGATCCTGTCAAGCAAGAGCAGCATGGCCTTCTCCGAGGAGAGCTTCGCCTCGTAGCCAGCCATTGCCTTGATCACCTTCGGCTCAGCATGCCGAATGATCGCCTCCTGAGCGCGCTCCGTAATGGTCGGGGAACGCACCATTCGCTCGTACACAAACTCCCAACCCAGCCTCGGCTTAGCCTTCTTGCCAGCCTCGGCAGCGAAGGCATCTTGAAGCAGATCCCTCACCTCCGGGTGTTCGGTACTCTGGAAAATCAGACGAATCTCATCCTCCATCTCTCGGCTCTTATGGTAATTGCTTTGATCCCCAAACAAAAAACGCCTGGGAAGCGAAGCCACACGATCCATACGGATCTGCTTCTCTACCTCAGGGGAAACGTCGGGATACTTGAGCAGCTCCTCGCCCAGATCGAGAAGCGTCTCATCAGAGACCCCAGCAGTGAGCTGCTTGTACGCTGATACGCTCTTGGCAGCAGCCTCCATCTTGCTCTTCGCTGGATGCTTTCCCCCGATCTGGGCTGCCTTGCTCTTGAGGATCTGGAGGATCTTCTCCTCATGCCCACCAAGAATCCTCGAGAGCGATTCGGGCGTCAGTCCCTTGTTCGCCCTGTCGACGCTGACACCACCGTCCTTTCCGAATTTCGGAACCCCATCGATGAAGCCAAGCGAAAGCCAATCCGAATCTCCCTTCGGTTCGTCGCGGACAACGTAGAACAGAATGATGTCCTCAGTAGCCCGCCCAACGTAGCTGTAGAACAGGTTCTCTCCACTCGTCCGAGCCGTACACCAAGTCGTCTTCGGCGCTTTGGTGTCCTTGTCGTACCCTGCAATCTCGCACGAATGCTCTCGCGTCGAAGGGAGCCAGAGATTCCAGGGGCCAACCTTGCCGATCCGATCCCCCTCCAGCGCATTCGAGTCTACATTGACCTCGAACCGCTGCTTCTCCCGTGACGAGAGGACAAGCAGCCGCTCCATCTGATCCACCGTCATCTTGGTGACGTCCGAAGGATTTCCCCACCCACGAGAGGAAGGAGGAAACTCCCCGTCCACCGCACGACGGAAGTCCTCGTTCGCACCATACTTGGTGCCAATGGCAGCGTCCCGCTTCGCGTACTTCACCACAGTCGGGATCGCATCCTCGAACGGATGAACCTCACGACGACGAGGCGACTCCCCATACCGATCTGACAGCCACGACAGATACTTCGGCGGAAGCGACTTCAGCGAATTCGAATGCGTCGGGTACGCCGTGATCAGGTACGCAGACGCAGACCTCGCGTTCTCCGCAAGCTCGTACCCGACCTCGATCAACGCCTCTAAGAACAGCCGCATGGGAGATCCCTCATGGGGAGGTAGACCGAACCGAGGGATCGATCAAGCAGCCATGAGGGGACAGCAGAGTGTCTTAGTTCGGGATCGAGAGATCCCCAGCGAAGGCACGGAATCCGACCGTACTTGCTGCCCCGAGATCCGGGTCTCGACACCAAGATCGAACGCCCCGCCACAGCCCACGACATGGCCCACGAGGGCAGCATAGGAGTGTCCTATTCGGGATCGGAAGATCCCCAACGAATGCCGTGAATCCACTCGTACTTTCAAGGTGCCACGCTCATGGCTGCTACAGGCGCTGCGAGGAGGGCTTCGAGAGCGAACCCCCCTCACCCACGCGCTCCGGGCGTATAGAAGTGTCTTAGTTCGGGAAGAAGAGATCCCCAGCGAACGTCACGAATCCAACGCCACGAAGTCATGGGACGAATTCGAATGCGCCACCAAGACGTGCCAGCCGGAATCATGCGCTCACGTCGCCCCGTTCGACACCGCGAAAGTACGGTCGAATTCGCTGCCTTCGTCGCGGTCTTCGTGATCCCGAATGAGACACTCTGATAGCGGGTGGGGTGGCCGACCCCGGCTCGCTTGGTGCGGTCATGGCACCGCGAACGTACGGTCGGCTTCGTGGCGTTCATCGGGGATCTTCTGATCCCGAACTAAGACACTCTTACTCGGGGGGTCACTCGCCACGCGGGATGCCGACCATGATCTTGAGGTGCTTGTGACCCTGGATCGCTCGTTCGTACCAGCCGTCGTAGCCGGGGTACTTCCCATCGGGGTGGCTCCCGACCCACTCGACCTTCTTTCCGAGGACGCGCTCTACCTGCTCCTTGGTGCCAACGAAGGGAACGCGGAGGCGTGTGATCAGAATGTGCGCCATCGCTTCGGAGACCTCAGCGAAGTACCCTGGCGTTCCGAGGGTCTCTCCAGCACGACGGAAGAGTTCGGCCTTCGCCTTTGGTGTGCCGTCTGTGGCGGAGGCGATGGACTTCAGCCCGTAGGGGGACTTCTTCGAGATCCGCAGGACGTCTGCTTCGGGATCTTCGTCGAGGTCGATGGCATCGAACACCAAAGCGTCCCCGTTGAAGAACGAGGAGGCGTTGGTGAATTCGAGGTGGCCACCAATGGGGGCGTAGCTCGCTTGAATTAGGCGAATGAATTCGTCGGCAAGCTCTGGATTCTTCCTGAGCGCGTCGACGGGCATGGAGACCCACTTGTCTTTGGTGCCAAGTGAGCTGAGTTCGAGAAGGAGAAGGTGCATTGGGAACCCCCAAGCACCTCATGACGCATTCGACTTCGTTCGTCGAATGAGAGAAGCCCCGCTGGAGACCAGGGGGCTTTCTCGAAATTGAGTGAAGGCCGGGTGGGGGAGTTATCCCCTAAGGGCTTCTTTGCCCGACCTTGCCCGTTCCTTAGCGCATGGATCACCTCTTGGTGGCGAATGAGGGTTTGACGTCGAGCGGATCGCTTTAGCGCCTGTCCGCTTCAGGCGAGCTGATCGGGTGGCTCCCTTTCCTCGGCTCGGAACCGGGCAGTCGTCACTCTGCACGGCGTCGTGGGGGGGAGCCTATGGGTCTCTCCACTGGAGTCCCGATCAAACCCGGACTTCAACCATGTCACACCTTCCTTTTCATTCGGGAATGCCCCGTTTCGTGGTCTTCAAACCCTCCTATCTGCCGCAGAGAAATCTATTTCCCTACAGGCGCGAAGGCGGGCAACAATTGAGCGAGTCGGCTGACCGCCTGTGAAAGCCCACTCGGCGGCGCTCTCTCGTCTCCCTCACAAGATAGCCACCCCCTCGCGGGGGTCTACTCGAACACTGTCAAGAACGTGTCAAGACGGCCTGCTCGATCCACGCTCGGGGTTCGATCCGGTGCCGAGCGTAGAGGGCAGTGATCTCTTGGTGGTGGAGGTCTCTTCCGAGCGTGGTCATGGGAAGATCCTTCGTCTGCTCTCGAAGGATCTCGAGCGAGGCTTGCAGCAGCGCCTCCTCGATCAGCATGTCGCTCTCGTAGAGGGCGTGGCATGTGGTGCAAAGGAAGCCTTCGTCTGGGGCTACGGAGGGGAGGATCTCGTCCTCCAGGGTCACTCGCTGCCATGTCTGCACTACGGCGTTGGCTCCGCAGAGATCGCACGAATTCGAATTCGTCGTCTCTCGCATGACGCCCACGGGCCAGAATCGTTCTTCCATGTCTCCTCCCACGAAAAAGGGAGCCATGCGGCTCCCCGTTGGTGCCGTTCCCTTGCTCAGTCGAGGCGGAGCGGCATGACGACGGCGAGGTTGCGGTCTCCATCGGGGGATTGGATCTCGTCCTCTTCGGAGAGGAGCATGGGGGCGAGTGGCCCCATGCCGCACAGGATGATCTCGGTCTTGGTGAAGGACTGGAGCGCTTCGATCAGGAAGGCGGGATTTGACCCCATTCGCTCGAACTTCCCCGTAAGCTCGGAGACCGTGACCTCTTCTCGGGCGTCACCAAGATCCACGCCCCGTGCCTGCAGGATCAGCGAATCGCCCGAGGTGATGAGCGAGATCCCCACCGATCCAGTCCCAGAGTTGAGGACGATCTTGGTGCGCTGGATGGCTGAGATCAGGTCGGCCCGATTGACCTTGAAGCGCCACAGGTGCGACTTCGGCAGCACCTCCTTGTAGGCCGGAAACTCCGCTTCGATGAGGCGACCGACGATCTGCGTCCCACCAAAGATCATGGAGATGCTGCTGCTGGCCACGGCCACGGAGACGGTCTCGTCCGCGTTCGTCGCCAGCCGCAGGAAGGCGTTGATCACCTTCGAAGGGATGAGACGCCGCCTGGGCATCTTGTTCTCCGTGACCTCGGGGATCGCGGTGTACGCCACGCGCATGCGGTTCCCGTCCGTCCCCGCCGTCGCCAAGCCCCCGTTCAAGCCATTGAGATACAGCCCGTTCAGCCCGTAGCGGTTGTCGTCCGGGGCGATGCTGAAGGACGGCACGAAGGCTTCCCGAAGCGCCTTGACCTTGGTGGTGAACCACGTCCCTTCGGGGGGAGCTGCACTCGGGGGGTACGCAGCGAGGTCGTCCCCGTTGAGCTTGTACTGCGACTTGCCGCAGCGCAGCTCGATGATCCGCCCACCCCGATCCTCCCGCTCCTCCATCGAGACGACCCCGCCTGGGAGGACACCAAGGACGCGAGTGAGCGTGTCAGCCTGAATGGCGACGGTTCCCTTGCGCGTGATCCTGAGCGCCTCTCCTGCCGGGATCTGCTGATCCAGCTCAATGGCGCTCTCTTGCCCGTGAATGGTGACCCGATCCTCTCCTGCCGTGATCAGGACGCAGGACAGGATCGGGGTGCTGCTCTTCTTGGCCACGGCGGAATTCGCAGCCGCCACAGCCTTGCGAAACACGTCGAGGTTGACTTCGATCTTCATACATTCGCTCCTTGAAGGCGTGAGATATAACCTTCCTCGAGGATCTGGATCGCTCGGGGAAACTGATCGGAATGCAGCCAGTAGGAGGGCGGATCGTGCCTGCGGTCTGGGACTGCACCAAGCCGCTCCCAATACGCTTGAAAACGCTCCTCCATGACGTTCTCGACGTACAGCACTCGCCCCAGCTCCTTCAAAAGCTGCACCAAGAAGCGTGAGAACGCTCCCCGTCCCCGCTCCTCGACGTCGACGGAAGCGAGGTCGAGCGTGTCATGAAACGAATTCGAATTCGGCTCTACGCGCCGCGTGACCCGAAGGTAGAGGTGAACCCCCCCCAGAGTCACATGCCCCCGCGCCTTTGGTGCCTTCAGCAATTCTCGGATCTGTTCCACTTGCCCTCACATAAGGATTGCTTCAGCCGACACCGGATTCGACGAGATCGATCTCGCCAAGTACTCCGGTAGGTCTTTCTGACGTTGCGATTGAAGATAGCGCACCAAGAGCGGCAGCTCGCGCTCCTTGACCTTCTCGTAGGGGTAGAGGTGCCAGCCTCCCACGGGTCGCACTTGCCAGTGATAGAGCAGCCACGTCTCGTCCCGCATGCGAGGATGTCTTGGCATCCAGGCTTCGAAGTCTACAGGAAAGACCCGAATCTGTGGCATGATGCTTCGCGTAGCCGAGAAGGCGACCTGCGTCCGAACCACCCAGCCGTCCTCTCGAAGGACGTCAACGTGCGTCCCCTGAAGCATCTGCACGACCCACGCGATCATCGCCTCCTTCGGTCGCACCAAGCGACTGCTCCGCCACCCAATGATCTGATCCTGCACCAAGTAGTCCGCACCCTTCTTGAAAGGCCGCAGAGACATCATGCGCTCCGAATGACTCAGATCATGTAACCGACCCGCAAGTCACTTCCACTGCAAGATCTGGCGAAGCTGCTCCTCACTCATGCGACCGGGCTTGAGCGAGAAGCCCGAGGGGCCGATCTCGATATAGCCGTCCCGAGCCTGATCCGTCACCAAGACGACCTCCTCCACGACGAGCGCGATCCGCAGCGCCTCGCCCTCCTTCGTGACCTCCGTTGGTGCGAAGCCTCGGATCTTCACCCGCTCCATGATCTTCTCAGCCTTGCGCCGCAGGTCGAGCGGGAGGCTCGAATCCAACGACACCACCGCCTTCGCTCCGCCCACACGCTTCCGCCCAATGACCTCTGCGAGCATTCCTACCTCCCGAACGAAGATAGGCGCAAGGAAGGCGCTTTCCAGGGCGAGGAGTGGCCCTTAGCACGTTCTTTACCGCTCAAACAGGCGCGTCATGGCGAAGCTCCGATCATGCATGAGGATGTTCCACCCCTCGTCGAAGATCGTTTCCTCTACCGAGAGCGTCACTGTAGCCGCCCGAGGCTCTCCATTCGGAAATGTACGCTGGATCTGCTTTTCAAGACTCTTCACAATGCAGATGCAGTAATCCCGCCCCCCGTAGAAGACCTCCAGCCCACCAAAGGTGAAGAGACCCACGCGAGGCGGAGAAGGGCGCGTCCCGCTCGACGAGACCTCGTACCTCGGCAGGACGAGCTGATCGAAGAACTGGAAGTCAGCGATGATGTCCCGGTTGTATTTCCGATTCTCTGGCGAGAGCGGGTCGACCACCACGCTCGTCAAGAGCGGCAGATCCTGCCGGGGGCGAATGTCACGAAACAGCTTGAAGGTCAGCGAGGACGAATTCCCCGTCGTCCCCGTCCATTGGTGGATCGACCCCGTCCCCCCCGGAACCTGAGTCGAGGCATAATTCGCCTCACGGCTAAGCGAAAACTCCTCTGGCCAGGGAAACTCTCGCGTCTGCGGAGGCTCGTACCAGCCCGCCCTCGGTGACATAAGCGTAATGCTAAAGGGCTTGGCCTTGTCGTACTCAGGCCCGTTGATCATGGCTTGCGCCAACCCAAGATAGCCAGCCATCGAGACCTCCAAAAAGAAAAGGGGAGCGTTCGACCTCGTCGAAGCCCCCCACGACCTCACACCAAGAAGATCACGCCTTGGCGAACTTCCCGAACAGCGACCACACGCCGTTCTTCATGCACATGATGCAGACCTCGTCCTGCCCGACCGTCGCGTAGGTCGTGGTCTCCCGGCGGTTCTTCACCACGAGGTTCTCCGCCGCGTCCGCCATGTTGCTGATGAAGACCCAAGCCTCCTGCGTCAGGCTCGCGTCCTCCCACAGGCGGGCGTCCTTGTGACCCCCGTTCGGATCGAGGAGCAGGAAGCAGCCATGCTCAGGCTCGATGTTGTGATCGGCTGCGATGGTGCTGACGGTCACGCCGTTGATCACGTTCAGGACAGAGGTGATATCCGAGATCGCCCGCACCAGCTCGGTGGGCGTCCGAGAATCCATCGGCAGCTCGACGTTGTGGGCGAGCGGATGGCTCAAGTTAGGCTGTGCCATTGGTTTCTACTCCTCTGTAGGAGGTAGAAAGGATCGCAGAACCTGTCAAGCCTTCCGGGCTTCTACGAATTCGAATTCGTCAACGGAGTCCAAGCGTCGGATCGCGTCTTCTGTGGAGTCTCGATCCAGTACGATCCCTTCTTCCGCACCAAGAGCCTTCGGTTCCCGACGAAGAGCGATCCTTCCTCTCCGAACGGGATCAGGTGTCCGATCAAGGGGTCGTCCCAATCCCCTCCGCGAACGAGGATTCCACCAAGAGCGAGTGCCTGCTCGGCGTGATGCACTACGAGGGCGGAATGCTTCTCGACGAAGGAGGTTCGTTGCTGAGTCCAGAACCTCACCTTCGCCTCGTCCTCGCGCAAGGACGCCAGCTCGATCTCCTCGTCGAAGGGGCGTAGCATGCGCTGCATGGCCCTTGAGGCGAGCGACATCTGCGCTTCCGACCCGAGCAGGCAGAGCTGCTGCTCCCCGTCCATGTCGCACAGGGTCAACGTCACCAAGATCTTCCCCGTGCGGATCTCGACCTCGAAGCAGGCGGCACCAAACTCTCCTCTTCGCAGTCCCGAGTTGTACCTCGTCTCCCCCACCACCAAGACGACCCGATCCCCGTCCAAAGCGAGAGAGACCTCGCCCTCAGGAAGGTCGACCAGCTTGCGCGCAAGCGTGCTGGTGAGTCGATCTACCCAGATCTCCGACAACGCCTCTTGAGCCTTCTCCTCGTAAAGCCGCCGAAGGTGCGCGTGATCCGCGAGGAGGTTCTCGTAATGCTTCTCGAGTTCAGGGTGCAGCTCGCCATCGAACCAAGCCTGGACAGTCTCCTCCGAGGGATCGGGCCGGTCGTTCGCCACCAAGTCGTAGGGCCAGCCCTTCTTGTCGGCCACGTCGGCTCCGATCCTCCAGAGTCCCTCGAGCTTCTTGGTGCGCTCCTCAATGAGCTTCTCCGCGAGCTTGGCGAAGAGAAGCCCTCCTGCCTTGCCGAAGTTCTCTCGAGCCTTGTCGAGCATGTAGAGGCGGTCGAGGTAGCTCTCGCAATTCACCAAAACACCAAGCCAGGACTCAAGGAGCGCCAAGCCCTTCTTGGTGTCCCTCCAGACGTGTTCGTGATCCTGGGCAGCCCCTGCCACCCCCGTCGCTCCCGCCAGGAGCCAGAGTTCCAGCCGCCCCTTGTCAAATTCCCTCATGAGAGCGGCGTCCTCCGCATGCAGGTGAAGAAGGTGCTTCCCCCGATCCGGCGAAGGGTTCCCGCCCCGTACTCCTCGCCAATGGAAGGCTCTGGAAAACGAAGTCGAATTCGTGCCGAATGCCAGCTCTCGAAGAGCCAATCCGTTCTCTCGAATTCGAGCCGATCTACATCGAACGTGCGCGGGGGCTTCAATCCGAGATCCTCAGCGAATTGCGGATTGAGTCCCGAGAGGAGGTCAATCACCGGGGCTGGAGCGAGAGAAGCTCCAAAGCTCACCCCCTGATACGGCGAGAGGTACGCAATCAGGCGGCACCAATCCTCCACCGTGAGCGGGCTGACGACTTGCCCCACTCGGGGGAGGCGCTCGTTCTTGAGCCTCGCCCAATCGACCCAGAAGTGAAACGGAGCGAACAGCACGTCCAGCTCCGCCTTCGCCTTCGAACGCGCCCCCGAGTGTCGTGAGGCGTGGCTTGTCCAGAACGACGGGCTGAGCGTGACGTAGAGCATTGCGCTAAGCTGCGCTCCCCGCGCCGTCGTTCAAGGCGAACACAGCCCCCTTGACACGTTCTTAGCCAACCCTGTTGACCGTGTAGACGATCTCCACAGCGGTAATGGTGATCTTGGTGCCATCAACAATCGGAACCGTCAGCGAGACCTGCAAGAGCAGCCGGTTGTCCGTATCCCCAGGCTGGTGAGCATGCTCGAGGGTATCTTCAGCGGTCTGGTTCGTCGAAAGCGAAGCATCCAGCGATACCGACGCCAGGGACGAAATCCCACCGGCATTGTCGTAGCTCCAAAGGGTTGCTACCGCAGTCGAGTCCAGCCCTGCCGCTGCAAATTTCCCAACAATGCGAAGCGTCGTGATCACCGCATCATACGGAAGGCTGACCGGGCAGTATGCGTTGATCGTCTCGCTTGAGGCGTCCCCCGAGAATGAGATCGATGGAATCGTCCCAATCTCAATCGTGATTCCACCACCTGAAAACTGGTACACGGTCGCGCCGTCCCCGCTGTCGGTGTAGGTGAAGAGAGGAGCAAGCGCCAAGCCGCAGTAGCTCAGCACGTTGGTGACCTCAGGGACAATCGGCGCGCTCTCGAACTCGACTGCGACCTCGCTCCCAATGGTGATCGTTGTTGGTGCGGTTGCCTTGACCTGCACCGAATCCTCGGCATCAGAGTGCGCGTAGAGGTGGCCTGCACCAACATGGCCCATGAGGCGCAGGATGGAGGCGTCCACGGCCTTCGCAGAGACTCCCCGCTTGTGAGGGTGCGCGGTGGCGACGAAGACCTGGGGCTGCTCAATATAGAACGTCCCGGCGCTCAGCCCTTGCGCTCCTACCTCAATGCCGACGAAGTAGCACTCCTCAGAGGGAGCGGCAGGCACCAAGACTTCCTTCTCGTAGAGCGTCCAGTCGGCGGTCGTTGCCGAGAGCGCGGGGCCGTTGATGGAGAAGGAAATGACTGTCCGATCCGCCTTCATGAAGCGGAAGCGAAGCCCGATCTTGGTGGCCGTGCAAGCCGTCGCCTTGTAGTAGAAGCGATACCGGATCGTTGACCCTGGAGTGACTGCACCAAGCGCTTGGAGCTTGCGGTAGACGTTCCCTGAAGCGCCAGAGGTCGTCCCCATGATCGAATTCAGCGCACCGGAGACGACGGCATCTGTGAGGACGAGCGAAGTTGCCCCGCCCTGCGCCGTGTAGTCCCCAAGCGACGTCTCGTAGCCCATGTACGGATCTTGAATCAGGGCTTCCCACTTGTCCCGATCCTCGCTGAAGGGAACCTCCTTCCAGGCACGAGAACGCACCGAGGTGTCGACGTTCGCTGCCGCAAGCGATCCAGAAGACGGAACCGTGACCGCGCAGAGCCAGATCGTCTCGGCAGGGTTGGGCGTCGAGGCGTACTCAGCCGAGGTGTAGAGCTTGTACGTCGCCACCGTGTCCGTGTCGACCGCATAGGTGACGTTGAGGGCGATGTACACTGTCGTCCCCGCATACGCCGTCAGATCGAACGTGACCGACGCGGTCTCATTCACTGTCAGCACCAAGCCACTCCCCCGCACGCGAGCAATGGAGGCACTCAGGGTCTCGTCCACCTCAAGCTCGAGCGTCAAGCCAGCAGGCGTCGACGGAGTGAAGCCGTAGAGAATGCCAGCGGGCTGCGACGCATGGATCTTGTTGATGTTCTGAGAGGTGTACGCCGCCCCCCAGGGCATGGAGACCTTAGAGGCGCTGATGGTGCTAAGGGTCGTGGGCATTCATTTTCTCCGAATTCGAATTCGTTCGTATCCGCTTCAGGGGATCACTCGCCAGAGAAGGTCACCTCGATCCGAATCTCGATCCCCTGGTAGGACTCCTTCTGGATCTTGGGAAAGGTCGAGTAGAACATAAGGACGTCGTCGGCGTTGTAGATCCCAAGCTCGTAATACTCGGGAGCTGCACCAGATCCGTCGTCTGACCCTTCGTCGGGATCAAGGGCGCAAATGATCGTGACCTTCGCGTCGTCGGAAGTGTCAATGTCCGCTGCCTCCAGATCCTTCTCGAAGGAGAACCTGCTGTCTGTTGGGTAAGCGGAGGCGTTGTCAATGCAGTCCAGATCTTCCTGAGTCGCCTCTGGGGTGTTTGGCACCTTGGTGCCGCCCTGGTTCGTCCAGCCCCCCTCCCCGAAGCGGAAGTAGCTCGGGACGAGAGAAGCCTCTCCGTGGGCGTCCCTGAGAAGGTTCAAGTAGCCATTGGTGACGACGGTCTGAAGGGTCGGCATTAGAGGGTCTCCTCGACGTAGGTGTCTACAGGCTGAACGTCCGCCGCAACCTCGTCAAAGCGGCTGTAGGTGCGTACTGAACCCGAGATCGACTTCGCCACGCGCACGGCGACCGCGCTCTGCATCGTGAAGACGTACTGCGCGATCTCCACATGGGCAGGAAGTTGCTTCTTCAGTTGCGCGAGCGTGCGCGGAAGGAGATCTTCGAAGAAGGCGGAGTCCCCGAGTAGAGCGGAGTCACGCACCTCAACCTCTACGCGAATCCGGTGGCTCGGACGCCAGTCCTCTTGCGGTGCCACGGCTGGCCGAATGAGGAGCTTCCACGAGCCAGGGGCGGGCGTCAGCCTTAGGTGCGTGACCAGCATCGTGGTCGCCCCGTCATAGCTGTCCACGAAGAACTCGTTGTCGTCCGAATCCTTCATGACGATCCCGACCCACGAAGCCGCTCCAGAAAGCAGCTCTACCGGGGCGCTGAGCGTGAGTTCGTGTGTGTCCCCTGAAGCCACAGCGGTGACCGTGACGTCCTCCTCGACAGATTCCGCGTCAAGCGTGTCGACCGGAATGACGTCCGCTCGCACCAAGTCGAAGAGCGGAAGCCTCGGGTCAAGATCCGTGTAGTACTGCCCCTCGATCTCGAACGTGTTCGCGGCAGGAAGGGCGTCGTAATACCACTTGTTGATCCAGTAGAGTCGCTTCACCGTCGCACGAAGACCTGACATCCTTGCCCGAAGCGAGATCGAATTCGTCGACCCGCGTTGTCCCCGCAGCCACATGGCCCGCTCCGTGGCCGCTCGCTGGTACGCCACGGGATCGTACTCCTCCAGGGTGATCGCCATGTCTGCCGCAAGGTGCTTCAAGAAGCTCGGAGGTGACACCGTGAGCGTTCCTGCCGAAGGGGTCTCCGTTCCTGCGACCGTGAGGTAGCCCCCAATGGCGTTCACACTCCGCACCAACGTGCGCCGAATGCCCACGACGACGTCACCAGGGCTGATCGTGACGAGCTGATCCGGCTCCGAGACGAACAGCTCGAGGTACGCCTCTCCGGTCTCTGACTCTTCCGCAGTGACGCTGTTGGTGCTTGTGACGACGAGCGAGATCGGGGTCTGGCTCGACACCGAGAGCGCATGCCGCAAGGACGCCAGCTCGCTCGCACGCTCTCGAAGGTTCAGGGTGCTTTCCGCCATCGCTTCAATGAAGAGGCGAAACCACCCACCGTTCTCCGGGTCGCGCTCGCGGTAGACCATTGGAATGGTTCGCCAGATCGTATCCGTCCAGCTCGGCTGGCCTACCGTTCCAGAGGAGCCAAAGGGACTCGCCATGACCTCACCTCCAGTAAGAGACCACCAAGACCCAATCCGTCGTATCTACCCAGGGGTCATACTCGTCGAGCGTGATCGTGTCCCCGCTGATCTCGTAGCCCGAGGTCAGCTCCAATCCGTTCAGTGTCACCCTCGGAACGCAGTTCGCATGCGGGGTCTCGCTTAGCTCCCACTCCCATGTCTCGTTGTCGAGCGTGAATGAATCCTGCTGATCTTGTCGATAAGTACCGGCACTTTCAAACGTGACCGTATCGCCATCCCGAACCACGACCCCGTTGCGAAAGTAGACCGCATCCCCCGAACGATACGCCACCAAGACGTTCCCCGTCGTTGGTGCGACCTGCCGAACGACCGTAGGGGTCACGTCCCTTGCTCCAGAGGAGGAGCGAGTCACGCTCATGACCCACATGGCCCCACTTGGCCGCAACGTCACCGGGGAATGATCCGTCGTGATTCGCTGCTGCGCCCCCGTCGACGGCGTCACCAAGAAGAGGTCGTCCGTGAAGGTCAGCTCCCCCGTAGAGGCTGTAAACGAGATCGATCCCCCACCGTAAAGGAAGAGATTACGATCCTCCACAGAAGCATTGAGCCAAGCATCGATCTGCTCCACCATCGAGCGAAAAATCGGATGCCATTGCTGATCCGCTGACGACGGATACTGGATCGAGAGCCGGGGGCTGGATGCGGGCATGAAGCCTCCTTAGAGGGACTGGATCAGGATCGTACCGGGGACGATCACCTGCTCTTGCGAAATGATCAGGTTTTGGTGTCCGTCGACGGAGACTTCCTCGCAAGCAATCGTGACATTGCACACGTCGACGCCAGGAACGGACTGAACCTCCTCGTAGACCTGCGAGATGTAAAGGTCGTCACCAAAGGCCCGCCGCTTGAGGAGTGTCCGAATGCGGGCATCGATCTGCCCTTGCACCTGAGAGAAGATGAAGCCGGTGAGCGCCCGGAACTCCACCGTAATGTCAGCCGAGACAAGGGCATCCGCCCCAGAGGAAACTCGCACGACATGGGCTACGTCACAACGCTCTTGAAGATACGTCTCGAGCGACCGGATCAGCCCGTTCGAAGGGGCGGTGTAGTCGTCGTTCTGATCGACGGACAAGATCGAAACCGAGATCACGTTGCTAAAGCCGTCCCCATCCAAGACCTCGTCCAGATGCGACCGAAGAAAGAAGAATGCGTTCGTCACCGTCTCTCGAGCGGTTTCACCAAGAGAGGAGAGCGCGTCGGCACGCGTCTTCGAGGCTGCAGCCTCGGTGTCAATGGAGGTCATGGCCCCCTCAATGGAGGCGCGGTGCGTTCCCACCTCTGTGGTCGAGGTCTCCACCAAGGAGATCGTAGAGGTGACGCTCGAGAGCGTAGTCGTCATCTCCGAGATCGCCGCGTCCAGGGTCTCGAGGGCGGATTCGAGATCGTCTTGCAAATCCTGTAGGTGCGTGGCGTCAGCCACGATGGAGACGTCGCTCGAAGCCTCCATTGCCGCAATGACCTGCGGGATCGTCATGTCGTAGCTTTCGCTCTCGGAGGCGGTGGCCCCGGTAAGGGTCGTCGAGACCGAGGACAAGCCCGTCACCCGCCCCTTCAGACGGTGGGTCTGCTCTCGGAGCGAGGCGATCCGAGCGGTGAGGTTGACTCCTGCCGTCTCCAGCCCGTCACACGCCGTGCCAATCGTGGTGCAATGCCCGTCCACGTCGTCCATGCTGGCGGAGATCGTGTCCCCTGCTGAAGCGACCGCGTCGACGTAGTCTTGGTGGCCAGCCGAGGCGAGCGTGATGTACGAATTCGCTCGAAGATCCCCACTGGTGCTGCGAGCTACGAAGGCTTTCGCTTGCGATACAGCCCCGTAATCCGCCGAGGAATACGCCGAGGCGACCGCCGTGTAGTCCTCCGTCGTAATGCAGATGTCGCGGGCTGCAGCATACGAAGGTGCCTTCGCCTTCGCCTCGTCGATCCCCTCGGGATCAGCGCCCCCCGTGCAACGCTCGGTCTGAGAGATCGTGAAGTTGATCGCAGAAGCCCCATACGAGAACGGGGAGACGACCGCGTTGACTCCGTTGATGTTGCCCTGAAGCCCCGAGGTCACGACATAAGCGATCTTCACCTCCAGCCCGGAAGCTGGAATGGCAGCACTCTGCCCGTTGCCGAATCGCACCAAGGGAGGATTCTGGTGATACCAGACCTCGAACTCGTTCCCCTCCTCGAAGGTGAGGTTGGTGACCTCCTCCCACTCTACGCCGTCGACCCAGACCCGCACCGAATCCTTTGCGACGTACTTGCCCACGGGGACGGGAAGCGCGAACTCCTGATCGGGAACGCCAGCCCCTGTCAAGGTGATCGAAGTCGAGTAGCCCTCTCGCACCGAAATCGAATTCGCTTCCGTAGAGGAGGCTGCGAAGCTGCTCTCCGCCAGCGTCTCCACGATGAAGCCACTCGCGTTCCTGAATTGAAAGCCAGCAGGGAGCGTGAAGGCGAAGTCATACGTCTGAGAGGGGGCGACCGAGATCGTACCGGCACCAGAAACCGCTGGGCGCATTCTGTAGCCAATCTGCCGACACAGGCGCTCCACGTTCGCCCGCTCCCTCGCCGTCGCAAGGTACGACTCGAGCGCCCGCCGGTCTATGTAGAAGCTCAAGGACTCGCCCACGAACGCGATCAAGTCCACCAGCATCATGCCCATGCTCGATGCCGCGAAGTCGTTGTAAGTATCCCCGTACTTCGTCTCAATTCGCTTGAGCAGTTCGTTGACGATGGTATCAAAGTCACGCGCAAGGTAGTGCTGCATTTTCCCCTCACAGCATCGGTACGCGCATGGACAAGGTCTGTTGAACCCCCGTCCTCGCGTAGATCAGGGTGACGTTTGCTTCGTTCCCCACGAAGCGAACCTGAATGTCTCGAATCTGAATCCGACGCTCTTGCGCCCGCAAGCTCTGCCGAATCTCCTCTCGAATGAGGTTCGCCACCACCGGGGTGGCCCCCTCGAAGAGGAATCGCTTGAGCGCGCTCCCCACGGAGGGACGGTACACACGCTCTCCACGCTGCACCAAGAGGATCTGGTGGATCGACTGCCGAATCGCCTCCTCATCCGAAGGAGGTGCTGCCGGAAGCTGATCCCCAGATGCCCACGGAAAGGAAAGTGTCTGGATCGCCATGTCCTCTGCTTACCGCTTCGCCCCTCAGTAGTCGAGCGGACAGAGCGGAAAGGAGGGCAGCGTTGGAAGCTGAAGCGAGGGCAAGTCCAGATCAATGTCGATGGAAAGCGTCGGAAGCGACGGAAGCGGGAAAGAGATCGAGAAGCGAAGATCCAAGTCTGGAAGGGTCGGCAGGTTGAGGGTCGGCAAATCCAGATCGATGTCAATGCTCAGGATCGGAAGAGTCGGGAGCGGAAGAGTCGGGAGACGAGGCAGGCGAACACTGAGTCGCGGAATCTCCGGCAACGTGAGCTTCGGCAAGTCGAGATCCAAGTCGAAGCTCAACGTCGGAAGCATTGGGAGCGGGGGGATCGGAAAGCGACACCGGCTCAGGGGATCACCTTCTGGCTCTTCGAGAAGAGGATCGTGAGGGGCTTGGTGAGCTTCAGGTTCTTCTCCGCGAGGAGCTTCTGGAAGGTCTTGGGGCGATAGCCGGTCTGGTTGGCCAGTGAATCCAAGCTCTCGAGCCACGCGAGGCGCACCTTGAGGTACTGCTCGAGCCATACCAGCTCACGCCCGCCGTCACTTGGTGGAGACTCGGGGAAGCGATTCCGCAGCTTCTGCCAATCGACCCCCTGGACGTAGCTGTCCAGCACCACGGCGAAGGAGAGCGGCTCCACAAGGCCGAGCTTGGTGGCGTAGTTGTACGCGGGAAGCGCGTAGAGCTGGTGAAAGATCGTGTCCTGCGCCGCTTGCATGACCGGGTCAGAGCCAGCCGCCTCGAGCAGGGCTTTCAGGGCGGTGTTCCCCGAACCCTGATCCTGCTTCAAGATCACGACGTAGCTCTTGAGCTTCGCCGCGAGGGAACCCCCTCGCGTGATGTACTCCTCCACGATCCGATCCAGGGTGTCGGGTTTATCCGCCGCCTGGAACCAGCCATAGCTCAGCCCCCCCTTGTCCTTGGGGTGATCCGCAATTCGAGAGAAGCCCCCGGTCGGAGAGCCAGTCTCGAAGCTGCGAATGATCTGAAGGGCAGCAGCGTACCCTGGCGTCCCAATTGCGTACTGCGAGGGCGCTTGAGATGTCTCAGCCATGTCGTTTCTCCGTCATGAGTCCCTTAGCCACGATCAACGAGATTCGCCCATTGGGTAGAGCATGACGTCCACCCACGCCGAGAGATGGTGCCGATCCTCGTCGCTGTAGTCGACCGCGCTCACCAAGAAGATCACCACGTCGCTCGCATGCGCCTCGATCAGATCGCACAAGTAGTCCTCGGAAGGAATCACCCGCCCCACGGATTCCTCCCACCGCTGTAGCACCAAGTAGATCCCCGGACGCCTGATCCCAAGCAGCCGAAGGGCGACCTCACCCTCGCGCTGCTGCACCTCCCGAACCTCCTCCCCCCATTCGCCCTGAAAGACCCTCATGGCCACCTCACTTGGTGCCGAGCTTGGAGAGACCTTCGTTCACCTCGGCGTCCAAGCGTAGCAGCGTACTGACCAAGTCGTCAAATTCACCAAAGGACTGAAGGGTCTCCAGCAAATTCGCATGCCCCTCAGCTCCAGCAGCGGCAGCCATTCCCGTGTGCGAGCGATTCGACGGCTTGATCGTAGGATCAGCCATGATCCCCTTCAAGACCCGATTCCGAATCCCCCCACCACGCGTCCGAGCCTCATTCGCGTCGAGGAGCGCCTCCTGCGAGATCGAATTCGCTTCGGCGGGCTGAAGGTACATCAGCCGCTCCGCACCAAGTATCTTCTCTACGCGCTCAGCCTGGATCTGCACCCGCGAGAGCATCCCCTGAAGGCTCGAAGCCAACGCCTCAAGCTGCCCCCGAGCGACCTCTCGCTCCATCGGGGAAGATTCGCGCCACAACCGCTGACGAGCGGCGTTCGCGTCCTCGGAATCCCCGTAGATCGATAGCAATGCAAGAAAGAGCCTCATTGATCCCTCCGCTCTAAGCGTATACACCAAGACCCGCCGAACGTGTCAAGAAGCAGCCTTGATCCCGAGGGCGTCCCGAGCCTCTCGCGCATGCTCGATCCGCTGATTCGTCCCCTCGATCTCCAACGGCGTCACACAGTCACGCAGCGCCTCCAGCGTCGACTTCATCAGGAAGTCGGGAAGCCGCGCCTTCACCACGTTGGTGCTGATCAGGGTCACACGCCGGTGGAGCATCCGGTGCCGAAGCAGCTCGTCGAAGACTTGCTCGTTGAACCCCTTACCGTCCGCCCGCTCCTTCCCAAGATCGTCCAGCCCAAGCACCTGAACCGAACGCATGCGCTCGATCATGCTCTCCTGCGCGTCGAACATGGTGCGCTGAAAGATGAAGTCCTTGATCGCCGCACTCTCCACGAAGAGGGCAGTATGCCGGTGACGACGCGCCTCCTGCAAGGCAGCGCAGACGAACGTCGTCTTGCCGATTCCGTTGTTCCCGCAAAGGAGCAGCCCGCGCCCCGCCATGACGTGCGACTCGATCTCCCTGAGGTACGCCTGAAGGATCTCAGGAAAGCGCGTCGGATCGATCTCTTTGGGGTAGTATCGGGGCGGGATCTGCATCCGCTCCATGTCGGACAAGGTGAGGGGGCGTTTCATGGAACCTCCAAGCACCAATATAGGCTCACCCCACAGATAGACAGCCCCCAGCGCACCTCTTGACGGAGGCTTTACTGCACCACCGCCATGAGATCCAACACCGCCTCGGCCTGCGCGAGACTCGGCAACTTCGCACCAAAGTCCAGCTCAAGCCCCGTCGTGACGTAGACCGGCTGCATCCCAGGACGCTTGCACACCAAGAGGTACTTCTTCGACCCGGCAGCACGGCTCCAGCCGGTGGGATATCCCCGATTCGGATACGATCCGGGCGCGGGCGTCCCGTCCCAATCCTGATCCTTCAGGTAGGCCGAGATCGTCGGGTTGAACGCCCGAAGGAAGTCCCCCGGCTTCTCAAGCTCCTTCGCAGAGAAGAGGGTCATGGCCTCGTTCTGGGCGTAGAGGTTGAAGGCATCCTCTGCCCAGAACGGCACCTCCATCGGCTCGGACTCACTTCCCTCGTTGAGCGCGTCAATCAGTGTTCGCATGGGGTCTCCCTCTCCTGGGGTAACCCCTACGAAGGCTTAGATCAAAAATCATCCATGTTGAATTTGCCCGAATCGAACTCCCGCTCCTTCAGGTGCTTCTTTCCGGCGGGGACTTGGGCGTCCGCTTGCTGCGAGAGCATCTTGGTGAACCGCTCGGCAGGATTCGTCTTGTCGAGGAAGTCCTGAAGCAGCGTCGTCCGCTCCCGCACCAAGACCGGGAGCCTCGGCAGCCCCATTGGGAACTGCGCCCGAAGCTGGAGCGCGTAGACCTCGTACAGCTCAATGGCTCGAGCCATGACCGGGCCGCTGTTGTGGGCGCAAGTCAGAACGAAGCTCCGCAACACTCCCCAATCCAGAGGCTGCGCCACGAACTTGCCTTCGGGGAGGAGGTGTCCGTACTTGCGTTCCACCCCGTCCTTGTAGGCTTGGTACGCCTCGATCCGCCACTGCTTGCGTAGCGCCTCAATGTCCGTCACCCGCTCCTTGGTGCGCTCCTTGGGCGGAGGGACACGATCCTCGAACAATGCCTGAGCCTTCCGCTCTGCTCGCTTCTCCTCCGTCCTCCGCTTAGACTCCTCCCCTCGCTCAATAGCACTCTCTACGCGAAACCGAAGCAGCTTCATGTCGCTCACCCGTTCCTCCGCATTCGAATTCGTCTTAGCCTACCGGGCCGTCTTGAGCGTAGGACGACCGCCACTCGGCGTCGTCGAGATCAGCTTGGTCTGAATGAAGAGATCGAACTCCGCCCTAAGGTCGACCTCCGAGATCAGGATGTCTCCGCCCATGTACGCTGGGCAGATCCACGCCCCCACCTCGGCATTCCAGACCCACTCCTGCCCCTGGAGGAGCTTGCGCGCTGCCGTCATGAGGAGCGCCATTCGCTTCGCCTTCGCGTCCGTCCCCCGGTGGGCCTCTACGTCCCCCGTGAATTGCAGGACGAACATGGAATTGAGCCGCAACCGCTCGATCAGATCCGGGTAGATCTGCTCGCAGGTTCGCACCAAGGCGATGAAGATCGCCATGCCGCTGACTTGCGACACCACGCTCAGCGAAGGCTTGTACGCCTCCACCACCAAGCCACAGCCCAGGTCGACCCGTGTGACCTGCTGCGCGTGGGCATTGATCGTGTCCGCCAACGAGACCAATCCCCCACCGAACGTATCCATGAACGACATCAGAAGCCCTCGTCCACAAGGATACCCACCCACCCCGAATGGATCGCTAAGAACCTGCTAAGGCGGAGGCGACGACGAATTCGAATTCGTCAGATCCCGAAGGGAGACTTCGTCGGCAACGCCCCTCGCGCCTCCTCCTCGGCTCGCTTCCGCTCCTCGCGCTTCCGCTCCTGCCGCACCTGACTGATCCGAATCGCCAGCTCGTTCTCCTTCCGCTTCAGCCCCCGCTCCTCCAAGAAGATCGTCGTGCGCGCCTTCTCCCGCATGCGGTAAAGCTCCTGCACCAAGTCTGACTTCGCTTGGTGCATCTTTCGCAGCTTGATCATCTCCTCCGTCGTCAGCTCGCGCCCTTTGCGAGCGTCAGACATCTCCTTGACGAACGCTCGCTGCTTGGCCGAGAGCTTGACCGCCAGCAAGTCACTGATCACGACGAGCATGCTCAGATCGTTATCGTCGAATGCGAACATGGCTACTCCAGAAAGGGGACGAAGGGGGCGGCATGCAAAGCCTCGATCCGCATGTCGTCTATCGACATTTCCGTCGTGACCGGACTCGCCAGATCCTGTATCTCCCAATCCCCCGAAGCCTCTACTGCCCTGGCTCCGTTCAGGAAGGCATCTGGATCGAGCATGCCGATCTGCTTCAGCACCGCTGGGACGTCAGCCGGATCGCATTCAAGCACATGCACGGCGACGAATTTCAGCCTCACCTCTGTGGGCATAGAAAACCCTCCTCTTGGGAGAGTAACCCCAAGAGGAGGGTGGCGTTGCTTAGAGAAGGTCGGCCAGGGCCGACTCCAGCCCCAAGACCTCCAAGAGATGCCGCCGTTCCGTCACTGAAGCCCCCGCCTCCGTGTCGAGGTTCCGCATGATCGACTTCCGCACGGCGTCGAGCGCGGCAGGATCGCGCCGCAGGAGGTGCGCCATGTCCTTCAGCACCTCATGCTCCATGCGAGAGAGACGAACCGCCTGCCGAATGTAGTCCTCGAACGCCTCCGCCAGGATCGGGAAAAGCACCTTGAAGTGCTTGTACATCTCCTCGGCAAGCTCGCGGATCTCTACCTGCGCGTCGTGAGCGAGACGCAAGCGAAGGAAGTTCATGAGGTTCCAAGTGTCCATCGTGAAGTGGTACACCGTAGAGGAATCGAGCGAGAGCGCCTGCCGTGCCTGCTCCCGAGCCGCTCCCGCGTCGACCATGTCGTGGTAGAGTTCCAGCCCGTTGGTGGAATGCTCGAGGAGACGACGGAGGAATTCGTTGCTCACCTCGGCGTCCACCAAGCCCTCGCTCATCTGGCGGTTCAGGGCGCTCTGCTTGCGGAGGGGGTACGACTTGATCCGCACAGGGAAGCCGTCAGCCGACGCCTCCCCCTTAGGCCGCTTGGTGTACCGGTCGCTACGCACGGAGAGGCTCTGCGTCCGGTGCCGCACATGCTGCCGCTCTACCATGACGCTCGTCACGACCTGAAAGTGCATCTGGCCGAACTCGAGCGGCGACGTGTGCATGTCGCGCACCAAGCGCCGAAGGAGCGCCCGATCCGACGATGCCTTCTTCACTGAAGCCAAGCCCCCTACGGAGTTACGCGCCACTTCCGCCAGAAGGGCGTCCGTCCCGTAGTGTCCCACCAAGCGAATGGAGCTTCCGTTGGGAAGCGTTACCCAGGTCTCATTCATGCTGTCTCCTTGCCTCTTCGAATTGATCCCACTTGAAGCGACTCCTCGCCGGAACGAGAAGACCGATCTCGCGTGAGGAGATCGGAATTCGAATTCGTTCATTCACCAAGAGCCACTCGTCCTCTCTAACCAAGGTGCCTCTGACCTCGAAGGAGTCCATCACACGGTATTCCTCTCCCACCAAGAGGAAGCCTCCGAGCGGCCCCTGCATGTCAAGGACTCTCGCCGCCGAGATGCCGACGTCGAGGTGTGCGCTCACCAAGAATGCCCGGTGGAGTGCCTCCTCCGCTCGCTCGAGCGTGATCCGGGTCGACACCGGGATCGGCTCAGGTATCCCGTCCGAGAGTCGCCACACGTCCCGCCGCTCCCCCTCTCCACCAAAGGCCGGAAGGATGGAGATCGTCTCCATCCCCTCCCGCAAGAGGCGCGGATACACCAAGACCTCTACCTCCCCAAGAGAAGCCGAGATCCGATACCACCAGCCCCGCTGAATACTGCAATGCCAAGAGGCGCGACGCACGAAAGCCCCCATTCCTGGGGGCTTCTAACACGCCGAGGGCGGGCTACGAGTAGCGAGAGCAGACGAGCTGGATGCGACCGTCAGGCAGCACGGTCTTCTCGACCCCGTACCCCTCCGCAATCGCGGACTCCATCGTCAGCTCCTCGGCGTAGGTCGCGAGGGTCTGACGAAGCCAGTCCGTGTTATGGAACGCCCCGTCATGGTCGGGGACGTGCGGCACCCAGTGGGTGACCCCGTCCGTCACGACCCGCTCGAAGCCGACGTCGTTGTAGCCCCCAGGCGACGTCACCACGACACCCCTCCCATGCTGCGACCCAGCCAGCACCAAGTGGGCGCGCTGCGTCTCATGGCGGTAGCCCTTGAGGTTCGTGCCGTTCTCAAAATAGAGCAGATCCTGCTCGCGGATCTTGAGCGTTGCGGCGAGCGCCTTCTTCAGCAGGCGCAGGTTCGTGATCTGGGGACACTTGATAGGGGTGTAGGCTGACATTTGAACTCCTGAGGTGAGGTTGGGAAGATCAGCGACCCGCGCCGACCATGCCGAGGATGATCGACTCCTGCTCGTCGTCCTTCTGCTCGACGGCGACGCCTCGGGGCAGAAGCCCACCAATGACGCCCTCGACGAGCGCCACGCAGCCAGCACCACCGGGGCCACCAGCGGTGACCTCGGCGCTCACAGCGATCTTCTGCGGGCCACCCTTGAGGTCGTTCTTGTAGCGGCTCCCGATCTCGAAAGCCGAGGGATCGATGATCACGGTCACTTGTTGCATTTTACACTCCTTGTCGTGAGAACATATTCAGCATTCTCTGGGAAGGGAACCCCAGAAATGTCACGGAACCGTCCGGGGCGATCTGGATCTCCGTCCCCCGCTGAGCGAAGTCGAATTCGCTGAAGCGGTTAGTGAGGTGGTGAAATTGCTGGTTGGCGGAACCAGCCATGCGGACGGTCTCTGGCTGACGCAGGTCGAACGGCCCGTCGATCAGCGTGTCCACCAAGCCCTCCCCCTCGATCTGGCACCAAAGGGGGCGCTTGAGGAGGAAGGATCGCGTGCGGCCCGAGTAGAGAATGACGCTCTCCACTCGGGGGCGAGCCACGCGCAGGAACTCGAGCAGCTCAGGGAGCTGATCTGTGGGTTCCCCCCCCGAGATCGTGAGGTGCGTGCTGACGCTCAGCACCTCACGAACGAGCGCCTCAGGGGTGAAGTGTCGCACCAACACCCCAGCGGGGCTGTGGGTGTGGGGATTGAAGCACCCTGGGCAGCCAATGCTGCACCCCGCCGTGTGCAGGACAGCTCGCAGCCCAGGGCCGTCGACTCTCGACGGTACGATCTCTCCGTAGATCCTCACCCTACCTCCAGCCCCTCTAAGATAGGCACCGACGCGGGTTTGTCCGCGCCTTGACACGATCCTGACAATTCAGGCGTCGAAGTCGTCGCTCTGATACGAGATCAGGGGAGAGAGCGGCGCGGGCGAAGGCTTCACAACCTCCAGCGAGCGAGCCAGACGCGCCCGATCCCGACCGAACGCCTGCATTGCCTTGATCTGATCGCCCATAGTCTTCGAGAGCGGGCGTGTCGCGTTGGCCGCTTGTGTTAGATCCGCCACCGTCAGATCCCGCATGCCGTCGTCAAAGGCGATCAGCACGGCTTCCTGCACCACGCCCTCGATCTCAGCACCAGAGAAGCCCTCGGTCGCCTCGAGGATCTGCCCCACCGAATTCGAATTCGTGATCGCGTCAGGATTGCGTCCCGTCTTCCGAATGTGAATCCCGAGGATCTCCTTTCGCTCGTCCGCGTTAGGGAGGTCGACGAAGAAGATCTCGTCGAAGCGCCCCTTTCGCAGCAGCTCAGGCGGGAGCTTGCTGATATCGTTCGCCGTCGCCATGACGAACACAGGATCGCGCTTGTCATTCATCCATGACAGGATCGTCCCCATTACACGCGACATCGTCCCGCCGTCCGACGACCCGCTGGAGGCGGCACCGCTCAGCCCCTTCTCGATCTCGTCGAGCCAGAGAACGCAAGGGGAAAGCTTCTCAGCGAGAGCCAGGGTCTTGCGGGTGTTTTCCTCGGAAGCCCCCACAAGCCCAGCGAAAAGCTGGCCCATGTCGAGGCGGAGACACGGCACCTCGAGGAGCGACGCGACGGCTGCGACGGAGGCGCTCTTGCCCGTTCCCGGTACACCAAGCATCAGCACCCCCTTCGGAGCCTTTACGCCGAACTTGAGCGCCTCGGGCGAGAACGCACGCTTTCTGATCCCGATCCACCGCTTGAATTCCCCCATGCCCCCGATCTCGGCCATCGGCTTCGGCGGGTAGAATGTGAGCATTCCGCCCTTCGAGATGGACTCGACCTTCGCCTTCGTGACCTCCGCGATCAGCTCCTTTGAGGGGTCTTCCGTCGCATTGCGGATCGCAATGCTGACGAAGTTCCGCATCTCCACAAGGGAGAGACCCTTGCATGCCGTCACCAATGCCGCGAGCTTGTCGGGTGCCTCGTAGGGAATGACGACCGGGGACGTCGCCTTCGACTGGCGAAGGAGGCTGCTAAGCTGCTTGCGAAGCTCATCTGCCCCCGGCGTCCCAGGCTGAATGCGGAGCGCGTCAATGTCCAGCCCAGGGATTGACGCCTGCGTCTTAGCGTCGAGGAAGATCAGCGTCAGCCCCTGCGCCCGAAGCCGGAAGGTGAGGTCGCGCAATGCCCGCGCCTCTACCGCATGCTCCGCGACGTATCGCCAAGCGTCGAGAAACACGATCCATGGCATGCTGTTCTTGCCATAGCCCCGGAAGTCGAAAACGTCCCCGCTGGGCGACTCCTTCTCCTTGAGCGGCCCCTTGCTGATCAGGTTCGTCAGCGCGACGTCAATGTGGCCGAGGGCAGCCGCCAACTGGCGGATCGGCGCGTTGTTGAACAGCGCCGGGTTTTTGTACTGAACGACACGCTTGGTGGCGTCCGATTCCGAGATGCTCTCGGCCTTCATGATCGAGTGAGCCTCCACGGCGATCTCCGCATAGCTCCTCGCCTGCTGGAAGCCTTTGGTGGCAGTCCAGATCCAGAAGTCACGCCCCGTACCGAGGGCGGCGAGGCGGAGATCGCTGAGGTAGCGCACCTCCTCTCGGGTCTCGACGCACACCATGCCGACGCGTGAGGCGAGGACAGCCTCGAGGTCGGCGGGAAGGAATCGAACCGGCGCATTAGGCTCGGCTTGCTGAATGCTCATTTGAATGCTCCGTCGCTGAAGTTAGGATCAGCCCCGACCATTCGTCGCTAAGAACGTGTCAAGGCGAAGTCGAATTCGTCAGATCTCTCCCAGGGGACGCTCCCCCGAGATTGGCTGCCAGTCACCAAGATCGAGGGTCTCCTCCGTGAGCGCGGGAAGGACGACCTGGGGGCGTGCCTCCTCGACCACCAAGACCTCGTCGTCCCCGGACTCCACTTGGTGCGGTATCGCGGCGTCGAAGCCGATCTGCTCCTCTTGGGGGGTGCGCGCTCGAGCGATCCGCAGCTTGGTGGCTTGGTTCTCATTCCGCTGCGCGACTCGCTCCCGCTCCCGCAACGCGAGCAGCTTGGGGATCGCCAGTGAAGCCCCTGGAGCGATCTGGTAGCCACACGCGCACCGGTACGACGCACGAAGCGCCTTCAGGACGCTCCGCTCAGCCTCCGTTAGATCCACGCGGGCCAGGGCGACCTTGCAACGAGGACACGAGGGGGCGTCCCGACGCGGCTCGAGGGCAGGGATCTGCATTAGGCCCGACATGGGCCGCAGCGGCTGCTCTGCCACACCAGCCCGAGAAGGCGCAGTGGTCGCAGGAAGCGGATCGTCTTTAGCTACCCTGAACGCCATTCGGCACCTCCGCAGCCGCCGCCGAGACCTCGACCTCGGCTGGGCCGACGTACCGCTGGAGGACAGCGGCCACGTGCTTGCACGGGCCAGACGTCTGCCCATGATCGGCGCAGGTACACTGGAAGAACGGCACCTTGAGGTCGATCAAGACCTCGTAGTGAGAGACGTCCCACTTCGAGTGAGACTCGACTCGCGCCTGAATGACGCGGCACTTCCGCGCCGTCGCCCTCATGACGTTGAGCTTCTTGGCCCGGTTCAGCCGAGCCTGATCCGCCTGCCCGAGCAGGTTCCTCGCGCTGACCTTGGACTCCTCCAGGGTCAGCCCCTTCTCCTCGATGTCCGTGTTCATGCCCCCAAGATAGGGACGAGCGCCGAGAGGAGGAGGGGGTCTCGGGGGGCTTAGCATGTTCTTGACACAATCATGTAGCTGGCTTGAGCGGGGCCAGCGCAAGAAGCTCGACGTCGAACCAGCCTCGTACTTGGTGCGGAATGGAGCCGATCAGGAGCGTTCCCGATCCGTCGCCCTCCAGGGTGAGGATCGTCTTCTTGCCGAAGAGATCCCGCTGGAGGGGCTGCTGGAGCTTCACCCGCTGCTTGTACTGCATGGTGACCTCCACCTCCCCCTTTGCCTGAATGAATCCGTAGAGGTGCGCCTCCTCGGCCCACATGAAGCCATGAAAGGGAGCAATGGGCCGACCGGCACGAAAGGAGACGTACCGCCAGACACGATACGAGTAGACGCGGGCCTTCCGCAGAAGGGTCGCCACCAAGAAGCCCCACCAATGCTCAGCACTCGGACGGAGCGTCGGAGGTCTTGGTGGCGACGTCCAGCCATTCGGAAAGAAGGAGGAGACGATCCCCCATGCCTCGGGATCGTCCTCCCAAGCCGGATCTCGACCCAGGCTGTTCACCACTGCGGCGATCTCGCGCTCGATCTCCTCCGCCTCGGCAGGAGAGAATTGCGCCTGCTGCACCAATGCGGCCAGAAGATCCGCGTCAGGAGCAAACTTCGACGGCTGAGGAGGGGACTGGCTCATGCATGCATTATGCCCCCTCTGCACCAAAGGGGCGAGCGAGAGCTTCATGCGCTTGGTGCAGCAAGTCCGCGATCTTGGACGTGTCCAACCACGGGGAAGGCTTCTCCGTCAAGATCTGCCACGGCTGATCGTCGGACTCAGACGTCGCACCAAACTCGATCACGCTGCTCCCGTCAGAAATTCGCAGCAGACTCGAATCAATCCAAAGCCCCACGCCGTCCGAAAGAACGAAGTCGATCTCGTTCTCCGAACGAATCTCCACCAAGCCAAGCGGTAGCTCAAGGTGCTTCGGGTATGAAGCTCTGCGCTGTGTTCGAGCGTAGAGCCGCGCCACGGTAAGGCCAGCAGTGCGAAGACCTCGGAGATTCTTCATCATCTCCGCAAAGACCCTTCGCACCTGATTTTCAGGGATCAGACACAGCGACATCGTAGACATGCACTCCTCGGTTCACCAAGAAGTACACACCAAGCGCACGCGACCTCACTCGAACCCTGTAAAGAATGTGCTAAGAGCTATCCGAGCCGTTGACCGCTCTGGTACACCAGACGGTACGCATGCTGGAGCCGAGAGAAGGCGAAGGCGGTCGCCTCAGCGTTCGGGATGTACGCGAAGCCACGCTCAATGCCAAGCTCTACCCCGTCCTCCGCCAGCCAGAAGACCTCAGGGGGGAACTTCGCCGTCCACGGCTCACTGCAGCCCCGAGGGAAGAACTCCGTGCTGAAGTCCACCAAGAAGGGATCAGCACCGACAGGAATGACCGCATTCCAGATATGGATCTCGGGAAGATCCGTGTCCGCCACAACGCTCCGATTCAGCGCGTCCTTTTGCCAATCAGGATTCCATTCGTACCCGAACGCGTTGATCTTGGCTTCAGCGTCGTCATTGATCCGCCAACAGACCGTGCCAGCCTGCGAAAGAACGCGAACCCCAAGCTCCTGACCCGCACGAATCGCAGCCAACGCATGCCAGAGACAGCGGCCAGGGGCGTCAGGAGCGAACCCCCGCATCTCCGCAATGCGCCTTAGGTGCTTCCGCTGCCGATCCTTCAGCAGCATTCGCTGCTCCCGAGAGAAGGAAACCGACCCGACGACGGAGGGGTGCCGCGTAGATCCCTCGGGAGGATAGAGGTTGTTCTGATTCTGCCAGCCCTGAGGGGTGACGCTCCGAATGAAGTCCTGCAAACGCTCTCCTGAGCGAAGTCGAATTCGCTCAAAACGAGCGTATCACCCCTTCGGAGGCATGTGCTGGCCACTCTGGTAAAATCTCTGCAAGCTGCGAATTCGTCAGATCCTCGAACTGCTTGCCGAAGCGCACCTCGTACCAGTCGTCCTTCCCCTGGGTAGCCCGAGGGAGCGACGCGAGCCGAAGGAGGTTCGCCCGGTGAGAACGAATCATCCCCTCCGTACACCAAGAGGGGAACTCCTTCTGATACCGCTCCTCCTTTCCGAACTGCTTGATCAGACGCTCCCGAAAATCGGGATACGTCGTCTTGCGCTTGTTGGTGCCTGCCAGGAAGTCGTTCCGACCGTACAGCTCCCCAGCGTACATGATCGCCACCGTCACCAAGACCCCGCGAAAGACCCCAGCCCGCCAGCAGTTCCGCAAACGCGGAACGTCGCAGTCCCCCTCGAGGATGCGAATCGCCGTCTCCACCGAATCACGCAGATCCTCCGCATGAAGGAGACTGGCACTCCTGCTAATGCTCTCGTCGACAATCCAGAGCCGTTCGGCCCGCTCCTTGCTCGCCTTCTCCGCCTTCGCCTTCCCTGCTTTGCTCATTGAGCCTCCAAGCTCGGAGCTATCACGCAGCGAATTCGAATGCACTGAGAATCTTGGTGCCTTGACAAATTCTCGTCATTCACCAAGAGGCTGGATCGCCTCAGGGGGGAGCGGGAGAGCGGCGTTGACCTCTGTCTTTGTCGCTTCAGGATGGATCAGGTAGAGGTATCGATCCAAGTACGCCTGCCCGCCAATGTAGGCTACAGCCACGAAGCCAAAGATGCTCAACGCCATGAGCTTCACCGTCACGCTCTCCTCCCCAGACATGAGGTGCCACAGGATCATCAGCACCAAGACGGTCAGGAGGAACTTCTTCGACTCCAACGGAGAGCGCGGCTTCATCTGGAAGCCTTGAACCGAATTCAGAAGAACGAGCAAGGCCACCCGAAGGTGGCCTTGGTGGCGTGAGGGCGAGGGAAGTTACTCCAGAGCTGCGTCGAGGTAGCCCTTCAGCGTCGGCATCGCCTGCCGCATGACCCCGTCGAGGTTGAACTCGCGCAGCAGGTACTTGTCCATCCGGTCGATCAGGTTCGCCTGCGCCTTCCACCGGTTGGAATCCTCGTCAGGAGAGGCGAAGCTCCGCCCGTCGTCACCAACGCCGTCAAGCGCCTTGTCGATCAATGCCTGCCGAAGCTGCGACAGCGCGAACCGGACACGCTCCTCGGGGGTGTGCTTCATGCTGTAGTGCGGCCCGACGTCGGAGGCGAAGCACTCTTCCAACCGACCTGAGGCACCAAGCGGGTGCGTCGAGAACTCATGAGCCTCTTCAATGCGCGGACGAATCATAGGGCGTACTCCTGTCTTGGTGCTTAGCAGGATTACGCAGAGCCAGCGAGGTAGAACCATACGTCTGCGACGTAGCTCGATCCGTTGCTAATGCTGATCGAGCTTACCTCAGGCGGCGTGAGCAGCAGATACCCGTAGGTGAAGCCAGCCAAGGGCCGAACAGACAAAATCGTCCCGTCGTTCAGATTGACCGTGATATCCCGCGTCGTCCGCAAGAGAATGAAGCTCACCGTCGTCAGATCACCAAGATCCAACACCTGATCCTCAGCACCAACCGCCAAGCGGAGCTTCCGCGCCGCACCAGCGTCGACCTCCTCGTCCACCTCGTGGTTCACCCCAGGATCGAGGTTGAACACGTCCTTCTCCTCAGCCGTCGTCGAGGAGAGCGAAGAAATGAGCTTGAGCTTCAGGCGCATCCGAGACCTCTCTGGGAGAGATTCATCGGTTTCGCGCCCCAGCGCAAGCGAATTCGAATTCGCTCAGATCCAGAGGGTGGCGACCAGAGAGGCGAAGTTCGCCTCCGTCCACTCGGGGACGTCGGCCCCGATCTCACCGTTCTCGAGATCCTCAGCGAGGATCTCGTCGCGGTCGACGCTGGCCAGCATCTCGGCCCGCTCGGAGGCGGTGGTGGCGGTGAGGTCGTCGAGGCTGTCGTTGATGAGGCAGAAGAGCATCTTTTTCTCCAGGGTCGCTGCGAGGTTCGTTCCCCGCCCCCTGTATGTATCCCCCCCATGCCCCCGCGTCAGGCGCTCTCGGATGGCTTGACACGTTCTTTACAGGAATCTCATCTGCCCCGAACCGTCTCTTGGTGCGATTGAAGCCAGCCTTCTACCGCCTCGCTCGAAGCGAAGAGGTTGCGTATCGTTGCGTTCCCTTTGTTCTCACTTACGACCTGAAGGATCAGAGAGACCCATTCCTCGGGCCTAAGTGGCTTCCCCGTTCGGGGATTCAGGGGGGTGTCTCTGAGTGCATTCAGGGTGTCCTCGGGGAGGACGAGAATGCTCAGGGCGCTTGGGGCTAAAGCCACGAATCCTCCTCTGGCTCAGGCTCGTCGAAGTACAGGAAGGTGTCCCCCTCGACGTCGACGGGAGAGGGGTCAGCCGGGGCTGCCTGAATGTTCCCCTCAGGGGAATGGCCCTTGTAGAGAACCTGACTGCTGATCCGGTGAATCATGGAGATCGAAATCTCGTGCAAGAGCGCCCGAAGATCCGTGATTCGATTCGACCGAAGCTCGACCTCAGTCCCTCGCATGATCAGGATCTCCGCCACGCCAGGATCGGGCTGGACGATCCTCACCCCGTAGTCCAGATGAATCTCCATCCCGCTTGGTGCAGGAACGCACGAGGAGAAGACGTTGCGCCCCAGGATCTCCGCCAGCGTCGTGATCGTCCAGCCAAGATTGCCGTCGTGGATGAGGCTCTTGGGCGAATTCGACTTCGTTGGAACGGCAATCTGCGTGGGAGGCGGTGGAGGGGGGCGCTCGTGCATCTCCGCCCGCTCACGTTCGAGATCCCGAGGTGCGCGCCGTGTCAAGAGATCTCCTTGAAGCCAGGACAGCCCCCTGGGGTCTTGGTGGGGAAGCCCTCCTCGTCGAAACGACAGCTCAGCCTCCAGGCGTTGACCTCGGGCTTGCGGGCGATCTCGCACGTCAGGCTCTTCGTCCACGTCGCGTAGATACACTCGGTGCAATTCTTGGCGTGCAGGATCGGCTTCTCGTCAGGCATTGAACCTCCTCGAGATCCCTTAGTCGACTTCCTCTGCTCCTTCCCATGCCGACCACGGAAAGCCCTGCACCAAGGAGAGCCAACGACGCTGGGCCTGCGGCCCCTCCAGGGGAGCGTGCGGGAGGTAAGGGCGGCGGAGCGCGTTCGTCACGGAGGTCATGACGAACGTCTCCTCGGGCGTCCACGTCTCCTCGGGGAGGAACTTGTACCCTTGGTGCTGGAAGGCTTGCATCTCCACATGGAGCGCCATCCGGTCGATCCGAGCCATGCGATCAAAGTCCCACGGAGTAGGAACGCCGAGCGACTTCTTGATATGCCGATCCCACGCTTGGTGGACTTCCTTGAAGGGAACCACATGCACGATCCCCTGAACCACGCCCGCATGGATCATGGTGCGCGAATGCATCTTCCCAGGCAGATCCTTCAGGTACGCCTCGGGCGCGTCATGGAGCGCCGCCAGACGAATCTCATGCGCGCTCAGCCCCAAGAGCATCGCAATGTCCGCACAGAGGAGCGAATGCGCCCCAACGCTCCACGGAACCCCGCCCGCATACCGGGTCTCTCGAAAGAGGTGCTGCACCACGTCGGTGTAGATCCGAACCCACGTGCGCTCGGGGTGAAGGAGGTGAACCTCCACCCCAGAGCCGGTCGCCCAATCGAGCGAAGTCGACTTCGCTGGCTCGGGGATCTGGCTCACGAAGGTGGGGATCGGCATGAGATCCATCTCGGACGGACGAGGGTGCGCCGAGAGGAGTCGAAGGAGGTCGCTCTGCACCTCCTCCGAGAGACCGTCACGACGCGCATACACCAAAGCGTCCATCAGCTCCTCGCGGAAATCCTGCACGCCACGCCCGTCCCCATGCTGCACGGGACGACCGTACTTCAAGATCCCAAGCGCACGACGTGCCTCAAACTCTCGACGGAGCGCAGGGGGGATCTCAAGGCTCTCGAGGATCTCGAGCCAAACGTCACCAAAGCCCCCCTGTGGCGCAGGAGGGCCGAAGGGCAGGCAAGGTGAGGGGATCGCTGCCAGCGCGTCACGTTGGGCCGCTGACAGCCCCTGTGCAGCCTCTGGTGGGGCGAGGCGCGTGTAGAGGTCGAGTAGGGTCATGGCATGGCTCCTTGAGGTCAGGTAGACTTCGTCTTGCTCGTCACGGCTGGCGCTGAGATTGGGACGAGGGGAGGCGTCGTGGGTGAGCCAGCAGCGGCGGAGGTGTGCGTGTGGGTTGCGAAGAAGCTCAGAAAGCTCTCGTTCACCAAAGCGCGCATGATGCCCGTGTTGGGATCGCCCAGGTGAATGTTGCCGCTGATGATCGAGACCTTCCCGCTGCTCTGAATGTTGACGGGGCCATGCGACATGATCGTTACGCCGTCGTCCACGGAGACCGAATTCGCCGCCCCTGAAGCTGACTTGCCGATCAGGTGGATCTTCCCGTCCTTCAGAAGGATCGTGCTGCCGTTCGCGTCCACGAGAGAGATCCCCTGCTCGCTGGCCTTGAGCTGAAGGTGCGACCCGTCAGAGGCACCAAGCAGGAACGTGCCATCCTGCTCTATCGTCAGGAACGCCCCCGAGGGATGCTCGATCAGAAGCTCGTTCGTGACCCCGTCGCTGAAGCGCAGCATGATCCCGCTCGGAGTGCGAATGCCACGATGCACTTGCGTCGCCGTCCGCGTCATGGAGGCGTGCGGCCCGGAAGCCTTCGGCCTTCCCCCGACGTAGATCGGTCGAGCTGCGTCCCCCTCCTCGAACTCGACGTAGATCACGTCGTCGATCTCGGGCAAGAAGTAGAAGCCATGCTCGTTTACGCCACCAAGCGAACCGGGACATACCCACGTCGGGTAGGGCTTGGTGCCAAACATGGGGAGAATGACTTGGACACGACCAAGCCCCTCAGGGTCGAGATTGTTGACGACCTTCGCCGGGTAGCGAGCGTAATACCTGCCGAACTTCTCGACCCCGAACCGGCGAATCGTCTCCATGATGAAGTCAGCAGCCTCATTGGCCGTCTTCAGCAATCCCATGCGCCCTCCGAATTCGACTTCGTCGTCTCTATCCCGGCTTGGTGGGCAAGGTGTTCTGAGGTGCCGGTGCCTTCACCGGAGAAACCAGAATCGAATCGTAGTAGCGAGTGACCTCGAATTCCGACGTGTAGCCTGACTCCGAGACCTGATGCGTCACCTTCGTCACCGTGTACGCCCCGTCGAAGTACCGAGAGCAGCCCTTGATCTGCACCAACTCCCCTGGGAGCAGATTCGGGATGCCTATCGTAGAGCAGCTCGCCTGGAAGGACTCCGTGACCTTCGGGATCGAATTCTTGGCAAGCTGCTCCAGCGTCGAATTCGGTACACCAAAGCCCGTCCCAGGAGGAGATACCTGCGTGGTCGCCCCCGTCTCGTCAGGCTGCATCGAGATCGAGATCTTGTTGCCCGTCTCAGGGTGGATCTGATCCTTTGGTGTGTCAGGTGCAGCGACAGCCTCTCCGTCCGCCAACGTCGACAGGGTCTCTCCTGACTTCGCCTCATACGACTGCACATTTCCGTCCATGTCCAGCCAAGCGCTGAGTGTACGATCCGACCCAGGCAAGATCATGACCTGCTGCGAGGTGCTGAAAGAGATCAGAGGATACTCGTTCAAGGCACGATTGGGGACGCCCCACTTCACGAAGCTCCGAGAGGGCGGAAGGCTGAGCGAGTAAAGCTGCGGATAGACCGCCAGGACATTCCTGCCGTTGTCTTGAGAGTAGAAGTGAAAAGCCCGTTTGTACTTGTTGAGTAGATTGACAAGGCATGTCCAAAAACTCTCGCCATTCTGGTTCAACTCCAGAATCTCGACCTCTTCCGCACCAAGACTCGGCTTCCAGTCCACCTCCCAGCCCATGCGCTGACTCATCTCGAGGACGATGGATTGGAGCGTCCCCTTGTAGCTCTTGCTGGACGAACGCCCCATTGCGAGCGCGCCTGCACCAAGACCGGTGAGGGAGATCTCGACCGTGTCCCCAAGCGTTACGTCGGGCTTCTGGATCAGACCTGCGTACCATGCGGAGTAGAATCCCGACTCGGGGTATCCAAACTGCACCAAGAGGACGTTGTCCATCGCAAACAAGGTGCTTTCGAGGTACTCGATCCCGAGGTCGTAAGGCATTGCCAGCGAGATCTGGATCGTGTTGTTCTGCCCCTGCACGACCTCGACGCTGATCGACTGGAGGGCCACACCGCTGTTCGGCGTCCAGAGGTCATAGGTGCGATTGTCGATCCGGCTGTAGATCCGGGCCGACATGAAGATGCCGGTATGCGTGGGCATGGACGCTCCTCAGGAAACGAATTCGCCTGCACGGTGGACGCTCCCCCCGCAGTCCAGGCGAAGACTGGCAGCCTGGATCGCTCGCTGCACGACCTGCATGCGGCGGGAGCCGTCCTCCTGCTCCCAGAGTCGCTTGGGCTGCGCCAAGAGGTAGCCCAGCGAGAGCTGTCCCCCGGTGCCAATGGCCCAGAAGGGCAGCGACACCTCGATCCACTGACGCCCCTCCAGCCGAAAGATGCCTTCGCGGCGGGAGACGAGGACTTCCTCCCTCCCCGCGATCTCGAGGAGGAGGTCACGCAGCTTCTCAGGCGTCTCTACACGATCCCACGTCTGCCCCTTGACGGCTGCGAGGAAGGTCTCCTCTCGGGCCGCTTCCCTGGGATCGGTAGCACCAACGCAGAGCGTCGTCCCCTGATCCGTCAGCGCCACAATCCTCCGCAAGGGGTAGGTCAGCCCGCTCGGGCCAACCTGCTGAGAGTCGCTCGCCATTCCAAAACCATGCTTGGTGCGATACGCAACGACTACGGACATTCAACCCTCCAGGGGAGGAGCTTAGAGGGAACGAAGGAACGGAGCCAGATCAGTTCACAAGCCCGCTGGCCACCTGATCAGAGCGAGTCTCTACCAAGCTCGCCTCCACCAAGAGCCACCCCATTGCAGAGGTCAGGCTGTTGATCCCAAGATCGTTCCGAACCGAGGGCAGATCTCCGTACTCACGCATGCAGTGCGGGAGGTACTTCCGGCTGATCACCTCGATCCTCGTTTTGTCCGACGCCTCAGTCAGAACCGAGAGAACCGCAAGGACACCACCAAGATCCGGCTCCCTGAGCTTCAGCGAGAGGTACTTCAGCATCGTGTCCACACCAAGAGGGAAGCTCAGACGATACTCGGGGAACATTCCCTCCTCGTCCACCCAGGCGTGGGGAGCGTTCATGGGACGCTGAGCAGAGTACTCGCTGGTGTGCCGAACGAGGACACGCCCCTTCACCCCCTGGCTCGAGTCCCCCTTGATCCGATGCTCCAGCCGCCCAAGATCCACCTCCGTGAGCCGATACTCACACACCATGTCGGAGGAAGCGAAGAAGCTCTGCTTCGAGAGCCATTGGCGGAACGAGTCCCGCGTCATGGCGTAGAGCAGGTTGGCGTCGAGCGGGAACGTGAAGAGCTGCATTGATCCTCCAATCGCCTCCTTGGTGCTACCGCAAGAGGCTCTCGCGCACATAACGCGGAGAGGGGATGATGAGCGTCGTGCCATTGACGAGACCCGTGAGCGGATCGTCAATTCCATTCGCCACAAGGATCGGCCACCAAAGACGCGAGTTCTGGTAGTAGAGCGTTGCCAAGAGATCGATCCGATCCGTCGACCGCACTTGGTGCTGCAAGTCGTCCGCCTGAGGCTTGATCGAGCGATACGCAGGGATCGCGTAGTAGGCACGCCCGTCCTCGTCACGCTCCTGAATCGCGGGCTTCATCCACATTCGTCACCTCCTCGGGGTCGCGGCGGCTGGCCCCTGCACGATGCCAGGGCGAGCAGAGGGGATCGCCTGAAGCTGCCCGCCTCGGATCGCGGAGAGAATGTCGCGCAAGACCGCCCGCGTCTGATCCCCCTCAGACTTGAGCTGAGCTATGATCCCCTGGGCATTCCCCTTAGCGAGGTTCGCGTCATAGGTCGCCTGAGCTGAAGCGTCCGACGAAGTCGAATTCGTTCCGGTGGTCTTGATCCCGAGAATGCTGCCAAGCGACAGGCTGCGGAACACGTCCGCAATCCCCTCAATCGTCGCCGTGACCTTCCCGAAGACGCCCACGAAGACGTCGAGGATCGACTCGAAGACCCCGTAGAGCGCGTCCGTCACGCTCCCAAAGTGATCCTGAACCAGCTCAGCGCCCTTCGAGAGGACAGCACCAATGGACTCCGCAATCCACTCGAAAGCAGACACGACGGCAGCAGGGAAGCCTGTCACCAAGTCGTAGAAGACCTGAAAGCTCGTCTTCGCGTTGTTGACGAAGAGGCGGAACAGCGCAAGGAGCGGGGACTCCGCCGAGAAGAGCTTGTTGAACACCTCAATGAGCTTGTCCTTCAGCGACGTGACCGACTGAAAGATGGTGGCGAGAGAGATGAGGATCGTCTCCTTCGTTTGGGGCCAAGCTGCTACGAGCTTGTTGTAAAACGACGAGAAGGCGGTGACGGCTGCATCGATGTAAGAAGCGACGGTGGGCCAAATCTCCACCAAGTAGTCCCCGATCTCTTTGAGAGGATCGAAGGTGGCTGAGAGATTGCCCTGCGCTGTTGGTGCGAACACCCCACTCATCATGGCGTTGATGCTCATGAGCCAGCCGTAGAAGGGGTCGATGAGCGACGTCGCCTCGCTGATCGAGGAAGTGATCGAGTCCCACCAAGAGGTGCCTTGGGCTTCCTCGTCCCCACCCCAGAGCATCTTCAGCATGGCGAAGAGGGGAGAGACGAGCGGAAGGACGGTGCCGAGGCTGTCCTTGATGTTTCGAACGTAGAGGTCGAAATACTCCCCAGCCGTCTCCCCGAACGACTTGGCGAGGACGGAAGCCTCAGAGAGCCAATCCGTCAAGCTGGTGAGGTTCGGGATCGACGCCAGAACGAAGTCGAATGCGTCGCTCACCGCACCAAAGAAGGTCTCGTCAAGGGATGCCCCAAGAGACTTCAGCCAGTCGTACACCTCACCAAAGGTCTGCTTGAAGGATGCCGCCTGCTCGAGCCACGCATTCGATTCCTCCTCCCCGTAGAAGATCCTCGAGATCCAAGCGACGATCTCCACCCCCTTGTCGAAGAGGAACTCCGTGAGGTTCTCAATGGCGTAGGTCAGGACGTCCCGAATGCCAGAGATCACGGAGAACGTCATGGTGAACTGGCGCGTGATCCCATGCACCAAAGTCTCCATGAGGAACGACCCGAGCATGAGCCAATTGTCCCCATTGGTGAAGGCGCTCCAGAGAGAGTCCTTCAGCCACGGAACCACGACCGAGAGAAGGCTCTTGGTGAGAGCGGCCCAAGGCACCTCGTCGATCACACGCTCCACAATGTCCCGAACACGGAGGGCGAGATCCTTCGCCGTCCCGAGGAGGCCCATGAGAGCCGAGCCAAGCGGAGAGCTGGCGGACTCGCCGTTCAAGTAGGCACTCAGGGACGCCACGGCCAACGAGATCGAATTCGTGATCCGATCCGCGATCAGCTTGGGGTCGACCTCCATTGCCTTCTTGAGCTGCTCCGTGAGGAAGCCCTGAAGGAATTGGACACCTTCGAGAAGCGTGTCGCGGATCTTAGTGACAATGTTCTGCGCGATAGGGCCGAATGCCCCACTCATCGCCTCGTCCACCCCCCACATAGCAGCAGTCAGCGCACCAACTGCAACAACGACAGCACCGATCCCAATTCCCCACGGGCCAAGAGCGGCCAGCATGGGCGTCAGCATCCCGAACGGCCCACCCGCAAGAAGGAGGTTCTTCAGGTAGGTGAAGGGGACGAGCAAGTCGCTGACGTTGATCCCCACGGACGCAAGGAACTCGCTCAGGGGAGAGAACGCCTCCGAAGCTGCACCAATGGCAGAGATCGCCACGCTGAGCTTGCCCGTGTCACCGATGAAGGGCTGAAGGGCTGCAGCAAGCCCTCCTGACTGCATGAGCGAAGCCGCACGCGTGAGCTTCGAGAGCGTGTCGTTCACCCCAGCGATCTGCTCCTGTGAAGCACCAAGTGACTGAAGCTGCTTGGTGAAGAGATCCAGCCCCTTCCCAGCCGCCAGGGTCTTGACCGCTGCTCCGACCTCCGCATACGCCGCACGCTGGCTCTTCACGAATTCGCGTGCATCTGGGTACGCAATGCTCTTGAACGTATGCTCGAAATTCTCCTTGATTCGCGCAAGCTGATCGTCAAGCGTCAAGCCCGTGCGATAGCCCTCCTTCCCAAGCTCTCTGAGGCTCTTGATCCCGCCCTCAATGGGCTTCTGCATCGCCTCCAGGGCCGCGACCGCGTTGTCGCCCGCCTCGAAGAAGTACTCGAAGCCGGGGCCAAGCTCTTGCGTTACCGTGTCGGACAATTGTTGAAGGAGGACGTCGTTTCGCGGCCCACCTTTCTTGAGATCCGAGTAGAGCTTCGTCATGTTCTTTGCGAAAGTCAGCGGATCGTCTGTTCCCTTCTTGAGCGCGTCCATCGCCTCAGAGAAGCCTCCAGGGAGGCCAACAGCGAGCTTCTGCAAGAGTGGGCCGAACTCGCCATCAATGCCCGCCATCATCTTGGGCAGGACGTTCGCATTCTCGGAGAGATTCTTGAAGAGGTCTATGGCGTGGGTGAGGTTCTCCTGCTGCGTCCCACCAATGGCCGTGGTCATGGCCGCACCAAGTCGGGTCGCGGACAGGATCATCTTCTGGACGGCTTCCGGCCCCTCCGCCTTCAGCGTCGTGGCGAATGCCTCGTCCATCGTCGTCATCATCCCAACCAAGCCACCAAAGGCTTCCGTGCCAATGCCGAGCGCGGTGACCTGCTTCGTGAAGGTGTCGAGGAAGCCGACCGCCCCCTCCTTGGTGAAGCCATACGAACGAGTGAGGTTCGTGAAGACGTTGCCAAGATCCTCACCTGAGAGACCCGTGACCTCGAGAACCCTTCCGAGATCCTGCAAGCCGTTCAGTCCGAGATCCTCTGGTGTGATCCCGACCTTCCGCAAGGCAAGGAAGTTCTTTCCAAGCTCGCCTGCGTCCATGTTGAGCGAGCGCGCCGCACTGGAGATCTGCCCCTCGGCGCGGCGCAGCTCCTTCCCGAAGAGGCCCGCATTCGCAGCCATTCCTGCGAAGCCCTTATCGAATTGGATCGCAGCCTGTGTGATGCTGGAGACGAATTGCCCCCGGCTCTCACTGAGCTTGTTGATCAGGTCTTGCGCCTTGTCGAACGGAGCGCGCACCAAGTCCGTGGGGTCGAGCGCGTCGAAGAGCTTGGCGAGCTTAGTGACCGCCGTCTCACCGTCGTTCGCCAGACGAGTCGCGTCGTCAGAAGCTCCCCTGAGGGCGCTGCTGGTGTTTTTGATCGCCCTGGTGCTTCCCTTCGAAGCAGAAGCAACGCCACTGAGCATGCTCTGGATCGAAGCGTTCAGATCGCTGATCGACGTGTTCAGCGCAGCGACGTTCTTGTTGAACGCCTTCGTGTTCGCTGAGAAGTTATAGCCGAGTCCGATCCGCATACGAGCCTATAGCCAACGAATTCGAATGCACCAAGCCAGTGTCAAGGATCTGTCAGGGTGGGAGAGAAGGAGGGGAAGGGGATCGGGGGGTGCTTAGCTTGAAGCATGCTCAAGACCTACGTCGTGTTCCGTCTCCACGAGATGCCTCAAGAAGTGAAAGACGCCCTCCTTCGCATGTGGCGAGATCGCTGCTACACAAACGGGTGCTTCGTCGCGTACCGCGAGTGGTACGACGGGAATCCAAAACCCGGATCAGATCGGAGTATTGTGGAGGCTTGGCTGCTGCAATCCCCGCATCTGGCGGGGATCATGGACGGCGTGGAGTGTCCTGACGTTCTGATCCATTACTGTTGGTGAGGTGAGAAAATGAGGTGGTTTGAAGCAGATGGTGTCGCTACGGCGACAGCACCCATGAGCGATCATGTCGTGCTGCGTGCGACGGTGACGAATTGGGTGGCGAGTCTCGCTGTTGAGGATCGGGGCGAAATCCGCTGTTTCCTCTGGAGCAAGGAGGGGCTTAGCATGGAGGAGGGGAAGCGGGCGATCTCGGAGGCGCTTGGTGACCTGGGACGAAAGCTGATCGACCGCGCAGATCCTCCGACCGTGCAGTGGGTTCAGGACGGAGGAATGACGAAGGGAAGGATCACGCACCAATGCTGCGGGGTAAGTGAGGACGTTGTGATCCATCTCATGCACGGAGAGGCGCTGGTGGCGCGAGTGGGGGGCTTGCTCCTCAAGGAGGAGGGAAAGCCCTGCATCTTCGATACCGTGGAAGAGGCGAAGATCGCCGCAGAGAAGGCAGTGGCGCGACTTCACCGGAGGAAGGAATGAGAAAGCTCGAGGATCTCTCCCGCGAGGAGATGCATGCGCTCTTGCTCAAGGTGCGCGATCTCGTCGACGAGCTGCCGTCGTACACGCAGAAGTCTGACGACGGGAGCTTCATCTACGACCCCTACCTGTGCTGCTCGGGCCACGAAGGGGTGGGGCATGACGCTTGGTGCGTAGTGCGGAAGCTGAAGGAATTGCTTTAGAGCCGTTCCTGCCCTTTGCTGTGGGCGGCGAGCGATTCGATGATTCGCTCCCTACGCGAGATCGGCAGCTTCCAGAGTCCCTCGACGCTCATGTTGGAATACATGAGCGTCGCTTGGAGCTTCTCGATCCGCTCTACGGCGTCTTCACGACCGATACCCCGGTCATAAAAAAAGTGAGGACGTTGCCCACCAAGGGGATCTCTCCGTTCTCCCCGCAGGACGCGCAAGTGTACTTGCCCGAGGCGTCGAATTCGCCCCCGACCCCCTTCGCTGCCTTACGAATGGCAGCGATCTGGCGCACACTCAGCGCCCGGATGCGCTTCAGGATCTCTCCGATCTCCTCCTTCTTCTCGCCACGCACCACGGGGGTGCCTTGTAGCTCAGCGAGGTTGTGGGCGAGCGAGATCGACGCATGGTGGTCGGGGAAGAAGGAATTGGCAGTTACCTCCCAGATCGCGTCCCGCACCACGGGAAGGCGGAGGCGAGCAAGCTGTGGTGCCTGGGGCGTGCTGACACACCAAGCAGGGTCTTCGTCAGCCTTCAGCGGGATCACCTCCAGCTCGGAGATGTCGAAGGAGTAGCGCCCATCGTTCTTGCACTTCGGACAAGTGATCGTGAAGTCCAGAACGTCCCCATGCGAAATGCGCGTCGCACCAAGAACGAGGTAGCTGAAGTCCTCCATCGGGAGGTTGAGGATCGCGTTCACCGAGAACGTCTGCGGAGGCTCCTCTCCGACGTCGTCGTCACAGCCAACGATCAGGCGACTGAGGACGAGCGCGATCCGCCGATACATCTCCTCGGTGGGGATCTTCCCGTCCTTAGGCCGAATGGCGAGAATGTCCTGCTCCTCACCCGTCATCTCCCGCAGGCGGAACTTGCGAAGTCGAACATTGGTGCCGTCCTTCTTCGTCCAAAGGTAGCCGCAAGGCAGCTCGACCATGTCGTGTGAACTTAGCGTTGGTTCCATGAATGCTCCCTCCTCAGATCCTAACAAGAAGGGGGGACAGCACCAAGCCATCCCCCCCCCTCGACGAATTCGAATTCGCTGCTTAGTGCGGAGTCAAGATCACCGTGTAGGTGCCAGCACCGGGCTGGTGCTTCCAGCCGTAAGCCGTGTTCGCCGTGGAGTTCTTCTGGATCAGCGACTTGTACGCCGCCGAGATCTTCTTGCTGACCTCCTCCTTCGAAGCTCCGGTCACCACCACGTTGTTCCCCTCGACCTTCGCACCAAGGATCGCCGCAAGCTCCTTGCTGAAGAACTGACGCGCCTCCTCTACAGGCTCCTCCACGCTCTCCTGCACCTTAGAAGCCTTCGCACGAAGGATCTTCGCAGAGGCAAGCGCGTCCTGCGCGAGGGCGTTGAGACGATCACGCGCCTCCTCGAACGGGTCGACGATGTTGGTGATGGCAAGGAGCAGACGCTTCTTGGTGAAGGCCGCGTCAATGACGGGCTTCTTCTTGTCCACGGCAGCAGCCAGAGCGGCGTCGCTGGACACCGACCTCGGCTTCCCTGGCGCATCTTGGAGCATGAGCGCCTCAGGGCTGAGCGCGTAGATCGGCTTCATGGCCGAAGCGAAGCTCCCCTGCGTCTTCGTCTTGATCTCCCTGGCTGCCGCCTCCAGCCCCTCCGCGAAGGCGATCAGTTGCTTGCGGCTCAGATCCTCCAGCGGGATTCCCATGAAGTCAGTCGGAAGCCCAGACCCCTTGTTCTTCGCAACCACCGCCTCAGTGTCCTTGTGCCGCTCGTTCTCGCGCTTGGCAGCCGCCTCCGGGGCGTCAGGATCGAAGGAACCGGGCGGATCGTCAGCCTGCTTGAACGCCTCCTCGACCTCCTCCTCCTCGTCCTCCTCGCCACCAACGTCGTCCAGATCCACCTCCTCGCTCTCAGGATCTTCCCCGCATGTGCCGTCGCACATAGCGCATTCTGCCAGATTCAGTACGCGATTCGACATGACCGTATCCTCCTGAAGGAGCATAGACAGGAATGGGGCTTTTCGTCAAACCAACGCACCAGCAGCCACCTCCGTAAAGGCATGCGGCTGCACCGTGAGCGAAAGCATCGTAATATCCCCAGAAGAAGCGTCCAAATCCCCTGGAGTGTAATTCGTCGGAATACAGTCCCACAAGATCCATGAACGCGCAGGCAGCTTGGTGACCCCTGGGATCGGAACACCAACAGAGAGGCTCCCGCCCAAGCCAAACGGAAGCTGGTTCCCAGGCATGAGCTGGATCACCAAGAGGTTCCTGCGAAATTGATCGATCCCATTGATCGAACGCTCGACCCAACGGTAAAAGTCCGTGTCGTCCGCACGCGCTCCGCGCTCGAACGTCACAGGATTGACTTGCGCCCCCGTGACGTAAGGGGTGGAGTAGTGACTGTTCAGGGGGCGATTCTGCTCGGTCTCGACCTCCAGTCCGATCCCCGAGACGCGAGCGCAGCCGATGGAGGGCATCAGCACGAAGAAGGGGGGATTGAGGTTCGGGCTGATATCGCAGACCACGAAGCGAAATCCACCAATGTGATCCCGCCAACGCTCTCTTGGCATTCGCTCCTCCGCGAATTCGAATTCGTTAGGCCGGGGTCGTCACCCACGAGTCGCCGTCCCGTGCCACGGGAATCCCCGCGAGCCGCAGCGCCCTCCGAACCTCCTCCGTCGACACCAAGTCCGAAACGACGACCGAGATCTGCATGCGCTTCTCGCCCGCGTCGGAGTCCTCGATGGAGAGGTCAGCCTCCTTCCCGATGCGGATTCCGTCCGTCTGGTAGAAACGCACCGTAGCCGAAAGATCCCGCACGACCTTCTCGATCTTCAGCGCGCTGCCCCAGAGTGAATCCATCTGGTGCGAGAGCGAACGAACTGTCACAGGAAGGAGCATCCGGGCGCGAAGGATGATCTCCGTCCCAGGCATGGAGGAATGCCTGCTCGTCTCGCTCCAGGGACGCACCAAGTACTCCCGAACTACACGCCCAGGGGTCACGTCCTCGTCGAGGGAAATCTCTTGCAGCCGAAGGAGAAGGTCGCGCATCAGGGTTCCTCTTGAGAGGGGAATTACACCAAAAGCAACTCCTGCCAAGATTCCTACACCAAGTCCTCACGACTCGCCTGATCGATGGAGACGTGATTCACGACCAATGAGACGTTGCGGATCGGGATTGTGCGGTTCAATGGCGGAAGGTTTCGGATCTTTCCCTTCACGTCGTCATTCAATGCGCCCGAGGGAAGGTAGCCAAGCGTCAGGTGCGGCCTGTACCGCAAGTACTGCTTCGAGACGTTTAGCGGATTGAACGCATGCACAAGCGCCATGTGGAGCGCATGCAGGTACGCAGAGGACACCGTGAGGATGATCGGGTTCGGCTTGCCCGCAGGCGCGTCGAACCACGAAATCGAATGCACCAAGAGGTCTCGCGGCTCAAGAAGGAGCGCAGGACGAAGGCTCTGGATCGCCTCTCGAAAGGCTTTGGTGTACGCCTCGACGTCCACACCCATGAGCGAATCCTTCGCGTAGTAGAGCGTCACATGCGCCCGCTCCCCGTCACTCTCGAGCGCAGGAAGGTTCCGCCACAACGAAAGCGCCTCCGAACGAAACCGCTCGTCGACGTATGACCCCACGAAGACGCTGTCCTCGGGCGTCAGGCTCGCCTCAAGCAGCTCGCGGAGAAGGCGCATCACTCACTCGGAAGGAATTGCTCAATGCTCTCGCAAGCAATCGTCAACTCCGCCACGGAGACGTCCGCCGAAGTCGCGTCCAGATCCCCACCCGGCTTCATCTCGGTCGGAAACGCCTCGTAGCACACATAGCGACGGGCCTTGTTCCGATCCCACACCCCATTGGTCTTTCCGTCGCGGGGGAACTGGTAGATCGTCACGTCCGCACGATACTCGTCCCCATTCACCACGCGCATCATCCAGTCGTAGAACGCCGAAGAACGCTTGGCGATCCCCTTGTTCAGCGTCACGTCCCCGACCGTGGGCGCACCTGGGTACTTCTTGGTGTACGTGTCCGTACCCTCCTTGTACTCCACGGGGTCAATCGAGATGTTCGGAATCGAGCAATTCTGAAAGCCCCCCTGAGGCTCAGTCGGCTCCATCCCATAGCCGTTATTGGTGACGACCTGAAACCGATGCCCCTGCATGAGGTCGGTGGCTTGCGCTCGCGGCATGCGTTTCCCCTTCTCTTAGGGTTGCTTACTCGGGTACGCCAGGAAAATCACGAACTCACGACAGGGCTTACCGAAATCTCAAGAACGCCAGCACCCGTGAGCGCCACCGCAGTTGCGCCGTCCGAAGCCACCACCTTGAGCTTCCAGCCAGAAGGAACGTGCATCTCATCCTGATTGTCGAAGATCAGGATCTGATCACTCTCAACCTCCCGAAGAAGGATCTCGACCCCAGATCCCCCCCACTCCGTCTGCTCGGCGGAAGGGGACACCTCCTTCGAGACGAATCCAGGCGTGGCGTTGGTGCTGTAGAACGGGTCAGTGAAGTCCACCGCATACACACGAATCCACGTCGCCCCAGGAAACCTCCCCATGAGGCTCGTAATCTTCCAGTGCGGCCACTTCGTGAGAGGCCAATCCGGTAGGACGTCCTTAGGCTTCACCCCCTCAAGAAAGCCGTAATTCAAGTCGACCAGCCCCCCGGTGATCGCCCCAGACCCAGCGGCAGGCCGACTCCAGAGTTTCCCACCAACAAGCGTCTGAACCACGTCGTCAGCCGCTGGGCCATACTCCGTGCCGTCCACCGTGTCGTCGACGCGGAAGCTGTAGCGAAACATGTGCGGAATCTTGCTCAACGCCATGTGTACCTCTCGCTCCTCATAGCCGCCTTCGCAGACGAAGCAAAGAAGGCAGGGTCTGCCCTGCCTCCTTCGTGCCTTCGTGGCGTGCCTTCGTGGCGTGCCTTCGTGGCGTGCTTGGTGCTACTTCTTCAGGCTGTTGATCAGCTCAATCGAGCTGGGATGCAGCAAGTAGAGCGGATCGTTCACCCCGTCGAAACGGGCGTCAATGTGCCGCGAAAGCTCACCGACCGCAATGGTCGCCGCCTGAATCGCAGCGAGCTGCTCCCGCTTGTGGGCGTCCTGAGCTGCCTTGAGTGCGTCATTGTCTGCCATTTGATTCTCCTCGATGCTCCTGTGGGTAACTCAGGCACCAAGATCGAGCCAACGACGAAGTCGAATTCGTCAGCTCGTCGAGCTGCCCGCTCCCTGCAGCCCGACGCGAGCCACGATGAACTCAGCCGCCGCATTCGGACGGAACCGAACGTCAGCCGTCAACCGACCCTGCGCCACCTCCGCTGCCGGGTTGTTGCTGTCGTTGCAGATCACCGAGTAGCCCTCCGCAGCCGACGCCCCGTAGAACCAGCCCAGGTTCCGCAGCCGCTCCATGTACGAGGTGATCTCCAACGTGATCTGCGAGCGCAGCGCAGGAGTGTTCGGCTCAAACACCTTCGGCAGCAGGATCTGCCGCATGTTCAGCTTCACCACCGCAAGCATGCGCGCCACATGGATCATGCCGTAGTCCCCGTTCCGCTCCATCGTGTTCGCACCAAAGACCACAGGATCTTGGTACTGCGCCAGATACCGAATCACGTTGATCTGGTGCGACCGAAGCTGCCCAGCCTCCGCGTCCGAGACCTCATACGCAAGCTGCACCACCAAGGACAACCGCCCGTCCGCCACACCGGCAGGAGCCTTCATCGCACCACGCGCAGAATCCGTCCGCGAGATCACACCAGCCGCATGGAATACCGGAGGGAGCAGCCGAGAGCGATTCGTCGCCGGATCAATCACGTACTTCCAGGGCCAGTACATATGGCCCTCAAGCGCCTCAGGGCGGTTCACCTGACGCTTGTACGCAATCGCTTGCGTCGGCGTATACCCCGAAGGCGGGCAGATCACCGCAAACCGATCCGTGTTCTCCCGAGCGTGACAGTAGTCCAGCAACGCCTGATCCACCGCCTTCACCCCGGTGAAGTCAGGGAAGATCACCATCAGCACCTCATTCAACCGCTCCGTCGCGTAGATGCCCTTCCGATCCGCCTGGATCGCCGTCCCGATCACCTCCGCACTGGTGATCGCGCTCCCGTCGTCCCCACCAGAGAGCCGCAACGTCCAGGGGCTGGAGGCGTCGTTCACGGGAGCAGCGAAGTAGACCGCGCTGATCGCCCCCCCGTCCTTCACCTCCGCCTCGAACGTCAACGAGAACTCCCCCGTCGTGTAGTCAATCGTCCCCGTGCCGTCGCCAGTGAACCCACCAAAGCCGTCGTCCGTCAACGTCATGGTGCTGTCGTCCGACTCCTTCAACGCCGTGAACACCAAGGAGCCAGAGTAGACCGCATTCGAGAGCGTCCCCGCAAACTCCAGCGTCGCCCCGTCTCCAGCCAACGCCGTCCCCGCGTCGCCTGCAGCATCCTCCTCCACCGAGACCCCTGAAAGCTCCGAAGGAACCCCAGCGTGGATCTCCGTCACCGAGAAGTACTCAGAGCCGTTCGTGGCGTCATTCAGGACGTTCACGATGTAGTTCTCGCTGTCCGTGTTGTCGGTCAGCGACACCAAGAACGTCTCCGCCACCGCCCACGAGCCGTTCGCGTCCAACACCTCCACCACCAAGTTCCACCGCGTGAACGACGCCGAATCCGCATCCTCGTAGCCCTCCAACCCAGAGAGCTTGATCCGGCAGTCATTCCCATACGCACCAACGTGATCCATCGTCAGAAGGAAGAGCTTCTTGCGGTACACCACAGAGACCACGTAGTCGTCCGCAGGCGCATTCGAGAACGTCACCGCAAGCGCCCCGGTCGTGTAGTTGATCGACCCCGTCGCCCCACTCTGGAGCGCGCCTTCACCGTCGTCCGTCACCGTGATCTCAGGCCCGTAGTACCGATACGTCGCCGTGATCGCCGTCGACGCCCCAGGAAGATCGCCAGTCAGGTCAATGTAGATCTCACCCGTCGTCCGGTTCAAGGTGGTGTTCTCAGGCGTCCCGTCCCCCTCAACAGAGCCGTCCGCCGCAATCGTCTGAGACTTCGCAACGCCACCAGACGTCCACTCGATCAGGACGTCCCCCGTCGTCACCCCAGGGTGCGCCAAGGTGCCAGAGAACGCCGCATCCCCACCAGCGTCCGAATCCAGAACCTCGTCTGTCACCAAGAGCGCACGCTGGTACACGATCTCAAGACTCCCAGGGAGGATCGGCACGCCAGCCAACGTCTTGCTCCCCGTCGTGTCCGAACCATCCCCCGTCATGAGCGTCTCCGTCACCTCCGTCGAGATGTACGCAGTCGCCGCCACAGCGTCGTCAGACGCCACCCGCACCACCACCAAGCGCGAGCCACCGTTCTGGAAGAAGACATACGCAGCCAGCGGAGCCGTCAACGTGGTGCTGAAGGTGCCAAAGACCCGCTGAAACTCCTCCCACGAAGTGATCACCGTAGGAGTATTCAGCGGCCCCTTCGGCGTCGCCCCAATCAAGGCCAACCCCGAAGTCGAAACCGCCGTCGAGACCGCCTGGGCCAACGGTACTGTCAAGGTGCGAACGCCCGGTGTGTTCGAAGCAGGCATGCTCTTAGATCCTCACGCTAAGATCGCCTTTACCCGACGAGAGCCAAAAAGCAAACCCAGCCGACGAAGTCGAATTCGCTGCCGCAGGAAATTTTCGAAGAGCTTCGAATGCGGTCTGCACCAAGACCTCGAATGCGGCTGTGGGAGGGGTTGGGGAGGGTGAGGAGACCACCGCCGCTATAAGAGTGTCTTAGTTCGGGAAAACTTTGACCGCGATCAACGCCAGTTTTCAGATCGTACTTTCGGACGACACGCACGGCGAGGAGAGCCGACCGACGCGAGCGGGAGGAGCGGCCCGCCGAAGCCCCGACAGCCCGAGTAAGGAGTGTCTTAGTTCGGGAAGACGAAACCTGGGAACAAGGCCAGATTTCAGAGCCTACCGATTCCCGAGGACGGAGGGGACGACACAGCTCGATGCACTAAGGTCGGAGAGATGTCGTACTCCCCACGAATCGAGACCGAGATGCTCCTCTTCACCTCTCGCACGGAGAGGTCTGGGTACTGAAGCTCAATCGGCACCTCATCCACCGACCCGTCATAGGTGCGCTCCTCGTCCTCCGCGTCGTACACCTTGAGCGAGAAGCCATCGAGCAGGAATCGCTGGAGGAGGTACACCCACAGGAGCTTCGCCTCCCGACGAGCCGACGAACCTCGGGCGACGACGTCGATCCGATACGAAAACTTCCTCGGGTGCGAGAGCGGCTGAACCTCCAAGAAGTCCGCCCCAGTCCGCGTGGTGCCGTCAGCGAATTCGACTTCGGTGAAGCTCGTCTGCGGCGCGGGCCGAATGTCCTGCACCGCTAAGCCCACGAAGCGCTGCTCATCTGGCTCGTCCGAAGTCAGCGTTACCGCGACATGCGGGTAGAACTTCGCACCAAAGCTCTGCTCCCCCCCCGAGAAGTAGACAGGGACGTGGCCCTTGTACTCCGCCACACCGCGAACGCCCTCCACCACGAGCGCGTACTCCTCTCGCGCCTGATCGCCCTCACCAAGCAAAATCAGCACAGGCTCCATATGCTCAATGATGGCCCGATCAAAATGCTCGATCTCGATTCGACTCATGGCTCACCTCTTGCGAAATGCCTTTCGCTCGATCCCCTCCGTGAATCCCTCCATCGTCTCTGGGTTCTCAATGTCGCCCCGAGGAGGCTTCACAGATCGAATCTTGCTCCCGGTCAGGATCGCTTTTCGCTGCGCTTTCATCTCCTGCACGATGTACGCCTTCATCTCTTTCAGCGCACTTGACCAGACGTCGACCGCCTTCCCTCCGACGCCGTACTCCTCCCGAAGGGCTTCGAAGGCTAAGTCCGTTGGGGCGTCGACCAGCGCGTATCGCTGAGCAGGCATGAAGCGAATGGCCCGATCCAGCCTCTTGGGATCAAGCTCATCCGCCTCCGTGATCCAGCCCGCTTGCACCAAGAGGTGCGCTTGCTTCTTCAGCGCCTTCACCGCCCCCTCGTACTCGTCAGGAGTGACCCGACGAAGGACGCCCTTCCCAGAGGCGAGGAGCGGGGCCGGGATCGCCTCAAGGGGAATTGGCCCAAGCACAGAGAGATCCCGCACCAAGCCTGACGGCCCTTCCAAGAGCATTACCCACATGCCCCGATCCTGATCCGAGAGGACGCGCTTCTCCTCAGGCAGGACGACTGCATACCAGTCCCTCGTCCAGATCAGCTCAAGCCGGTCGTAGTCCAGGCTGGAGCGCGCTCCAGCAGCCTTCAGCCGCCGAACGAGCCGCCAGAGCGCATTCTGCACAATGGAGGCGACCTGCTTCTGAACGAACGCCTCGTCTGCTTGCGCGAGCCGCTTCAGCACCTTCTTGGTGGCCCCAGATGGCTTCGCCCCGATCACTTCTTGACCAAGAAGGTCTCAGGACGATCCAGCCGTTCGGCACCAAGCGACTGAATCCACTCAAGGTGCTTCGCACAGACCCCGAAGAGGGCGGACGAGGGGGCTTGCGCTTGGAGCATGGCCACAGGCGGATCGCCGCAGACGAAGCAATGCCGGTGGAGGTCAATGTCGCTCACCCGACATGGGAACGATCCCCCCCGGACGGGGCCACTACAGGGACGCCCGCAAGGCTTCCCTTCCTCTTGGTGCCAACGACAGGTCTGGCAGGCGAATGCCAACATCAGGCAACCTTCCCGAGCGCCTCTACCTGCTCCTTGGTGAAGAAGGTCTGCCCATGCTTCTTCGACCACATGGCCACAGCCTCTCCCAAGCCCCAGGAGCGAATGTCTCCCCACAGGATCGCCGCCTGATACGGCGTGAGCGACGGCTTGATCTTCAAGATCCGATCCGTCTCGGGGGCGTTGAGCGGACGAATGACCGGGTGAAGCTCGCTCTCCTGATCCTCAGGACTCCAACGGTCGTCCCCCTCCTCCAGCACGACGCGGGTAGAGATGTCCTCCAGCACGAAGAAGGTCTGGGCATCGTAGGAATACGCCGTCTCCGTGCGCTCCGTAGCCGTCCTCCGCATGCTCCCACGAACCTCTCGCTCCGTGGGCGAATTCGAATGCACCACACCCTCCGCAAGCACCTTGCCCATGAGCGAGCAGACCACGAAGCGATCCCCACTCGCCAGAAGCTCTGGAGCGACCAGCCACGCCCTCGAAGGGTGCGACGCCGCCACCATCTCCAAGAGCGAGAGCAGCTCCGCGCTCACCTCCGCCTCCGAGACCTCCTTCACTGGCCACCGCTCGTCCCCATGCACCGTTCGCATGCTCTTGTAGACCGTCGTCACCAAGGCATAGAAGCCGTCCGGGTCAGACTTCTCCTTGTCCGGGTACTCCTGTTGAATGATCTCCTTCGACTGAATCCAATCCTTCTCTTCCTCAGGGGTACGCACCAATGCTGAAGGCATCGCTTTTCTCCTCCTACTTCTTTAGCCTGGGAATGGAATCTCGGGGAGCGATGAAGCCCTCCGAGGGAGTAGAGGGACGCAAAGGAATCGCCTCAGCGGGCTGAACCTCCTCCGTCAGTCCCGACCGAGATTTCAACGCAATCTTCCACTCCGTAAATCCGGGGCCATTCCGAACGATCCCGAACTCGTCCACCTTGACGATCCGAAACCAACGCGGACGCTCCGACAGCGGATGCTGACAAATCACGTCCCCGATCTTTGGTGCTTTTGGCCCCTCCGTCAGCTCCGCCCAGAGCGAATACGGGATCGCAGCCTCAGCGTCGAACTCAGACTCCACCAAGCCCCCCTCGTCCGCGTCAACATTCTGACTCTCCGCCTCCTCGAAGAGAAAGCTCACGCTCAGCGCGAACGGAGCCATGTACGAAGGCTTCTCGCTCTCCCGATGAACAGGATTCCATTTTCCCGGCTTCAGGACGTAGTAATGCAGGAAGGTCTCGCCCTGCTCGTCGTCTCCAACAAAGCGTGCGTAGTCCCGGCTCACCTTCTGAAAGAAGTCCCGATCCCTCATACGCCCTCCGTGAAGCCACAGAAAAGGGGAGAACGAATTCGACTTCGTTCCCCCCCTCTTCACCCCCCCCAGACCCGATCAGCCCACCGAGAGAATGCGCTCAAGGTGCGAGGTCAGCGACACGCCGTTCTGGATCTCCTCCATGACCTCAGGGTCGGCCACGAAGCCGTGAGAAGCCAGGGCAGCCAGGGCAGCCTTCCCGGCCAGCTCCTTCGCCGCCGCCAGCGTGTCAGCCTCACCCTCGGCAGAGGGATCGTCGCCCTCGTCCGTGTAGATCGCCCAATACGCCCCACCCTCGTCATCGACGGCCAGCAAGGTCACCAGACCGTCCTCCGTCTCCGCCATCCACTCACCCTCGTCGCCCTCGATCCACGCCAGGGCGTCCACTGCCGACTGCTCGAGCATCGGGCGGTAGTACATGTTCTCGAAGACCTGAAGGCTCTCGTTCTGGTTCGAAGCCTGCTTCCCTGCCCAGTCCATCGCGCCAGCCTTAGCCGCACCAGCGACCGGAGCGAACTTGTTCCCCCGTGCCTCGGCAGAGCTGACGCCACCCCCTGAGCGAGACAGCACCTCGCCGTCGTAGCAGCGGACGTTGTCACCCTTCATGCGAGCAAGCCGACCGCAGACAGGGACGCCCTTCTGGATCGACAAGGTGCCACGCTCCGGGCGATACCGCACGGGAGCGGGCTTCTCGATCTTACGAAAGAGCGGCTTGCCGTTCTTCCCCTTCCCCACAACCACGTCCTTGGGAGAAGAGAAGTTGAAGGACACCGTCTTCGCCCGCCGCTGCGTGCTGAACTTCCCCTCCGCGTCATGGTGGGGATTCGGGTTGCCACGCTCTTCGATGTTCGCCATTTTGATCTCCTACTGAAGAAGCGATAGCGTATTGACGAGAATCGGGCAACGCGAATTCGAATTCGTTCAGCCAATCACAAACAACACCCCAGGCGAGGCTGCAAGCGCCTCCTCCTGAAGGATCTGAAGCTCAGCCTCCGACTCCGACATGAGGTCGCCGCCGTCCATCGACGTCTTCGACCCACCCATTGGAACCTCACTGTACTTGCGCCGAACTTGCCCCAACGTGCGCTTACACGTCGCAAGCAAGTAGCGCCGAAACCACTGAAGCTCTTGGCTGTCCAGATTCTCGACGTCCACGACGTACTTCACGAACTCTACGAAAGCGGGGCCACTCAAGGTGTCAGGTCGTACCGTCAGCACCTTGCTGCGTGGCTCGTACTGCCATGTGGGATCGTTCCCAAATTGCCGCTCTAATCCGCGATTGGCAAGGTACTGAAGAAGATGCGTTGTCCGCGTGAGGTTGCCAGGGTTCCGAATGAATCCCGTCAAGTCCTCCATAAAGTAGCTGCGGTACTCAGAAGAGACATTCGCTATATCAGGAAGGATTACGTCGACGACCTCTCGGACGTTCGACGGAAGCCTGTAGTCCGATTGGCCCGCCACCAAGGTGAGCGGGAGACGGCACCGCTCACCTACGGTGGAGGAGAGCCAGAGCTTGGTGTTCTCGATCCCGTCCGCAATGTCGTCGAGCGTTAGCTCAATGCCGACGTTGTTCCCACCAAGCTGGCGAATGACACGATAGCCCTCCGCCTGCTCCCGCTCGGTGAGCGCACGAAAGAGAAGCTCATGCTTGGTGGTGTCGCGGGCCATTGTTCAGCGGACGAGGGAGCGGCGAGGACGAGGGGCAGGCTCGGGCTTGACCTCAGTCACCTCGGGAGCGACCTCGGGAACCTCAGCGATCTCGCGGACTTCGGGCTTCGGCTCGGAAGGCTCCTCGACCTTCGGCTCGGGCTGCACCTCGGGCGGGGCAGACTGCTCGGGCTGCGGATCGGGCTGCTCCTCGAGCTTGACCGGCTCCACCAAGGAGAGGTCGACCAGCGACGGGGTGATCTCGACCGACGCCGTCTCCGCCGTCTCGACACGAACCTCCACTACAGGAGCGACGGGAGCGGGAAGCTCCACCAAGTGGGTCTTCAGCCACATGCGCCATTCGACCGACCCCTCGAAGACCTCGCCAGCCGCAAGGTGCCTGGACTCAGTGGGGCTGACCTCCAGACGGATCTTCTTGACCCCGGAAGGAACTGCCGAATGCTTCAGACGATACAAGGGCATCTCTTATCTCCTCTTCCAGAGGTAACTCGACTATAAAGACCGGTCGAGCGCGGTGGGGAAAAAGGAAAAGGCGGAACGCATTCGAATGCGTCCCGCCCCCGCTCACCTCACGGTGAGGTCACCGATCAGGCCAGGGTCGACAAGCCAGTGATCGAGAGCTTCCCGTAGAACTCGGGACGATGCACCTTGAGCGCGTTCCGGGTGATCACGCCGAACTTCTTCGTCATGGTCACGGGATCGACCTGCGTCACGACGCGGATCGGCATGTAGGGCGCGAAGATCGTGCCAGCCTCCTCCCAGGTCGAGCCACGGTAGCCGAGCAGAATGCGCTTGGTGGACGAACCCTCGTCCATGAACAGATCCTCGTAGACGACGTACTTGTTGTTGTACGTCCCCCACCGCTTGATCTGCGGGTTCTTCGACGCCACCGGCTCGACCCCGTCCGCCATCCCCGCGCCCTCGCGCTTCAGCGTCGCACGGTAGTTCTCATGCCCAGAGAGCTGGTCGATCAGGGCGATGATCTCCGGCCCAACCACAATGTAGTTGGGCGTGAAGCCGCGAGTGCGCTGCCGCACGCGAGCCGAGATCTGATCCAGCTTCTTCAGGATGTTCAGGATGTTGTCCAGCTCCGTCACCGCCGTGGCAGAGTAGGCCAGCGTGTCCGTGGTCGAAGCCGCCGAGAGCTGGGCGTCGATGATCTGGCGATCCAGCTCGGTGGCGATCTGGATCGTCATCTCGTCGACGATCTCCTGCTCCGCGTCCGCACCAGTGTGCGAGCGGATCTCGTCCATCGCCTCGAAGGTGAGGCTGGCGCGCAGGCGGCGAGTCTGGGCCGTCATGGTCACAGCCTCGAACGCCAGGGTCGTCTCACCAACAGCGGACGAACCCTCCATGTTCTGGTAGTAGCTCGCCACGATGGCGTCGCCGTTGGTGGGCGCGGTGTTGAAGGTGACCCGGAAGGCACCCGTGCTGTAGTTGATCGTGCCGGTGCCGCCGTCGTCACCCACCAAGAGGCCAGAGCCGTCGTCGGTGAAGACCTCGGTGCCGTCCGTGATCACCACAGAGACGCCCGTGGTCGAGTTGTACGGACGAACCGGGAGCTGGAGCAGGCTGCCCGAGAAGATCTTGGTGGCCCCGTTACCCGTGCCAGCCGCCTCCTCCTCGACGTACTCGCTCGAGTAGTGGCGGGCGAAGGTCTGGTTCAGCGAGGTCGCCGCCGCGATGTTGCCACGAGCCGAGCCGGTCTTGTACGACCGAATGAAGACCTGAGCGGTCGGCTTGTTGATCGGTGACACCAAAGCCAGATCGAACGCGATCAGCTGACCCATCGTCTTGCGGATCAGCGGCAGCGTCATGGCCTGCCCGTTGCTGATCACCGAGGTCGTGGTGTCCTCGTTCAGCGAGTCGCCAGGGTTGTTCCTGAAGTTCTCCATCATGACGGCGAGCGCCTCGTCGCGCTTGGCATTCCAGCCCGCACGCCGATCCCCACGCTCGTCCTTGAAGGGGCGATCCAGCGAACGAAGCTCGCCGTTCTTGCCCTCGATCAGGCTCTTCCACTCTTCCACCAAGTTGTTCCGCGCCATTGTTCGTTCTCCTCTGTTCGCTGTAGAATCGGTCTGCTAAAAACGTGCAAGCCTCAGAAGCGAGCTTTTTCAGTCGGGAACGAATTCGAATTCGACGCACCAACGAGATGAGGAGAGGGGATCTCCCTCTCCTCAGCGTACTCTGGCTGCTCTTGGTGCCTTACTGCTTGGGCGCGACCATGCGTGCGAGGAGATCCTGAGCGTAGTTCAGGTCAGCCTTGCTCAGCGGCTGCTCTTGCGCGGGGCGAGAGACCTCCTCCTCAATGCGCTCGGCAGGAGCGACTCCCTTGAAGGAAGGCTCGGGGCTTGGTGCGTTCTGCAACCGAGCCTCCACGCTCTCCTCGAGCCTGCTCTCGCGGGCTGGGGCAAGGCTTTCCATGAGGTGCTTCACCCCCTCAGGCGTGTCGAGCTTCTGGATTCGAGCCTGGAGCGCGAAGCGATCCGGGCGAGTAGCGACGCTCAGGATCGCGCTCTTCTGCTCCTCCAAGAGCTGGCTCCGCGACTCCGCTGCCTCGATCCGCTTGGTGGCAGCAGCCTCCACCAACTGGAGCCGCTCCGCATGCGTGGTGCGCGCCTCCTCCATCTGCCGCTTCATCGCGGAGACCTCAGCCTGGAAGCGATCCCGATCCGACTTCACCTCGGCAAGCTCGGTCTCGAGCTTCGAGAATGACTCAATCGTCTCGGAGATAGCTCCCCGCATCCGAGCGAGATCGTCCTGAAGTGTCTTGCGGGCCGCTTCCACAGATGCCTTCTCGACGTTGGCAATGGCGAGGTTCTCGCGGTGCCGCTGGATCTCCTCTCGGGCCGTGGCCAGATCCGCCTCGACCGCCTCAAGGCGAGCCTGCCAACGCTCGCCAGCACGCGCCTCGATGTCGACCCGCTCTCCAGAGAGGCGCTCCAGCACCAGCTTCTTCAGCGCCTCCTCGGGGGTGCCGATCTCGGGAGTGGCGAAGATCTGCTCCAGCCGATCCTTCACCACGGCCTCGGTGAGCTTCGGCCCCATGAGCGTGCGGATCAGATCCGTCTTCGGGTGCGCCCCCGTCTGGCGCAGCATGAGGTTCTCCGCCCGGAGAGACTCGATCTGCTCCACCAAGCGCCGGTTCCGATCCTGTGCCTGGAGGTTCTTGAACTCCTCCCGCACCAACGCGTCCGTCAAGGACTCCACCCGATCCCGACTCTCGAGGAGCGCAGCCGCCTGAGGGCTGTTGACCAGCGGCTCAAGGTGCGGACGAATCGCCTCCACGATCCGAAGGGCAGCCATGACGCGAGGATCTTGGCTCGAGACCTGCGAGAGCGCCTGCTTGCGCCCAAGCGCATGCGCTTCTGCCGTCGCCTCCTCCATGCGCGTCCGCATCTCCGCGATCACCAGCTCCCGAGCCGACGAGATCGAATTCGCCAACGCGTCCCGCTCAGCGGTGACCTGCTCCAGGGTCAGCCGCCCCTCCGCCAGCAAGGTGGCCGACTCGTTCTTGGTGGTGGCATTCTCCTCAGTCAGCGTGCGAATCCGCTCCTCACGCCCTTGCAGTTCCGTCTCCATCTCAGCGATCTTGGCGACCTTCGCGTCAAGGTCAGCCTGAGCCTCCTCCAAGCGAGCGCGCACCAAACGATCCCGCTCCACGTCCCGCTCGTTGAGCTTGGCGATCTCCTCCTGAAGCGCACGAAGCTCTGCCCCCGCGTCCTCCTTCACGTCCTCCCTCACGTCCTCCTTCGTCTCTCCCAGCGTCTCCTGCGCCTCAGCCTGCGCCTCCGAGACCACTTCAGCGGCCTCAGGCTTAGCTTCGACCGCCTCCGCTACCTCCTCAGCGTCCTTGGTGCCAATGAGCTTGCGAACCACGTCGTCCGCCTCAAGCAAATCCCCCGCGATCATGTCCTTGGCCGCTTCGAGCAGAAACGGATTGTCGGAGAGAATTTGCCGCATCTTGACCTCGTCCGCCTCGACTTCGCGGATCGACTCGTTGAGCGACTCCGCAAGCGGATACGCGGTCTTCACCGAAGGGTCGACCACGAAGTCGAAGGTCTTGAGGCGCAGATCCTCATTGACGTAGTCGGCGTCCCCCCTGCGCGTCACGCTCCCCGAGGCGCGAGAGGAGATCCCCACGGCAGCGTTCGCCTCGATCAGCGCCTGCATGATCTTGCCGCCAGGGGTGTTCAGGATCACGCAGGAACCCTCGATCACCCCGTCCTCGCGGATCTTCAGATCCTCGATGAGGTGGCTCACGCGCCAGAGCGAGGTCTTCCCCTCGGCAGGATGATCCAGCTCACCAAGCATGCGCCTCTTGGTGAGATCCTCGGAGGCGAGCTTGAGCGCATTCTCCATGATGCGCCGCTCGTAGATCCGCCCGTTCTGGTTCTTCGCGTCGACCCGACCAAACTCCCCCTTGACGCGAATCAAGCCAGCCGGGGTGCGCGCCTCCACAATGCTCAGAACCTGATCCGCCACCCGCTCGTAGAGTGTCTCCATCATTCGTTTCCTCTCTCTTGAGCTTAGCTGCTCGAACGTGATCTGCCAAAAGAAGGTAGGGCTGGCGACGAATTCGACTTCGCCACCAGCCCCGCCTTCCCTTCCCTTTCCCCCCTTCCCTTGCTCTTCCCTTGTCACCGCTTCTTGCGCCGGAAGGGCAGCCTCCAGAGGAGGCTCCGTCGTCTCTTGGATTCTGGGCTTTCTCTCCGATCCGAGATCCGTTCCTGATCGGGCCTTACCTGCGCTCTGAGATCCAGAGGGGTGTACCCGATCTTCCGCCGCACCTCAGACCGAGAGAACTCGCTCAGTTTCCCTCAGGCAGCTCCACCGCCGCCAAGAACGCAGGCCGGAGCGGCACCACCGTGTCGATCTCCTTCGCCAGCGCCTGAAGCACCGAGAGGCGGTTCAGGATCGGCGCAAGGTGCGCTGCCTTGTTCCACTCGCCCAGCACCGACTCCTCGAGGGTCTTGTCGCAGCCCGCCACCAAGGACTCCGCGATCTGCCCGTGGCCCTGAAGCTCGGAGAGGTTCGAGGTCTCGATGATCGCCTGGATCTTGTCGGCACACTCCGCAATGGCGAGGTTCAAGGTGCCAGCCGCCTCGAACAGCGCGAAGTCGAGAGGGTCGACCGGGGTCGTGGCGGGAGCCGCAGACTCGTTCAGGAGCGCCCGCAGGGCCGCGACTGACTCGTTCTTCGGAGCAGGAGCCGCAGCCTTCTTGAGGTGCAGCTTCGCCCGCAGCTTCGCCACCTTCTTCATGTGGCGCTTGGTGGAAGCCTTGCGGCGGTATACCTTCGCATACCGCTTGCGATCCGAGCGGTGCCGACGCCGCAGGAGCTTCGCCTTCATCTTCTCGGCACCCTTCAGGATGCGCTGCTTCACCTTCTTCAGCGAGCCACCCACCAAGCGCCGGATGAGCTTGAACGCCTCATCGAGGGACGCACCAGAGGCGACCGCCTGGGCGACCTTCTCGGTGATGTTCGCCTTCACGGCGTTGCGATCCTTGTCCTCGACCGCCTGCTCGGAGAGGATCACGTCGCTGGCATACGCGGCGTCCACCATCTCCATGAGCGCGTCCACGACCTCGGCGGAGGTCTTGAAGCGAGACTCGGGCAGGACAATCGGGTCGTCCTGCTTGGTGGCCGCAGGCTCGGTCGAAGCGGTGGCGGCGGCTGGGGCGTCCGTGGTCTGCCGCTCCTCGGTCAGGGGCTTGGTGGCCACAGGCTCAGCCTGCTTGATCCCCATGAAGCGCATGGCGCTCGCGGTCAGCTTGTCCTTGTCGATGCTCATCTCAACTCCCTCATCTAAGGAGATGCTTACCGATATACACAAAATCGGCAAGGCGAGCGCCCAGGAGATCGTGGATCGCCACCTGCTCGTAGAGACTCAAGGCTCGAATCTCCTCTCGGGATGGCAAGGCGTCGAGCGTGCGGTGCATCGACGCCACCAAGCGGTCGAGCGCGGGTCGAAGGGCTGGAGGAGCTTGAGGAGAGATCGGAGGGGAAGATGCTTGATACCGCTCGATCAGCCCCAGGATCTTCGACTCGACGATCTTCTGGAATCGAGCGGGATTTCGATCCTTCAGAACGAATTCGGCGCTCTCGAATTCCTCACTCTGGAGGTTGATCTCTCCCCAGGCGCTCTTGGTGAGGACTTCCTCCACACGCTCGAAGCAAGAGGGGATCGGGGTCTTCAGTCCTTCCTCCACAGCCTTCTTGGTGAAGTACCTCAAGGCTTCTTGAACCCAAGCCGACGCAGCCTCTCCACCCCAAAGCGCGAACGACACCCGAGCCGGATTCGGATAGCCCTCCTCTCCCTCGTGGAATCCCTTCGTCGTCTTCCACCCCTTGGTGCGAGCCAAGAAGCGATACATCCGATTCGCCTTCTCCTCGGAGAGCGGATCGCCCTTCAGAAGCGCACGCGCCTCGCGGACAGTCTGATCCTCCAAGCCGTCCCCACTCAGCCCCGCCTCATGCCACCGAAGCCCCTGCTCCAACTCGGCCAGCACCTCCTTTGGTGCAAGCAAGATCGAATCGCTCATGTTCTCCTCCAACGAATTCGAATTCGTTCACTCCTCGCGCCGACGCGATCTCCGATCCTGCTCATTGCGAATCCCGGTGAGGATCTTGGTGCGCCGGATCTCCTTTCGAAGCTGGATCAGCTCTCGCTCGAGCTTGAGCAACCGCGCCCGCTCCTGATCTCGACGAAGGCGCTCCGCCTTCTCGTCCGCACCAAGACGCCGAATCTCTCGAAGGAGCGTAGAGGACGTCGAAGCGTCGAGCGGATCGCGCTCAGTGAGGATCTTCTTGATCATCGGGTCAAGCACTGACTCTTGCGGTTCCTCGGGCATAGCTGCCTGCTGTGCCGCCATGATCTGCCCTTGTGCGCTTGCCTCGAGTTCCGCTTGCATGGCAGCAGCAGCACGATCCGCCTTCTCCTTCGCCTTGGTGACCTCACGCGCCTCCTGTTCAGAGAGACCGAACGCACGACGCAGAATGTCGTCCTTGGGAAAGAAGTCCACCATGCGGCTCGCAAGATCCGCCTTCGCGCTTAGCGCCTCGATCTGCGCCAGCTCGTTGATCTGCGACGGGGGCGTCATGTGAATGCTCCACTTCACCGCATCCGGGTCAATGCCCTTGGCAGTCAGGTGGTAGCGGCAGATCATGGACACGCCCGCGAGGATCTCGTTCTGAATTCGCTCCACGGTCGAAGCAAAGCGTGAGTCAAGCTGCGCGAGTGAAGCGCGAGTGTCGCCCTCTTCGAGCGAAAGATACGCCCGAGGAATCTTGAGCTTCGCCAAGACGTGCTTCAGGAAGTACTCAAGATCCTCGGTGTTCTGCCAATCCGCACCAGAGAGCATCTCGATCTCGGTGCTACGCTTCCCGTTCGAGGTCGCCACGAAGAAGTTCTCTTCTTGCCCAAGCGGGGAGGCGCGAAAGTCGATCTTCCCGTCAGGAGTCACAAACCGCTTCTTGGTGAGCATCGTCTTGGCGTTCTGAATGTGCGCCTGCGCCTGCTGCGTCGTCTTGCTGGTGGTGTCGATGTAAAAGACGAAGCGAGCGGGTGAGCGCGTGAGCTTGTAGACAATGGCCGAGTCCTCGAGCAGGGTCAGCCGACGCCACGCCCAGATCGCGTCATGCAGGATTCCGTACCCGTAGACCGAGCTGCTCTCCCGAAGCCTCCAGTGAATGACCTCCCACGGCTCAAATGGCACCAAGCCCGTCGCACGAAGCTGCTCTTGGAGCTTCTGGTGGAAGAGCAACATGCTCCGAATGTCCTTGCTGTTTGGCTCAGGGATCGGCTTCTTCTTGATCTCCTGATACAGCACGGACGCCTGAACGTAAGCCTCCAACGAAAGCGTCCGCGAGGACAGTAGCTGTGCGAATCCAAGGTGCTTCCCGAGATCCGTCTCTACGCGGCGCATGCTGGAGGTCGGAAGGGGGCGAAAGCCCGCCACTCCCTCCTGCGAGTACGCGATCTCCGAGAAGCGATTTCCGTACAGGCAGAGCAGGCGAGCCGTCGAACGGAGGTCGTCCCCGATCTTGAGCCGATCCAAAAGGTCGTTCAGCTCCTTCTGAATTCCCTCATGCTCAGAGACGCACCAGACCTTGCGGTTCTGGAGGTGATCCTTCTTGGTGCTGTCGTCAGCGTAAATATCCAACGCCGTCGACAGCACGGGGTACTCGGACATGGCCTCGTAGTCCGCATACCGATTCTGCAGGTCGATCTGCTGGCCAAAGGCGGAAGACAGGCCACCAAAGGGAGAGGCGGTCTGAAAGGGATGCTCCAGACCGTAAAAGCGGGGGGCGGGTTCCTCAGCACCAAGACCAGCCCCCTTAGGAAGCTCCTTGGTGGTTTCCTTGACGGAAGCCTTAGGAGCCTCCAGAAGGAGGCTCTGTCCCACGATCTTGCTGAACCAGCTCATGCCCTGAGCTTACCCCACACGGGGCAGTCGAGCGACTACTTCAGCTCCCCTGGAAGGGCTGGAGATCCTCGGGGACGTCGAAGAACTCCAGAGACTCATAGGCACGATCCTCGTCCTCAAGGCGGGTGAGGTCGTCCCGGTCGTCCTCAGCGTCGTCGTCGCCACGCCAGCCGTCGATCCCCATTTGGATCTGGTCGACCGCCTCTTGCAGCGTCGCTGCGCTGGCGACCGGGCAGGTGAACACCCAGCGATCCGTCGACACCGGATTGACGCGGATCGTGACCGCCTCAATCCAGTGGTCGGGGGAAGACCAGGGGAGAATGCCGACCGCGATCACGCCGAGGTCGAATTCGGCGCGCAGGCCGAGCTGGTCGGCGCGCATGAAGTGCCACACGCGCTCACGCTGAGCGCGCTCATGGAGCGCCTCAGTGGTGAGGTGGATCGGGGCCGCGCTCGTCAGCGCGAGGGTGGCGGGGATCGAGGCGAGGGGGTTGGCGGTCGTCATGCCCCTCATGTATCCCCAGCCTCATGGCTTGCCAGACCCCTTAGGCCGTCTTGACTTCTTCTTGACAGGATTCGTCCGCAGGAGGCGGGGGCGGATCTTCTGGTGCCGTATCCTGCATGAGCGCAGCCGAAGGAACGTACCCATTCAAGAGATCGAGAAGGACGTCCGCAGGCTCGATCCCATTCTCCTTGAATCCCCGCAGCTTCTCATGTAAGAAGGCGAATCGCTCCTCGGAAGCCACGTTGACGTAAATATGATCCTTGCCCCCGTAGGAGAACACCAAGAAGTGCGAGCCAAGCTCATTGCCGTCCGTCGTGAACACCTTCGAGATGATGTTGCTCAGATCCTCGGGGGTCTTGGCCCCTGAAGCGGCTTTGTCGAACTCTTGGAGCTTCTTGCTTCGAGTCTGCTTGTCTACGCTGTCCAGGGCTTGCTTTACGGAGAGCCGAGCAGACGACAGGAGCTTTTCATACGACTTGTCGTCGGTGATGCCCATTGCCTCCTGAAGAAGCTCCGCCGGGTGGCGAAGGATCAGATCCATGTAGAGCTTCGAGAATTTCTCGGGACTCACCCTGCCGTGGATGAGGTTGAGCCTCATGGTGATCAGGTTGCGAAGATCCTTGCAGGCTTGGTCGTTGCCCGCGATCTTGGGATCGTGAATGATCATGGCGGGTATGGTCGTGTGGCCAAGCGAAGCGCACGCACGCATGCGATGCTCGCCACCAATGAGCTGGAACGTCCCATGTGGGGTCGGCCATACCTGAATAGGGGCGATCATCCCAACCTCTTGAATCTCCTTCACCAAGCGAGCGAACTCACGCTCGTTCATCGTGTTCGGATTCAGGGGATTCTTCTCGATCTTGGCGATCTCAAGAGCAGGATTGAAGTCGAGCGTATGGTGCGACGAAGTCGACTTCGCTGCCGTCGTTGCCAGAGCTTCTTGCGGATACATGACGTCGGACATGCCTGCTCCTTAGCGTTTCTTTCCCTGGTTCTCTTCAAGCCAGAGACGACCCCGCTCAGTCAGGATCGCCCACTCGATCTTGCGCGGGCCAGAAGACGAAGGACGCTCTTCGATCCGCACCAAGCCACGACGCTCGAGAGAGAAGTACGTCGACCGATCATTGAACCCGTCGTTGTAGCCAGCCGAGATCAGCGCAACCTCTCCCCGTGAAGCCACGCGCTGAAGCGCCGTCCGCTGATTGTACCCAAGTGGTTTGGTGGTGACATCCACAAGCCCCCCACGAGCCATGTCGTCAAACAGCGGATCGGTCTCGGAAGAAGCCATGCCATAGTCTAACCGAAGACTTTGCAGGCTGTTTGCAATCACTCACCAAAGAGTCCGACCTGCGCTTGACGAGGCTTCGGCTTCGTGGCTTCGTCGTAGCGGGGCCGCTGCGGAAGCCCCTGAACCTCACGGGAGGCGTAGTCGCACCGACCGTAAATGACGGACTCCATCGCGGGATCTCGCTCAATGAGGGTGATCGACTGGCGATTCAGGACGGCAGCCACGCCCGTGGTGCCAGAGCCTGCAAACGGATCGAGGATCTCGCCACCGGGGGCCGTGATGAGGTTCAGGCACCAACGCATCAGCTCCACAGGCTTCACAGAGACATGCGGATTCCAACGCTCGGTCTTGGTGCCGTCCGAATTGTCGAAGACCTTGAGCGGGGGCAGATGCTGCAAACCCAGATCCTTCTCCTCCAGGGTCGGCTTCGGGCAGTAGACGAAGCCGTCGTGATCCGTCCATTGGTGGTTGTTGAAGCGCATGCTCTCCGCCGAGAGCGGATCAGCGAACGGGTCGACCTGCCCATGCATCGCAAGCACAGGACAGCCCACGACGCACTTGGTGGAGGTGCATTCGAATGCGTGCGTCATGACCACGTTCGCCGGAAACCGCCCCATGTCGTAGCTCTGAGCAGGAAGCGAGCGATACTCCCCATGCGCGTTCGAATCGAGCAGCTTGCGCTTCCCTGAAGCCGTCACTCGCGCCCCCTCGGAGCCGATCCGGCAGGACTTGATGTTGAAGCCCCCCGTCCCCCACTTCAGCATGTTCTCCGCAATGGTCGCCTCACTGATCGGCTTCTGCACCACTGAGATCGGCTCGGTCGCAGGCTTCAGCCCTGAATGCCAATCCTCGAAACGCTTGCCCTCCTCAGAAGCGGGGTGAAGGCGACGGAAGACGCGACTCTCCCCGTCCCCGTATCCTACGCTCGCCGTAGGATTGAGCAGCTTGGTGTGATCCCTTCCAGCCCCCCGATTCGACAGCTCCCCCTCACGGGAGCTGACACCAAGGTGGTCGTCGATGGCAAGCCCTATATTGAGACCCCGAGGCATCCCGGTCGCGTAGTGCCAAGTGATCATGCCGCGCTGCTGGAATCCCGCAAGACGAAGCGCCATCCCCATGAGGTCGAACGTGCGCGTCCCAGAGAAGGTCAGCAGGTAGCCCCCAGGACGAAGGACGCGAAAGCACTCGTACCAGAAATCTGGCCCAGGCACCCAGGCATCCCACTCCTTCCCCCCGATCCCGCTCTTAGGCTTGGTGCGCGTCGCTGGCCCCGTGTACCGCTCCCCTCGAGCCTCCGCCTCCAGCACCAAGCGAAGCCACTCGCTCCACTCCAGAAGCACCTGACGCTGCATCCGCTCCTGCTCCTCCGCAGAGGAGAGACCATACGGAGCATCCGTCACAATGGCGTGGTAGTAGTTGTCGGGGATTTGGCGAAGGTACGCGAGGGAATCACCAATGTGTATCCTGGGAATCATGAACGCTCCGTGATAGGGCGATCTATCACAGGATCGGGTCATGTGCCTTCGGAGGGAGCCACCAAGCCGCGATCCCGAGCGTTCGAGAGCGCGATCCGAATCGCGGAGAGCAGCGTCTTCGGCATCGGATCGTCCGGGGCGAGCGTTAGCCACGGGAGGGGGACGTAGCGCGTGTCGAGCGGGTCTTGGTGGATTACCAATTGCCACCCCGCGCACTCGGGGTCGTAGTCCTCGTCCTCGGGAATGAGCGTGTAGTACTCCAAGCTCAACGAGGTCTCCGCCTCGATCTCGTCGATGTCCGTCTCGCAAAGGATCAACGCGAGAATCCACAAGCCAAGCTGGTAGCCTGCAGGACGATGCAGGGGAATCCTCCGCTCTTGCTCCCCCGTCTCCTTCGACTTCCAATTCCAGTCAGGAATGAAGTCGGAATTGTTCTGCCAGGGGTGAAAGCCAAGCACCATGCGCGTGATCGGCGCAAGGACGGTGCGGACGGAGCCAGGAAGGCGGTTGACGCGAATGAAGTAGCTGTCCATCGGGTTCCCTCTCGCTCCCTTGTTCGATTCCTCCTTGGTGGGCAAACGAATTCGAATTCGTCTTCAGCCCATGATGAAGGGAGGGGCGGGGACGTCCGGGTTCGCGTCGCTCGTCCCCTTCTTCGTCTCAAGCCCCGCGTCGTTGAGCCGCTCTACAGGGGCGTACTCGCGCCGATCCAGCTCCGTCATGCCGCCCCCGTCCCACTCTCGCCAGTTCTCGGGGGTCTTCGAAGGGGAAACCCACTCCAACCCGTCCTCCTCTGTGGTGCCATTCGGATACTCCCGAGCAGCCTCAATCGCCTTCTGCGTTAGGATCGGATCAGGCTCAGGGGCAGCACCACGAAGGTGACGTAGCTCCACGTTTTGGTGCCGGAACGGCGCTCGAGGATTGATCGAGTCCTGCGTGACCCAATGCGTGTCCTCGAGATCCGCCCCCCCATGCACCAAGTCCGAATCAATGTACGACGCCTGCCGAAGGGCCATCAATTCAAGGTTCGTCACCACGCCAGCCACAGCGTCAGACGTGTCCTTCGATCCACCAAGCGGGTGATCCACCTTCCGCGACAGCGGGTCGTACTCGAGCTGCTTCATCTCGGTCAGGAAGGGTTCGTACTCGTACATCCGAACACGCCCCTCCATGAGCGCGTTTCGAAGCGCCTCATACGCCTCCGTCCCGTCGTCCACCGAGAGGAGGTTCGCCGGTATCCCATTGTCACGAAGGATCTGGATTCCGTCCGCTGACTGATACTTGTCCAACGTCGTCAACGCTATCTCGAAGCCATGATCCCGAAGCGCGTAAATCAACGCCCGAATCTCTTGAAGCAGGATGTACTCTCCGCTCGGAGGCTTCACCCTCAAGACGAAGTCGATCTCGATCTCAGGCGCTGACTCGAAGTAGGTCTCCGCAAAGTCAGGCGAACGCCGCTCGACCTGCACCAAGCGCGTCGTATGCCCCATGCTGATCCCAAGCCCGTCTCGCGCCAACGACTGATCGACATGGATCACACGAACCGAGTCAGGGTGACGACGCGGAACCCAACGATACTCATGATGCCCCATGCCAACCTTGATCTTCTTTCGCTCACACAAGACGTCCCAAAGCGGGAGTAGCTTGCTCTGAAGAATCCAAGTCTCGCTCGAGAAGGGATGCTTCAGCTCTGGACGGATCGTAGGACGGTACAAGCACGCTTGAATCGTCAAGAAGGACGCCACAGCGTCCGTAGCCATGCCAGCAACGTCCTGAATGCTCGACACGAGGTTGATCTGAAACTCCTTGACGTACTCAAACGGGACGTTGATGATCGTACTCCCGTCCCGAAGTGCCGATGGATGCACCTCCTCCTTCGGGGCCAGAATGCGAGAGCGTGTCGACCCCTGCCCCACCAAGACTCGGAAGTACTTGCCACTGAAGCTCTCGGCAGGCTTGACGTCCCACGTCGCCTTGTCAACCACGTAGGTGGTCGGATCGTTCTTTCGCTCGTTCACGCGACGCGCCGAGAACGAATTCGAAGTCGTCTTCGAGGACATCAGTACCGTCTTCATCGGCACCTTGCCCCCAGAGAGGAAACGGCTCTTGATACGATTCGTGAGCGTGACATACACACGCTCCGCAAGATCGAAATTCGCCGCCGTCATCGTCTGCCCAGGGGACTGAATGACAGGCTTCTTCCGGCGTCCCATGAAGTTCGTCTCGTCCATGAGGAAGCCAACGACGTCAAGACCCAGCGCACGCTCAGAGTTGACGGAGCCAATCTCTACAATAATGCTCTTCGGAAAGCGAATCCCGTCCGCCCTCTCCGTCCAGGGAAACTCCTTCTTGAAGTAGGGCGAGCTGCTGATCTTCTCCATCACCTTGCCAAGCACGACGCTCTTTGCAAGGTGCAAGCTCTTCGACATGCAGAAGAGGTATATGTTGGAAGTAGGCGCAATCCCAAGCGCAGACTGCGGGGAACGCATACACGAAAGCTCGTAGAGCTGCCGACAGAAGATGATCGACCCAAGGAAGGTCTTTCCCCAACCCGTCGACCCTGTCAGGATAATGTCAATGTACCGATCCGCCTCGAAGATTCGATCCAGCTCGTCCTTCAGCGGCTCGTAAAGCGACTCGCACGATTTCCCGAGAAAGTATGGATCTTGCACGAAGGTTCGTATATCTACCGGCTCCCGATCAAAGACCGCACGCGAGATCGCTTGGTAGGTGCTGTTCGAGCCTATCGCCGCCTCTTGGATCATTCGAAGGAAGAGCCTCCGCTGCTCGGGCTTGAGTGAGGCTATGGAGTCCTCGATGAGCGCAGCCTCCTCCTCCTTGGTGCGAATGTGATGCGAACGCCCACCGCGATTCCGTATCACTTGCCCTCCTTCGGCTCTTCCTCTCCCGTCTTCTTGGTGGTCGCAGCCACCACAGCATTGAACGCACGAAGGACTTGCGAGAGCTGCTGCTGCGAGAGCTGCTTCGTCGTAGGAGGCGGACGGAGAGGAGCGCCCGCACTTGGTGCTGTCGGCTCCGCCACCGTCGACGGAACGATCTTCTTCGTCATCTCAAAATACGTCGAGATCAACTCCTTCTGAATTCGAAGCTCCATCCCCGTGTAGCGATTCGTCACCGGGAGACGCTCCTCGAACTCAATCCCCTTCTGAATTCGCTTCTTCTGAATCCGAATTAGCTCCGCCATCTCCTCAATCGCATCGATGCGATTCTCAACGACCTTGGCAGCAGCCTCCACATGCCCAGGAAGAAATGGCTCCACAATGTCGATCTTCGCAAGCTCCGCACGAAGCGAAGTCACACGCCGAATCACCTCTTGCGGAGGGACGTCCAGCCAGATCCGATGATCGTCCTGAATGAACGACCGAACGCTATTGATCGCGTAGCCCCCCTTGATCCGGGCAAGGATCTGCTCGTAGCAAGGAAGCCGCTGAAAAAGCTGGTGATTCATCGAGATCGGATGAATCTCTGGCACCTCTACGGGGACGGGAAGCTCTGTTGGTGCCTTCCTGGGCATGGCCTCACTTCCTGTCGAGGATTTCGTAGTGCGCGATAAATTGAATGTCGCTCAAGCGAGCCTCATACGAAGAAACCGCCGTGCCGTTGATACAGAAGGGCGACCCGTCGTCATTCGCCACCCCGTTGATCCGAATCCAACCCCGCCGAATGTGAATGAGCTGCCCATGCACAATGTGGTGGTCGTACACCCGGTCGTTCACCCGCTTCGCCGCCTGCTCCGGTCGCTCCACACGGAGCGCCACCAAGGACGCCTTCATGCCGCCTCAACGAATTCGACTTCGTTGGCACATGCGGTGAAGACGACGTCCGCCATTCGAAGGGTGATGCTGGTCATGGGCAACCCCTCGACAATGATAGGCTCTCCGCTCTTGGTGCGAGGAGAAGAGATCGTCAGCCAGGAGACCCCCTCGTCGAGGAAGTGCGTGCAGCCTCCACCAAGCATGCACGAACGCCCCGTGATGTTGGCACTCTCGCCCGTGATCCCGACCACCACCAGCTTCTTGCTCATGATTCGCTCCCGTGAGCGAAGTTCTTAGCCCAGGAACGAAAAAAGGGCCACCCCCGCAGGGGTAGCCCTCACCCTCTCAGCCGATCAGGCGTTGTCCACCGGATGCGCGATGAACAGGTGCGTGTTCGCAGGCGCGGTCGACCAGTCGCCGTAGATCTTCAGAGAAGACCCCGTGAGCTGGAACTCACCAGCCGCCGCAGGCGTGATCGCCACCTGCTTGAAGGCCACGCCATTGAAGTCCGCACGAAGCCCGTCCGTCATGATCTGCACCAAGGAGCCATGACGCTGCATCGCAGCGGAGTTGATCGAGGTGTTCAGCGTGAAGGTAGAGACACCGCCAGAGACGGAGGCAGAAGCCGCCGCGTCCGTAAACTCCTTCTCCGCCCACTTCCACGACAGCTTCGCCGGGGTCGTCCCGAGATCCTTCAGCGCGAGCTGGTCGCTCCCGTTGGTGTAGATCGTCGAGTTGTCCACCTTCGCAGAGAACTCACCCCCCGAGAGGGTGATACCCACGCCAGCGGTGTACGACACCCCACCAAAGGCTGAGTAGCTCAGCGAGGTCGTCCCAAGCGTTGAGACTGTTGTTGCCAGATACCACGTCGTGTCCGCATTGGTGCTGCCAAGCGCCACAGAGATCAGCATCGAGGAGAGATCCGACGCAGAGTCCGCATCCACCGCACGAGTCAGCACGAAGGGGTTCGACCCGTCCCCAACCGTCGTCACCACGTAGACGCCATTCTGCGCCCCTGTCGTCTGGTTCTTCACCAGAATACGATCCCCCACGGTCGGAGAACCACCGTCCACGGAGATCGCCCCGTTGCTCGAACCCGTCAACGTCGCACCAACGCCAGAGGAGCCGTTGCTGTAGGTCGCCGCAAGGTTCGCCGTCGTCGCATACAACGCGTCGTCCTTCTGCGCCAAGCCAGCAATCATGGCCTGGGTCGTGGCAATCAAGCCGTCGACGTAGGTCTTGGTGGCCGCATCGTTGTTCGACGAAGGCGCTCCCAAGCCCGTCACCTTGAACCCACCAGCCGCAAGATCCGCACCAAGCGTGCCACGCAGATCGCTAAACTCCCAGGTCTGCGTCAGATCGACGTCCAACGCCCCACTCGTCGATGTCAGCTTCGCCGTCTTGCGAAGCATGCCCGCATTCACACCCATGAAACACCTCCTGCCCTTCTGATAGGAGATCTCTCTCTTTCTGACAAGAGGAATTTACCCGACCTCGATAGGCTTCACGAATCTAAAATCAACGCATTAATACGGAAAGTGTACGGACACGAAGTGGTCTCCGTCAGCGAAGTTTCCAGCGATGGAAATCTCACTTTCCTGAATCCGATACTCGCGAAACGTAGTAGCGTCACTGTCTGGTGTATCGTAAACACGCTTCGTGTCTACGACCCCGTCCACGAAGACGAGCATGCCGCCTCGAAAGGAAGCAGCCTCGGGAGGGGTAACACCAAGGTCGGCGGTACTCAGGCCAGATGCAGCGTCATAGGTGAAGTCGTCCTGGGTGAGGTGAACGACGCGCCATGAGATCCCAACCTGCTGAAGCCTCGGGTCTTGCGTAGAGTCTATGAAATTGTTGTCGAGCGGAAAGCGCGCCTCAAGCGCATGGATCGTGACCTCCCCCTCATGCGTGAACGCCACGTCCCCGTCCGTGTAGAGCGTTACCGTCCAGTCCCCTCGCTTGGCAGCAGAAGCCGACGCAAGAAAACGCGCCCCACTCTGAAGCGTCAGCGAAGTGTCCGACGAAATCGAATGCACCCGCGCCCATTGATGCTCCGAGCCAGAGGAGATCCGAATCAAGCAGCCAACCTCAAGCTCTGTGAGGAATGCCGTGCCTGTACCAGTTACCGTCGTGCCACGAAGCGCAACAGAGATCGTCCCCGTCAACGTAGTCTGCTCTACCGTCAGACGTCCATACACAATGGTGTCGCCGTAAATCCGATTCCCGTCGCTGTCGTAGGGATACACAAAGTTATACGACCCTGATGTCACCATGCCAGGAATGAGACTCGTCCCACCAGCGTGACGACCCGACATGAGGTCGTTCACCACTACGCTCTCCTGCGTTGAGAACTCCGCCGCACCAAGAGAGACATACCGCGCAATCGTCGTCCCACCTACCTGATCTGGAGCCAGCGGCATGCGAAATCCCTCGTTGGTGCTTCTATCGTAAGAAGCAAGAAAAGGGGAGGAGCCGAAGCCCCTCCCCTCCCCTCCCCCCCCTCAGATCAGATCTCGTCGGCAGGCTCGTCGTCCTGGCGGGAGGGCAGCTCCTCGCTCGCCTCCTCGCTCGCCTCCTCGAGGAGCGCGTTCGAGGCGCGGAAGGGCGTCCGATCCGTGACCGGCTTGCCCTCCGAATCCTCGTAGGTGCGCGGATTGCCCCGATCATCGCCCTCCTGCACGAGGTAGGCCCGACCGCTGGCCTTCCCAATGTCCCCGTTCGTCAGCACGATGAGGGCGCGGATACCGTGCTGCCGCAGACCAGCGACGAGCTGCTCCTCAGAGAGCTTCGCCACCAGGGCGAGCGCAGCCGCGATCTGCTCAGACGTCGTGCCGTTCAGAGCCGTGTACGAGCGCGCCACCTCAGCGAGCGCCTCCCCAGGGGAGACCGCCCCGTTGGCCTGCGCCGACGCAATGGCAGCCGTCATGGCCCGACCCTGCGCCTCGTTGTCCAGCGGGACGCGGAAGGCGGGCTTCTTGCTCCCCTTCTCCTCGCTGGAGGAAAGGTCGCGCCCGTTGCCCTCAGCGAGGTACTCCTTCATCTCCTGAAGGCTCATCTCCCCACCACGACGCCCCCCGGTCGTGATCGCACGCACCAAGCCCTCCGCCTCCTCAGCCTTGTCGAGGCGACCCACGAGGAGCCGCGCCTTGGTCGGCCCGAGCCGCTGCGCCAGCTCGCGGTAGGCCGGTGGGAGGCTACCGAAGTAGTTCCCCACCAAAGCGATCTGCTGCGCCTGCCGAATCTGCACGTCCAGCTCGTTCTGGACGTACTGATCGAAGCTCTCATACCCCCACAGGCGGTAGAGGCTCTCCTTCTGCACCCGCCCCAGCGTAAGGGCGAACTCGAACGCCACCGACTCGCCCTGCCGGTGGAGCTGCATCAGCCGCAGCCGCGTGCCGTCCTCCACGCTGTTGGTGGAGACGGGGAGATCCCTCGCCTCGATCAAGGCAGGAAGGTCGTCCCCCACGCCCACGACGTTCATCTCCATCTCGCTCTCGTCCAGCACGATCTCGCTCGGCATTGTTGCTCTCCTGAGGTAGCCCCGGAAGGGGTCGGTTTGACGCCCCCTATATAAGCCCAACGAGGGGTCGAGGCGAGAACGAATTCGACTTCGTTGGGGCGGTTTGCTCGTTCTTGACAACGAGGCGAAGAAGATGCCTTCGAGCGTGCAGTCACGCTCGCGGCTTCGATCTTGGTGCCTTCTTCTTGATCTCCCCCATGAGCTGCGCCTGGATCGACTCTGGGGGCGGTAACGCAGGAAGCCGAAGGTTCGCCTCCACCGCACCAGCAAGCGCCGTGATCAACGCGTCAGCCTCATGGTCGTTCGCCGTCGCCGGGATCGGAAGCTGAATCTGACGCAAGCGCCCTAAAACCCACGCCTTGACCTGCGCCTGCTTGATCTCCCGAGGAGGAGCGCGCCCCAAGACCAGCTTGCGCGCACGCGGGCTGGCAATCTCCCGAATGCCAGGAAAGGGAAGCGAAGTCTTGGTGCGCCACGCCTGCGCCACAGCAAGCTGGCACGCCCAATGCGCCCCACCGAGCTGCCCCATGCGCCCACCAGCCATTCCAAACGCCATGCCCTCTATCGAGATCGCCACAACCTGCTCAGGCGCGTACTCCTCCAGAAGCACATGCACCAAGTGAGACAACGCGTCGCTTAGGTGCAACAGCCGACGAAGGTCGTCATTCTCTCCATCCCCCTTCTCGCTCTTGATCGTCAGGAGCCGAACCAACGCCCCCTCGGGCGTGCAGACCGCAACCCCCGTGTTCGAGAGCGAAGCGTCGATCCCCATCACCAAGCGCGATCTTCTCTCCCCGAGCTTCTCCACCTTGAACATGCCGCCCCCCAATGGAAAAGCCCCAGAAGGGGCCACCGCTCTTGGTGTAGAGATCAGCCCATCTGCCGAATCAGATCCGTCACCTCAGTGACCGTCTTGGGCGACAGCGAGATCAGGTACACCACCGAATCCTCCCGATTCGCCTGAGGACGATTCCCGTACATGTCCCGCCAATTCCGCCGAAACTTGTCCAGATCAGGCGTCGCAGAACACTCCGACGCACGCTGCTCCGTGAGCTTCCCGAGCTTCACCTTCTGAACGTGACGAACCGTCCAAGCAGCGGGCGGCGCACCTTGCTCGTCAGACTCGAGGATCACCGAATTGTCGTGCCGACGAAGCGATACAGGCTTCAGCTCCGTAGGAGCCATTGCCTCCGTCATGTAGTGACGCGCCAGCACCAACGCCGGTCGATTGCCAGCGGACTTCCGCTGCTCGTAGTAGCTGTCCTCAATCGCACTGAGCTTGATCGACATTCATCCCCTCTTGGTGAACGACGCATTCGAATGCGTCTCAGCTCGAGAGTAACCTACTTCGCCAAGCCACGCTGCTGACATTCCCAGCGATACCGACGCATTGCCAGATCCGCATTCGTGAGTTCGCACTCGATCTCGAAAGCGTAGAGCGGGTACTTCCGATCCACCGTCCGTCGCCCCTCAGGCGAAACAAGCGTCATGGTGCGCGGAATCGGCTTCTGCTGGTGGAACCGATGCTGCTCCAGAAGGAAGTCGCTCTCCTTTACCCGGTAGACGAGAAGGGAGATGGCGTAGTGCGACTCAAGCCACCAGTCCTTCTCTCCCTTCGGATCAAACCAATCCGTAAGGTGATTCGCAAAAAGACCCAGAACCCCAGGAATCGCTTTCGCCTGCGGCCTCATCACCGTCAGAAGCGCCTGATCGATCTTCTTCAGATGCTCCTCCTCCCGAAGGAGCGAAAGCGCGAAGGGCTTGCGATACGAATCCCACCACTGCAAGATCTGCTCCCTCATCCGCACCAACGTCGCCTCGTGCGGAGCAGGGGTCACCGTGAAAGCTCCTCGTTGAACTCAGCAAAGACCGAAGAAGGCACCAAGACCCACTCAGACTCGCACAGCGGATCGCTCACCTTCAACTTGATCTCCAACGCAGGAAGACGCCCCTCCCCACGCGCCTCATTCGTGATCTTCTCAAGCCACTCGCCCTTCACACTGATCGAGCCGTGGATCGTTTGCTTCATCTCGATCAGGAAGGCACGCGTTTGCACGTCCCCCTTCGATAACGCGCTGCTCCCACTCCCAGGCTTCACACGCCCACCATACCGAGACGCCGAAACCTTCTCCTGAAGCGACGCCCGATCCCGATTCGAACGCTCCACAGGCGTCGACCGAATCGCCTTCCGCTCCTCGTACCGCGAACGCGCCTCTCGCCTCAATGCCTCTCGCTCCTCAGCCTCAGCACGAAGACGAGCCTCGCCCTCCTCCTCTGACTCGAACCGACTCCGAACCCGAAATCCCTTGATCATGTCTCACCCCGATGAACGAATTCGAATTCGCCACACCAAGAAGGGGGAGCGAAGTCTCCCTCGCTCCCCCCTCGCGCCCCCTCAGTGAGAGGTCACTTCTTCTTCGCCGCCTTCGCAGCAGCACGCGACTCAGCCTCCGTACTCACCAAGTCCATGCCCGCAAAGCGAACCTTGAACGCACGCTCCGCCAACTTGCGATTCGAAGGATCAGCACGAAGCCATACCTTCGCCTCGTCCTGATTGCGGAACGTCACGTCCTCCATGCCAATCCCGTCAAGATGCAGAACCAACTTGCCAGGAAGGGACTCCATCACCGCACACGACGACTTCAAGATCAACTTGAAGAAATTGTCGAAGTCCTCAATCTCCCCAGCACGCCACCCATCCATGTCCACCAACCGCTGAGCGTACCGTGCCTTCCGATTCGCAGGAGCGAACTTGTTCTTGGTGACCGTTACCCCAACCTCAATACGATACGCAATCTCCGCCACGTCCGCATCCCTGATCCCAGATCCAGCCCACCTCGGATCTTCCATCCGCTCCACCTTCGAAGCAGACAAATCCACAATCAACGCAGCCGCGAACAACTGCCCCTTCCCCCCACTCATCGTCCGAGGATCGCCAAACGCAATCCCAATCTTGTCACGCCACTGCTGAATCCAGATCGACGTCACAGGACGACCACGAAGCGATGCCATGTTGGTGCATTGCCCAACCACACGGAACATGCGGTTGAGGAGACGCGCATGCACGCCCATCATCGACTTGTCCGCAGACTCCTGAACCTCAATGTCAGGCGACATGGCAGCAAGCGAATCCACAATCACCATGTCCACCAAGCCACTGTTGATCAGCTCAGTGTAGATGTTCGTCACTTGCTCAGCCGAAGGCGGAATCACACGGTACATCGTCCTCGCATACGCAAAACGATTCACCCACGCCGCGTCGAACGTCCCCTCCACGTCGATCACCGCCACATTGAACGGACGATACGAATTCGCCAGCAGCTCCTCATGCAGCGCCTGCCACTCCGCAAAGCCCTTCGCCTTCGGATCAGGACGAGGCCCAAGCGGATGCCGAATCACCTTCTGCGCGTAACAGTCGCACGACCCCACCAACGCCCACGTCGCCTCCTCCTCAGGATCGTCCGCAGGAATGTCCACCTCCTGCACGTCCACAGCAGGCCGATAGCACCGCGAACACAGAAGCTGACCCTGCCCAGCAGTCCGCCAAGCCGTCAACGACTTGCCACTCGACTGCGTCCCCACCAAGATCGTCCCATGCCCAACAGGGATGCCAGCCGTCCCATCCCCATTCACACCAACCGCCAGATCCAGCTCGAAACACCCCGTCGAGATCCGACGAACATTCATCGACGTCGGCTGGTGGATCGTCGCAACCCCCGTCTGCCCATTGATCCGACTCGTCAACTTCCGAAGCTCACCAGCCGACGATAGAGCCGCAGATCGCAACGCCTGGATCGACGGCTCCACCAACGAAGTCGAATTCGTTTCCTCTTGAGCCTGCTTGAATGCCATCGCTTCCCTCTCTTGGTGCCTCTTATCCCGAAAAGAGGAAGGAAGCAGCGGCGAGCGCCTTAGCGAGGAAGCGTAGAAGCCCTCGAAGAGAGATCCCGCAGCCGCTGCGTCAGCCGTACCTCAAGCTCCCGATACGCCTGCAGGAACTCCACGTTCGAGGGGCCAAAGGAACGCTCCGAAGTGACCTGCGGCTTCAGGTACTCAGAACGCCCCCCAGCCAACTGACTCTCAGCCCCCTTGAAGGTACGCCCGTACACCAAGCGCAACGTCCCCATGACCGCAGGAGGCATCACCGGAAGCTCCTGAACCTCAGGCTTCCCCCGAAGGATCGAAGCCCGCTCCAACGAGAGGACGTAGAACACCAACGCGTCCGCATGCCCCACCAAGACCTCGTCCGTCACCTCCTTCCGAGATCCCACCAAGGTCACCCCAACCCCAATCGAGAGGAATTCGAATTCGGGGAACGGGATCGTGATCTCCAGCGAAGTCCCAGCACTGATCCGATCCTCCTCAGCGACGTCCCGAACACGAACCGAACGTGATGAGACGAATGAGGTCGACAACGCGGGCTGCTCCCGGTCGCGGTCGAAGGCTACAGTGGGCGACTGAGGGGAAATGAGCATGCTTGACTCTCCGACCCCTAAGCTAAGCCCAACAGAGCCGAGGAGAAGCCATGAACAGCCCCCTTGACAGATCCTTAGCGGAAGCTGCGAGGGCTTCCCTGCCGGGGGCTTCGCCGTCGACTCGCATGCGAGCGACGGCGAGGGGCCTGTCGGTGCGAACCCTCTGTATAAGAGTGTCTTAGTTCGGGAAGAAGAGATCCGCATGAAAGGCAGCGAATCCACTCGTACTTTCGACGAGTCTCAGACCCCGGAGGTACGGACAGCGCAGCCCCGTGGAGCCGAGACGTCGAAGCCAGGAGCCGTGACACCAAGAGCGACGAGGGCGACATCCCCAGCCCCATGAGAGTGTCTTAGTTCGGGAAAAGGTTGTAGGCGTAGATCGCTGCGAATTCGACCGTACTTCGAAGGGCCATGACGCTCGGAACGCTCTGACAACGACGCCACGGGACGGCGCACCAAGTCGCGGTCACCCCGCCTATCAGAGTGTCTTAGTTCGGGATCACGAAGTTATGGATCTACGCCAGCTTTCAGATCGTACTTTCGGCTCCACGAAGCACCAAAGCCCCAGGGTCGCTGGGGCTTCGCGCACCCCATGTCGCTGGGGCTTCGCGCATTCGAATTCGTCGACGAGGTCAGCCCCCGGATCGCACCACAGGAGGACGCTTGACGTAGCGCGCCAGCTCCGAGAGCGATCCATCCTGCGGTAAGCTCTGACGCGCACCAATGGAGTTGTAGAACTCGATCCGCCGAACCGCCTTCCGCATGAAGCGCGTGTTCGTCTGCACCATGTCCACGACGACCGGATCAGGCTTGCCCGTACACGTCCCAGCCCGCCACGGACACCGCTCGCCACACTTCTTGGTGGGAGGACAGTGACGACGAATCCGCCCCACCATCTGCTCCACGTCGCTGAACGGCATGCAGAGGATCATGGTGTCAAGCGACTGGTTGTTATACCCCTCCTCGATCATCTGCTTGGTAGACAAGATGATCTGACAGTTATTGAACACCTCCAGCTCTTGCTCCGTCACCGCACGCTTCTTGAGCGTCTCCTCCTTGTAGATCGGCTGCTTGGTGTCAGGATCGAACTCAGGCCGCTGCCCCGTCGCCCAGCCCACCGTGATCTGCGAGAGCCACCGACGTGAAGCGTCCCCCTGCTCCAGCGCCTTCGTCGCCCACTCCTTCTCCTCCTGAAGGTAGCCCCAGAAAAGCGTAAGCTGCTCGATCCGCGTCGACAGCAGCATGACCTTCCGCCCCAACGCAGCCGCCTTCAATGCCTCAGCCACACAGCTCCGGTTGTGATGCTCGTTCTGCGCGATGATGTTGTCCACTTCCGCCGAATTTGCGTTCTCAGGGTCAATCCACTTGCCCCACTTCCGAAAGAAGGGAATCTCCCCCGCGTTCACGAATTTCACAATGGGCCGTCGACTCTCGGTCTTAGCCGCGTACCCAATCTCCCCGAAGTTATCCAAGAAGGCCCGCTCGCAGCCGTCCTTCCGCCGAGGGGTAGCTGTCAACGCCAGCCGGTAGGCTGCGCTGAATTTCGGAACCACGATGCTGAACGTGTCAGATCCCGTCCGGTGTGCCTCGTCCACGACGACCGTACCGAAGTACGAATACACTTCCTCTGGATATTGTCTCTGCGAAAGGGAATGGATCATCCCGATCACAATGTCCTTCCCCTTGTAGTCACAGACCGGCCCCTGAATCTTGCCGATCTTCGCCCCCGGAAGGAAGGTCTGAATCTCCTCCTTCCACTGCTTCATGAAGAACTCCTTGTTGACGACCACCAAAGCGGTACGCCCAAGTCGATAGATCGCACGAAGCGACGAGGCGGTCTTGCCGAAGGCGCAGGAGGCTTTCAGGATCGACCCGCCCCAAGGCTTGTCCTCCAAACCCTGACATTCCGCAGGCAAATGCCCCTCGCGCACCTTGCTGTACTGCCCCATCTTGACGAGGATCTGATCAATGGCCCTCGGCTGCTCCTCGTAAGGAGCCTGATCCGACCCACGAAAGCCCCCCGCAATGCATTCGGCGCTTAGCGCCTCTCCCCGAGAGACCTCGAGGATCTCTTGGTGCGGAGCCGTCTTGTTCCGAGCGTACCACATGCGCGGGACGTAGATCGCCTCGTCGTCCTCCCGGTAGAGCTTCAGCGGCCCTCGCGCCTCCCCTATGTCGCTCGTCGACTGAGGCTGGATCGTGAGGTTGCCCCGAATCACCAAGAGCGCGTCCTCTTTCAATCCGTCAGCAGCCCCAGCCCCATGCTTCGGGAGCCGCACCATAGAACCGATCCTGACCTGCATCCGATCCCCCAACGAGCGAGAGGCTTGAGAAACGCATTCGAATGCGTTCCCCAAGCCCCTTTATCCCGAACTCACCAAGAGGCGAGTTTCGCCCTTAGAACGGGACGTCGTCGTCGCCGTCGAACGAGCCGCCATCCGCCGCGCCCGTCGCCTGCTTGATCTTGTCCTTCAGCGACCCCACACCAAGAACCTCCGCCAGCCGCTGCGCCATCCCGTACCGCTGCTCCAGCTCCAGCCCCGAGTAGATCGGCAGCTCGGCAGCGGTGAACGGCGCGAGGCTGGTGTACTTCATGCGCGCCTCGCACTTCGAGAAGTCCCCGAAGATCTGGGGGTTGTCCGCCACCAGCTTCTTCAGCGCCACCAAGCCGTCCTCGGGCGAGGAGTAGCGCAGCCGGTAGTTGGTGGACTTGTCGATCCCCTTCAGCCAGGGAGCCACACCCTCCTCCTGAATCGAGAGGAGATCCTTCACCGACCACTCCGTCCCGCAAGAGGAGGTCTGCTTCCCAGACCGCTTGGCCACGAAGATCCCACCAAGGGCCGAACCACCCCACTTCTCGGCGCGGGCGTTCATGAAGAGCTTGAAGTCGCCGCCCGGAACCCAATTGCCCTTAGCGTCCTTGCTGGTGATGCTCATGAGCGCCAGCCGCTTCCCGAACTGGTACTCCTTCCCGTTCGAGACGTCGGGCAGGACGCCCCGACCGAGATCGTCGGCCTTGGCAAGCGTTCCCAGCACCAAGACCGGGACGATCATCTTGGTCTGCGGACGCCGAGGAGCGCCGTCAGGATCGAGCTTCCCGTCCTTGTTGATCCGGGTCTCGCAGATCGGGCAGTAGTCGTCCACCTTGTCCTTCCCAGCGGGCGGGATCACCTTGGGGCAGACCACGAAGTTGTCAGTCGCCCCAGAGAAGCCGAGCTTCTGGAAGGCGAAGCCGATGTTGTGGATCGGCATACGGATCGGGCTGTCGGTGAGGCACATGACGAGCTGGGCCGTGTCGGGCTTCACCGAGAAGGGGAAGGGAACCCGCGTGGCACCACCGCCAGCACCACCACCAGGGGAGGCACGCCGGAAGGGATCGGCGTAGGGATCGGTAGGATCGAAGTCGAAGCTTGGGATCTGGGACATGGTCTTGGTGCCTTGTTGCCTTACGGCTGTTGTTGGCTTTGCTTGCGCCGCTTGCGATCCTGATTGATCGCTGCCCGCCCCTTCTATATACCCTGGGCGACCAAAGAGGTCGAGGAATCCCGTGTAAGCCAATCGTCAAGTGGGCAGGAACGAATTCGAATTCGCTCAGAGCTGGATCGTCGCCCGACGCACCCCAGCCTCCAGCGGAAACTCCGAATCGCGCACCAAGCGGAGACGCTCGTTCAGCACGTCCACATGCTCTTGGTGCATCTCCCCTGGATCTTTCACCCCCGGCGGGAGCAGGATCGTGATCAGCGCACGCCCAGGCTCATTGAATCGAAGGAAGTTGTCCACCTCCCGGTTCATCCCCCGACCCGCGTCGTCCTGATCCCCCATTGTCGCAAGCGGCATCGTTGGTGCAATCCGAGCCGAGATCTTCCGAATCTGACTCCACGCAGGGTGCGCCCCCATGATCGCCAACGGGGAAGCCTCCAGCCCCAAGCTCAGCGGTCGAAGGACGTCGAGGAAGCCCTCCACGAAGATCGGGATCGCATTCGCCTTGTAGTAACGCTCCCCGTACAGAAGGATCGACTTCTCCATCCCAGGAGTATGGTAGTACTTCGGATGATTGTGACCGCAACGCTTACACACGCTAAGCGGCTTCTCAAGCGTAGCGTCGCACCGCTCACAGATGCATGACGTCCTGTAGCTCCGCGCCGAAATCCCATGCACGACCCCAAGCTGATCTCGAATCGGGAAGATCGCACGCTGACGACGACGATCCGTCATCACCCCAAACCACGCAAGAACGTCAGGAGAGATCCCCCGATCCACCAAGTACTGCGGCACCTCATCGTCATACGACTGAAGCTCGTCCATTGAGAACGACGAATTCGACTTCGGTCGATACGACGTCTCCGTTGGTGCCACATGCGGTCGAACCACCGGCTCGAACTTCACACGCTCCAGCGCATGATTCGACGACACCCACCGCAACGAACTCAGCCGCGAGAGGTTGAAGGGATCTTCCTCTCCCCGATCCTCCTGCCGCTCTTGCACATGCGAAAGGAGATCCCAAAAACGCTCGCCAAGCTGGTGCGCGAAGTACATCACCAGCCCTTCGAGCTTCCCCGTATGCCCGCAGCCAAGGCAGCAATAACCAGGGATCGTCCCCGGAGGAGACTCCAAGACCGCAAACGAAGGCGACCGGTCGTCATGGAACGGACAGCAAGCCAACACCTTCTTCGCTTTGACCTTCACCTCCTTCAGGCCGAGCTGGTGCAGGACGAGCGCAATCGCCTCCGGGCTGGTGTTCATCATGAGAGAAGCCACATGAGCGAACCCTGCACCAAGCTCCACAGGAGGCTCGAGAGGACGATAAAGCCAGCCCGCTGCATCTGCGTCCGCCCCTCCACCGAGACGAACTCCACGATGAAGGTCGAGAACTCGATCTGCCGCGCCTGAAGCCGAAGCCAGAGCGAGATCGGCCCCTCTTGCCCGTTCAGACGGAAGACCCGGTGCGAGAGCGTCCGCTCCCAGAAGAAGCCAAGCGCCACCTGAAGCGGGATCGTCGCCAGCGTAGGAGCGATGGCAATCCCCCCGAGGAGGAGGGCAAGGAGCCGAACGAGCGCCACCTTGGTGTGGTAGCCGTACAGCACAGAGGGCCGATCCTCGATCTTGTCAGGATTGACCTCGGCCTCCCCCTCGGGAACCAGATCCGGTAGAAGGAATGCTTGAACATTCACCTCCTCAGGACGGTAGAGAAGGTAGACCCCGATCTGCACCAAGGTCACAACGAGCATGAGAAGGATCGTTTCCATGCCCCAATGATAGCGCACTCCTCAGGGAAGCGACTGCGCCTCGAACCCTGAAGGCGTCAACGAGATCGAACGCACCCCAAGCCTCCTCATCTCCCGCGCCAAGATCGAGAGTTGCAAGCTTGGTGCTGGGGCCGACGATGCCAGCCGCATCTGCTCCTCAAGCGAGGCATGCGCGACCACCTTGCGCGCCTCTCGCATGTACGCCGTCCGAACCTTCTTCCCAAGAAGCTCCCGACACCGCTTGTTCGTCAAATGCGGATCTTCCAGAAGCATCAGCACCAACGGGATCATGTACCGCGAACGAAGCGTCAGATCCGACGCAATCCGCTGATCGTCCTGAATCCGCTTCGGATCGTACCGATACACCGTCGCCACGAAGGGGGTCTGCGGAAGCTCATGCGTCGGCTCCGCCGGAGGCGGAGGCGGAGGCAACGTCAGCCCAAGTAACTCCTTCACTTTTTCCCACATTTCCTACTCCTTACGCGCTGAACGATCCCGAAGTGCGTCCGTCTCCCGTGCGCCGGGGCAACCCCGATCCCCTCCCCCTCCGTCGCTAACGGGATCGGAAAGAACCTAAGCCACGGTCGGCTCCCGAAAGAGATAGGATCGAGGACGTCCTCCGTCCGTAAAAAGCTCGCAAAGCCCCACCTCGGCTTATCGCCGTCTAACGTGTAGATTTGATAAATCGCCCCAGGGTACAAAACCGTTGGAAGCGGACTTACCCAACAGAACTTGAACTCGTTGACCGCATACGCCGTCTGCCCAAGCGAATGCTGTATCCAGAACCGCTCCTCGTCTTGCGGCTTGTACATCTTGGTGCGACGAGGACGACCAGCCGCAGGATCTCGAATCGGAAGGTACGGAGCCGTTGGATTCTCCGCGATCAGCTCTGCCTGCATTCGCACCAACGCCTGAAGGAGCGCACGCCCTTCCGGCCCCTCGGGAACAACAAGCTCTACCTTCTCGGGAGGCGCACCCTCGATCTCGTCGACATGCCCCCTCCGCTTCTTCTCTCTCTTTTCCGCACGCTGTTCTGCGAGTTTCCGATGTTGCTCCGCAATCCTCCGCGACCGCGCCCCTTCCCTCGTCGCTTCCTTCTCGGTCGCTTCCTTCTCGACCCTGCGCCTCACTCCACACCCCCCATGAATGCCCGCAGCAGATCCTCTGCCTTCTCGATGCGGGACGCGTCCGAATCGAACCCAATGTAGCGACGCTTGGTGCGGTGACACGCACGAGCCAACGGCCCAAGCCCAGAAAAGATGTCCACCACCAAGTCCCCTGGCTCCGTCCACCGCTCGATCCACTGAGCCATCCAATCCGTGGGCTTCTCGGAATGCTGCCGCCGCTGCGAAGCATGACCATTGCGAAGCGCACCAAAGTGGTTCGTGAGATGCACCCCCTTGGTGTAGAGCAACACAAGCTCAGCCGCACCAAGCCAATGATGCCCAACGCCGCCACCGTCCTTCACCCACGCACCTCCAGAGACGTAGCGCCACTTCAGGTCGTGTGACTCATGGAACCACCGCTCGAGAAGCGGAAACGTCGCCCACATGGCCAGCCGAACCCCACGCTCCTTGGTGCGCTCCTCAGGAAAAGCAGCATGCACGCGATTCAACGCACGCACGATGTCGCCCATGCTCATGTTCGCGTAGTGCTTCTCGATCTCCGCCACGTCGGCCCGACCGTAGAGACCCCCCTCATACGTCCACGGCGGATCAGCCACCACCAAAGAGGCGTCCGCGATGCAAGCGAAGTCGACTTCGTTGACGTCCCCCTGGACGAAGCGAATCTCAGGGGGAAGGGCTGTGGGCTTCAGATCAGGGAAGAGCTGCATTCCCCGATCCTATCCCGCTCAGAGGAGCCAGGGCATCGCCGGAACCCGCGCCCGATCCCGCTCAGCGCGCAGCCGCTCAAGGATCGTGAGCAGGTCGAACGCCCCTTCCCATGTCCAGGGATCATGCGGCTCAACCCGCAGGCAGCGGGTGGCCATGCCCCCAGAGACCCACTCGAACTCGAACCGGAACCGCCCCTCACCGTTCGGGGGGGCCACGATCTGGGCCATTGCGAAGCACACCGACCCCGTGCCGTTCCAGGCCGCGCCGAGGAAGATACAGGGACGCGCCCAATCCCGACGACGACCCCAGCCAGCCGTGGGGGCGCGACCCGCCTGCTGCGTGCTGCGGGGCAGATCGCCCCCGCGCAAGAGAGCGCGGATCGAAGCCTCGGTGGCGGGGTCGAGGGGGGGGCGCTGGATCGGGGGAAGCGTGATCGTGGTCGTCATGCCAGCAAGATACGCACCCTCTCGCTCAGTGTTGTCAGGATTGCGTCAAGAGCATACTCGCCCGCTCTAACGCCGTGAAGAGAAGAATGCCGATCCCTTGCTCGTAGCTCTCGCTTGGTGCGGGGACGTGAAGGCAGAAGGTCAGCCGCGTCAGGAACTGGCCGTCTGGCACCATGTAGCTCAGCCGGTGATGCCCCTCGCAGGTCGGATCGTAGAACGGCCCATGATGGAGCTTGGTGTGCTTCCCGATCCCCTGAATGATCTGCGCCACCGTTCCCGCATGCGACAGATCCGGCACCAAGAGATCCCCACGACGAGCGGGCTTCATGTGCTGCTTGGTGCCAGGACGAAACCGCAAGAGCCGAAGCCCCTCAGGATCGTAGAGCGAATGCCGCGAGATCAGAAGCGCGAACGCCTCAGGACGAATCTCTGGCTCTGTTAGCCATTCCCCCCAATCTGGAAGGAGGGAACGAATTCGACTTCGGTTCAACACCCCAGAGGGGGCCACGAGAGGTACTCGACTCATGGCGAGAGACGTAGCCTCCTCTGCGGGTTCGAGCGATCAGACCGGGTGGTGGTACGCCTCGATCACGACGCTGGCCGGGATGTCGAACTTGTTGCGGAAGTCCGCAATCATGGCGTCGGGGGTAAAGCGACCGTAGCGCATGACGGGGGTTTCGAGGTCGAAGGTGGAGCCATGCCCCACGCCCTCAGGGAGGTGGGGGTAGTTGTGGCTCTCGATGCGGTAGGCCCACTTCGAGATCACGCGAAGGCGGATCTTGCGGGGGGCGGGAGCGGGGCAGGAGACCTTGAAGGCGATGCGAGCGACGTTGGTCATTTTGTGACTCCTTGAGGGGTTAGAGGCGACCATGCCAGGAACGGCGGCTATCTTCGCCCGAGAATGCCCGAGCGTCCATGTCCGCCTCTTGCTGCCGCCAAGCGCGCAGGGCTTCGGCTTGAGCAAGGCGCTGAGCCTCAGCAGCAGCCGCTTCCCGCCGGATCTGCTCAGCAAAGCTGGCGCGGCGCTCGGCGCGGTCGGGCGAGGCGAGGGTGAGGGCGATCTGCGCCTCCTCGAAAGCGAGGGCTTGGGGGCGAGGGGGGCGATCAGAGAGGCTCGCGTCGTAGAGTTCGCTGAACGCCTCAAAGGAGGCGAGAAGGCGCTGAATGAGCGCCTCATTCTCAGGCGTGGGGTTGCTCAGCCCGACGAGCCAGTGAATCCATGCCCATGTGAGGTTCGTCTCACCCTCGGGCCATTCGGCTGGGGTGAGCGCCATGCTCTCGAGGGCGCGGCGATCCGCCTCGTCGACGGCATGCGTGGCCGCCCGATCCGCCAGCCGGTAAATCCACCGGCTCCACTCCCCCATGTAGATGTTCTGGTTGAAGAACATGGCTCGCAGCTCGTTGGCGATCTGCGCTGGGGTAGGGGTCACGCTCTCTCCGGTTACCCCCTTCATAGGATCGGCTCACCGCTGCGTATGTCAAGATTGTGTCAAGCGGTATCTCCGAATGAGGCTCTGGAGATCAGGGGCGGCGAACGCGGACAATGAGAGCAATCCCTGGGCGCGCTCGAAGTGCGGTCGCATGAAGTCCTCGGTGATATGCTGCTCAAAGACGAATGAGGCACGCAGGAAGGCATTTTGCGCCTCTCTTGGTGCCGACTCGAAGGCCATGTCGAGGAGCGCATGCGTAGCTCTCACAGGCTCGGTGCGTGCGAGCGCATGGAGGATCTCGACTCGCCACTCGCCCCTGTAGTCGTAGATCCAGCCCGTCGAGGCGAGCGAAGGGGCAATGGCCGCACCAAGCATGGAGCGAGCTGGCTCCTGAAGCGAGGGAAGGATCTCCTTGGCGAATTCGAATGCGTCGGCTCGAGGGGAGATCATCCAGGCATGCGCCAGATGCAGGTTCTGCTGAAGCGCGGGGAGCGTTCTCTTGGCGGCTTCGAGGGGAAGCTCCTCGATCCAGGGCTGGCGAGCGACGGAGAGTGCATGCCAGCAAGCCTCCTGCACCGTAGCGAAAGGAAGCAAGCCCCGACTCGATTCGAAAGGAGCCGACGCGACCGAGAGCAGGAAAGGGTAGAGCTTCAGGGGGCGAGGGCGACGAGGGAACGCCCAGATCGCACCAAGCGTGACCCAGAAGCGATCCTCGTCCGTGAAGCGGTCAAGGAACGAGAGGACGAGGAGAAGGTGCGGCTCCGCCTCAGGATCGCTTGCAAGCCAGCCAAAGGCGCTCCCACGCTCCTCTGGGCTGGTTGGGTAGTAGAGCGCGTAAAGGGCTTCGCTTGCGCCACCCCGTGGCTCCCAGCGGGGATTCATTCGGAAAAGAGACCGTAGCCGATCTCCTCGAAAGCTGGGGCCACACCACGCTCGACGTGCATGCGAATCAGGGGAGCGTCGACGAGGGTCACTTCGAGACCACCAAGACGCAAGAAGGCTGCCGTCGCACTCGCAAGCTCACACGCAGCGACCTCCTCAGAGAGCATGACCCCAAGTGCGGCGTACTTGGTGCGTACCTCCTCAGAGACACGACACTCCCCGTATCGAGCGCACAAGGTGCCGGGAGCGAGGGAAGGCTCAAGAAGACGGGCCTTCTCCGCCGCCAAGCGAATCTCCTCCTGCGCCCCCTCCTCCGTCTCGGATTGCACCATGAGGTGCAGGACGTAGCACTCGTATCGCGCATGGTGCCGCGAAGAGGCGTTCCCGATCTTGAGCGTGAAGTGACGAGAATGGCTCATCATTTCACCTGAAAGAAGGACGCGATCCCCTCGAGGCCGATTCGGGTCTCTTCGATCTCGTCCTCATTGCGCTTGACCCAGATTTGGGCTGCCTCGAGCGCATGCATGGCCACCTCCTTCTCGTCGAGAGCTTGCCAACGCCGCTCCTCGAGGCACTCGTAGAGATACTTGAGCGCGTAGCGTGCCACCTCCTCTCTGGTGGCGCGATCAGGATCGAGATCGCACCCCCTCATTGGGGTTAAGAGGAATTCTTGGTCTCGATAAAAATAAAGGCACCAACATGGTGGCTTATCACAATCCGGCTTGTGATACTCCACAACCGCCTCTTCACCGAGAATCTTCTTGAGAAGCTCTACCGCTGTCACCGATTCCTCGCACATTGTCCCGAATGAAGGGGCCGAGCTTGGCGGGCGGGACGTACCGCTCGTCGACCGTGAACGGCGCGGAGAGGTGGCCGCGCTGCATGCGTACCCTGTAACGAGGGTCACCGTCCCGTGCCGTCACGCGAACCCATGTCCCCTGCTTCTCTCCGCGAGCGAAGAAGGTCAGGGTGACCTCGCGCATGGAGTAGTCCCCCTCCCAGCGAGGGTCGAAGTACCGAATCTCGGAGAGGACGCGTTCTCCGATCACCCGGCGGATCGTCTCCGCCTTCGCGTACACCTCCTTCGCCCAGAGATCCTTCTTGAGTTGCGGGAAGCCCTGGCGAAAGTCGAACATGCTCACCTCGGGAGAAGGATACGCGCCCTGCTACCGCGTTGCGTCAAGAAGGTGTCAGCGAATTCGACTTCGTCAGTAGACTCGCTGCCGCCCCCTGAGGACTCGCTCGTCCTCCTCGGCACCAAAGATGGTCTCGAACTCGACGTCGAGCGAACCCACGGAGCCTTGGCAGCGCGTGCAAGCAGCGGGGGAGGATGCCCCGTAGTCCGTGGTGCGCGTCTTTCCCTTGATGCCAGCGACCTGAAGATCCTCGGGGGAACACTCGCAATGCAGCCCCTCCACCAAGACGAACGGCGCTCCCTCGTAGGGCAGTCGAGCCGACGCCTCGCGCCCGTCGTGAAGCCTGAGCGTGATCTTCATGACTGATCCTTGAGGTACGCCTCGAGCCGAGCAAAGCCCCGCTCCTCGCTCTCCCGAGAGAAGCCACGCTCCTTGGTGCGCTCAGGGTAAGCGTTCGTCACGCGAACGATACGACCTCGCTCGTCCAGATCCACGTCGAGCGCAATCGTCCAGCCAAAGAGGTGCAAAGATCGGTTGATCCACCAAAGAAGGCCAGTCGCCTGAAAGGTCTTCCACGCCTCGGCAGCTTCGGGGGTGATCATAGATTCAACTTGTTCGGATCGGGGTTTTGTGAGATGAAGACCACAGCCTCAGCCTCAGCCTCCTCTCGCGTAGGTTCGGTGAGGTAGGTAGAGATGCTGGTGAGGATCTTGCCATCGGGGGTCTTCACCTGAAGGGTGGCGCACCAACCCCTCGGGCTTGGAAGGATCGAAGTGACTACCCAGACAGATCCAGGCGGGTAGGTGTTCATTTGCGGCTCCTGCGATGGCGCGGAGGTGGTGGGGTGAAGGGAGTGGGCTTCGATGGGGGCTTCTCCGCGCTCTTCTCCGCTCTATTCGTACTCGTCGTCGTCGACGCCCTAACGAAGTCGTCGAAGGATCGAGCGCCTTGCTTGAGCTGGAGGTTGAGCGAGGGAATGGCCAGCGTGTGGACGGCTTCGGGCAGAGCAGGCTCGAGGATCAGCCTAAGCTGCCGCTCCTTCTCCTCGTGCTTGAGCGCATCTTCGTCCCAGGTGGCGGCAGAGCGACGGGCCTGCTCGGCACCAACCCGAGCGAGCTGAGCGAGTTTGGCCGCTGTCTCTATCGCCGCCACCAACTCCGCACGGGCCAATTCCTCGGGCGTGCTGCTCTTGGGGAGATTGCGGCAGGCGTACAGGAACGCCTCCTGCGCTGCGCCTTCAGCGTCGACGTAGCGCATGCGCCACGGCTCCCCTTGGTGCGAGGCAGCTTCCGCGTCGTAGCGGAAGGAGACCGCACCAACCGCCCCGTGCTTCTCCTCGAGCCAACGAAGCACCATCATTCGTTCCTCCGTTCAAGCGCCAGCTTGGCGTAGTAGATGTAGTCCTTCCGAACCGCCTCAATGTCTGCGTAATCCTCAAAGGAAACGAATTCGAATTCGACGCCTGCACCTTGTGCGTAGATCAGGACTCGGCGCAGTGTGGGGTCTCGAGGCACATGCTTCGGATGGAGTTCGGGAATGAACCGCAAGACGACGGCCCGATCCCCAAGCTCGACCCGCACCTCCCACGGGAGCGGGGAGAGATACTCCGTCACGCCCGACGCCCGCTCGAAGGACTCTCGGGAATCAGGTCGCCAGCTCGGTCTTGGTGCAGGACAAGATCCGACTCGCTCGCTCACGACGGCGAGCTGAGCGCGAGTACGCTCAAGGGTCTCCTTCAGGAGGTCGAACTCCTCCCGAGAGACCTGGGAGGGCCGAGAGAGGACGCGCCGAAGGCGAGAGAGGAGGCTCATGCCGACTCCAGAGAAGCGAGGAGGAGGGCAGCGTAGTCAGCCCGATCTTGCACCTCAGAGATCGCCGCCTCGACCTCCTCATTGGTGCCAATGTCGAGCAGAGGGTAGAGGCTCAGGTCGGGAGGATCGGCCTGAATCTCCCTCATGGCCCGAACGCGAGTCTCGGCTCGCGCCCGGAAACCTTCAAGGGCTTGCCGCGCCACCTCCTCATGCGAGAGGGTCTCCTCCGTTGCGGCGGTCGGACGACGCTCCTCACGACCGCGCTCGTCCTCCCAGACCACGAACCAGCACCAACCCTCGAAGCGCAAGCGAGGAGAGGTGACCTGCTGGAAGCGGCCCAGGTACGCACCAAGCGCCTCGAGCGCAGTCACTTCAGCACCCAGCGCATGCCTGGGAAGGCAGAGATGCACTTCAACACCGAGCGCATGTCAGGGAAGGCAGAGATACGCTGAGCATTCTTGGTGTGAATCGCCAGACGCTCCTCGGCCCGAAGAAGATCGGCGCGCAGCCCCTCGATTCGCTCGGTCTCCGTGCGGATGGCGTCTTGGATCTGACCGTGCAGGTACAGCAGGGAAGCCCTCGAAAGATCCTCGGGGGTGGCCGTGGAGAGCATCTGGCGACATGACTGCGCGGGAGAAAATCCGAGATCGCCCCCTTTTCGAGCGTGCCAGATCGGCGGGCCAAAGGGCTTCCCTGAGAGGTCAGTCTCCTGCTGGTAAGCGAATTCGACTTCGCTCACGCCGAGGATCAAGGCAAGCAGCGCCTGCCCCGACACAGCCTCCATCGTGTCCGCTTCAGCCTCGAGCTTAGAAGCCTCATGGGCGTGACTTCTGGCTGACCGAGCTTGCTGCTCCGAGCTTGCCCGCAGACTCGCGGAGGTGGCACGCAGCGGGGCTGCACCAAGACGGAGAGGTTCGGCGCGACAGAGAAGCTCGAAGCGAGCGACCGACTCGGGATCGGCCCCTTCAAGGTCGTTCCGAGCGTCGCAGGGAACGTGCTGAGGGCCAAATACCGTCTCCAGATCCATGATCCAGCGTGACGTAGAGCCGTCGTACCGAAACGAGATCCGCTTCGCTCCCTCGAGGGAGCAGAGGAATTCGAGCGCGGTCACTCGGTCTCCAGGGCGCGAAAACCGCCAGTCGAGGCGAGGACAATCGCTGCCACCACCAAGAGCATGTCGGGAGACGTGGGGCCAAAGCCGAGGTAGGTCGCCATGCCCCCTATCGCTTTGGCGATCATGACCAGCGCGAAGAGGTTGCACAGCGCCGTCAGGGTGAGCGCCCCCAATGCGAACAAGATGGAACCGATCTTCTTACTCATGTGGACTCCTTGGTGGGATTCAGAATGCGAAGGCGAAATTTGAGTGCCTGAGCCATGAGCGCGTGGTACTCCGCCAAGAGGTGCCACGGGCCAGGGTGCTGGAGCGCGCTTTCCTCGGCGGCAGCGGCCTGATCGAGGTGGTAGCCAGCCTCGTTGGCGTCGAATGCCTCCTGCACCTCAAGCGCAATCTCAGCAGCCCGCTCGGGGCTGGTGTTCGGATCGTGCCAGTCAAGACTGACAGGAACGCTCCTGAACCCGTCAGACGTGGAGCCGCGCAAGAACCAGCTATCTCCGCTCCGCCGCATGCTGGCCGTCTGCGGCGGAATGCCGTGATACAGCGCGAGGCGCTCAAGGGCGGTTGGGGTGAGGCTCACGTCGTCCTCCACGTCCATTCAACGCACCGCGTCATGATCGGGCCGCGCCGAAAGGAGCGGGCGTATTCGGTACACTCATCGGCCCAGGCGGGGCTGGCGAGCTGGACGCACACCTCGGTCAGCGCACGGATCGCGTCAGCGGTGGGGATGCGAATGTCGCCGCTCCAGATGTTGACCGACACCAGCCCCAACCGGGCAGGGGCGTCGTCGGAAGGGGTGCGGATCAGCAGCGACCACGAAGGCGGCATGTCCAGCCACGCCGATACGCGGAGATGCCCGGACAGAATGGGGTGGACGATGCGGTGGATCGTGAGCGTGCCGCTTTCGTCGGAGAGTTGCCGGGGTGGCCCGAGGTCAACACCGGCAGCGGAGAGGGCGGCGCGCACGTCGTCGGCGGTCATTGGCGCTCCAGGGCTTCGGCCCGCTCGATCAGGCGCTCAGCGGCGTATTGGTGCGCCTCAGCCTCATGACGCAGGACGAGGGCTTCCTCAGCCCGCTGGAGGCGCTGTCGCTGCTCGGGCGTGATCGCCCTGAGGGCGAGGATCATGGAGGCGACCTGATCCTCGTCAACCCCGTCACAGTACCCCTCGGGGCGGGGAAGGAGCGGGCGTCGGTGCGCTCGGGCGGAGTGGACGACGAACCGAAGCCCTCCCTCCTCCTCTTCAAAGTACGCCCCGCTGTCGGCCTTGAACCCCAGGACGACAGAGAGCTTCTGCATCTCGCTAAGCGTGGGCTTCATCTTCTCTCCGCAGCCATTCATAGGATCGAGGAGGCTCGGGGAGCGTCAAGAAGGTGTCAAGCGAGCAAGTAGGGTCACGACCTTGTCGTGCCGACGACGCTCAGCGTAGTACTGAAGCGCGGTCATGTCTCCTCCGAAGTCGAATTCGCACCAAGAGCGTGGAGGTACTCCACTTCCTCGCTGGTGAGATCAAGCGTGAGCGTAGCGCCACCAAGAAGGGCGTCCGTCGCCTCCAGCGCAGCCTTCAGCCCGAAGTGCTGGGTCTCTATGAGGAATTGGGTGAACGGAATCTTCTTGAAGCCCGGTCGAAAGCCTGTGATTCGTGTCATGGCAGGAACCCCTGAAGCTCGTGGATCTCTACAGAAGGGCCGAGGTCGTCAAGCTCCGAGAGCGCAACGCGGTTGACCTCGAGCGAGTGGGAAGCGAGAGTCGCCGTCCGCCCGCGAAGGAGCCGATCCAGCACCAATGAAACCGCGACCTCGTTGCAGCCAAGCTGCCGCAGAAGGCGCATGACCTCCTGGCTCTTGGTGGGATCGAGGATCGGGTTCGGCGTGATCAAGATAAGCATTCGCCCCTCTGGAACCGCTCAATGATCCCAATCCGCTCCTGGGCGTCGAGGAGGTCTTGCGCGAGATCCTCGCGGTGGTCTTGATCCTCGACAGGGACGGCCTGATACCGTTCGACCTGCCGAAGCCACAACTGCCGGTGCGCCTCAAGGTGGCGACCCGCCACCTCCTCAAGCGTGAGAGAAGGATCGTCGATCCCGTCGAAGGGAATCGACGGGAGTCGACGAGGAAGCTCCCCCCAGCTCACCAAGACCTCCCACGCGGAGGTGAAGCGGATCTCGACAGTGTCGGCGGAGTAGAGCCACAGAAGGTACGCCTCGAAGGGGGTCACGCGACAACCAAGAGCGGGGACTCTTGGGCAGAGACCCCAAGTGAGGCGAAGCTGAGCCGCCGCTCAAGGCTCTCCTCCTTGCGATGCGCGAGGTTGACCCACTCGCCACGCGAAAGGGTCAGTGCCGCCATGTGGGCGTCGAACGCGTGGAAGCCGAGTTCGAGCAGAAGCTGCTCGACCGCAGCCTCCTTCTCGACTTCGCTCTCGAGACCAGCGGGCTTCAGGGTGAGGAGGGTCATGGCGTTCTCCTCCCCCAAGCTAAGCGCAGTAACGCGAGAGGGGCGTCAAGAACGTGTCAAGCAGGCCATGCGTCAAGGAAGAGGCTGGGGGCGTCCGAATTCGACTCCGCAAGCTCTTCAAGCGCGATCTCGGCGTAGCTGTCCTCAGGGTCGTCCGCAAGCGTACAGGCGAACGCGATCCCGTTGATCGTCGTATCCTGAGGATCGGGGAGCGTCTGGTTCAGGCGGGAGATAGCGTGCGTATCATACGCACGAAACACTAAAGCAGCGCGAGCCACCAAGGGATCGTTCGGCTCGATCTTCAGAAGAACCTCTGCGAATGCAGCGAACCACTTCCGACGATCCAGACAAAAGGCGAAGAGCGCCGTCTCCTCAGGCGACTCCCTCATGAGGGAACCCCACTCTCGCAGGGTCAGCCCGTCCTCCATGCTGACGGGCCGCCCAAGGTGCTGGCTGAGGCGTACCACTCGCTCGACTTCGTTCGAACGAGAGCGAGAAAGATGCTCGACCGTGATCATGTGAACCTCACCCCCAGCATAGGATCAGGAGAGGGGTGAGGTGTCAAGAACCAGCGAATTCGAATTCGCTCAGCCCCGCTGCGGGATCTCGCATTTGTCGGTGGTGCAGTACTTCTCCCCAGAGGCTTCCGCGCCCCCCTGGTAGAAGATCCCCATGTCCTCAATCGGGCGCAGACGAGCCACATGCTCGTCGTAGACCTCCTTGGTGACCGGAATGAACGGAGCCTGCGGGTAGATCTCCGCATCCGCGTCGTAAGGCTGGAAGGAAACCGACTTCAACTTCCCGTCGTAGAAGGCGAGAATGCGCGAAATCTGCGGCCCCTCCGTCTTGCGATCAAAGGAGAGCGAGACCGAGACGCTGTTGTCAGACCAGTCATGCTGCATCTGCGCCGCCAACGCCGCCTTCTCCCACACAGAGACCTGCTGCTCCGTGCGCTGCCAAGGCCGAAGCGCGAGCGGGAAGTACACCACCACCGTCGTGTCAGGTGACGTTACGTCAGGCTCCACCTTGTAGCCGTGAGCGCGCAAGACCTCTACCTGGGGGTTGAGGACGCTGAGCCGAATCGTCCGCAAGGTGTACGTGCTGCCAGGAAGCCAATGCACCCCTGGCGTCACACCAAAGACCAAGCCCGTCGTCCCACCCGGCTTCTCCGTCGTCACCCGAATCGACTCTCGAACGCAGAGCCACTCGGAGTAGAGCCGATCATACCGACGAATCGCATCGTACCCATGCCGCGTCCACTCCCGAAGCTGAAGCGCACGCCCCGGAGCCTCGTCCAAGAAGTCCGCCACCCCAGAAAGCGACAGCCCAATCCGCCGATTCCGCTGCATGATCGCATTCGTCTCCCGCCAATGCGTCGACAGAAGCGTCACCGTCTTCGCATACAGGAACGCCACCTTCAAGGTGCGCTCAAGCTCCTCCTTCGAGGAATGCCGATTCAAGAACACGTCCACCAACGTGCAACACTCACCAGACTCCAGCGGCTGCTCCCCACAAGGGTTGAAGCCCTCCACACGCCAATCCCGATTGTCAGGCGGATCAGACAGGCGACCGTACTTCCGCGCCACGTCGATCCAGATCACCCCAGGCTCCCCACGCTCAATGATCTGCGGCACCAAGCCAGAGAGATCCGAACCAGACACCACCGCAGGCGAATTGTTCGACATGTAGCCCCAGCCACGACGAGGATCGTCAGGATCGGAACTCCAGAAATTCCGCTCAGGGAACCGCGAAGGATCTTTCAAATGCACGAACTCGTCCGTCATCGGCCCAATGAAGATCTCAGCGCTCCGACGCACATTCCCAGAGACGACGCACACCCCGATCAAATTCCCAATGTCCGCAATCGTCACCAAGTCCAGCAGCGTCCCAGATCGCTCAGACAAGATCTTCCGCAATTGCGCGTGCAGCCGCTGCAACGGTGCTGGCCCAGCAGCCGTCCCACCAAAGGTCTTGATCGGCTCGCCAGCAGGACGAATCAACGTGTAGTCGAACGACACCTCAGGCTGGTGCGAGATCAGGTACGAATTCAACAACAGCCGAACCGACTGAACCCACCCCTCACGGGTGTCAGGAACGACGTAGACCTCAGAAGAAGGCTGCGGCTCATGCACCAAAAACCGACCAGCCCCCTGCGCGTCGAAGCCACAGCCAATCCCAAGCATCGACGCCTCCATGAGGAAGCAGAACGGATACGCAGGATCGTCATGCCGCATGTCCTTGGTGCTGATGAAGGCGCAATTCGAAGTGTAGATGCCGCTGGCCAGCGTGAACCGCTCCACCCCCGGAACCACCGCACAGTACACCTCTTCCTCTTCGTCAAGCACCTCAATGGAACGCACCCTCATGAAAGAAGGCGTCTCCACGAGTGAGATCTTCCGAAGAGGGGCCGAACGAGGCCCATACTGCGTGTCGCCGCTCTGGGTGTTGATCCCAGTGACGGAGAAGCCAGCCTCAGCCGCATGCAAGATCAGCCAGTCCGCTGCCTCCTGATTCTGGGTGCTGAGGATGAACCCACCGCAAGCAGACCTGCTGCCGTCAAGCGCAACCCAGCCACGAATGAAGGCTGCGTTGTATTCGGGAGATCGGCCCTGGGGAAGCTCCTTCATGTTGGTGCTGCTGCGATGATAGGCGACCGGATCGCCATCACAATTCGGCTGGTAGTGATACTTGCTGAAGTAGCTCTTGTACTTCTCCTTTGCACCACACAACCGCATGCTGTGCGAGAAATCGCCATTCTTGTACCGATAGCCGACCGATCCATCCGCAAAGATCAGCCCGTGCCGATACGCCTCCTCGTCGAACTCAAGCGAGGTCACAGGCGTGCAGGGAACAACGTCACCAACAGAGAGGCTGGTCGTCGTCGTCCCGTCTGCAAGCTCCCAACGATGATTGGGCGTCGCCACCTCAACCACTCGGTGGTTGCTCCGCACGTTGTACGGCGCGAAGCTGATCCGCTGGACAGGCTGACGCCCGAACGAACGAACCGTCGCTGGCGTCCAGCCCGAGCGCGTCCAGACCTCCACCTCCTGATCCACCAAGTCCACAAGCTCGCGGACGCCCTCTCGCGTCAGGATCGACGTGTCGCCCACGAAGCAATTCTGCAACGCAGCGCTGTTCCGCTGCGTCATCACCAAAGGCGTCCCCATCATCCACAGCCCACGCCCAGGCGGACTCCACTTCATCGTGAAGAGCAGATCGAACGCCTCCCGAGCCGAAGTCTGCGCCTTCTTCCCATTGAACGGAATCCGGTTCTGCTTACAGTGATCCTTCTGAATGCTGTACATCCCATTGATCACACGAACACAGACGTCCAACCACGACTCCTTGGTGCCGTCCCCCTTCAAACGCGAGTACTTGTCAAGGAACGTCAACTCACCAAGCGATAATCCCGCAGGCGTGCGATACCCAAACTCAGGCACACGCCCACGATACTGATCCACGAAGTCCTTGCTTAGCTCGAAGCTGAAGACGCTCATCCCTCTCTCCTCCAGAACTCAACCTGTATCCCGTCAGATGCCTTTTTGCCCAAACGCAGAGAGCGTCACGATCCGCTCAGTGACGCCCTCCACGAACCACAAAGGAAGCTCGCATTCCACCAAGTAGACCTCAGGGGTAGCGACCTCCACCACGAAGACCACAGAATCAGGGGAACGCTCCACACGATCCACCACCAAGAACAGGAACGCCAAGCCCTCAAGCATCGATGCCTCCCAAGGAACCCTTAGCGCCCACAGCGAACGAATTCGAATTCGTTACGCCAACAACGCAGCTCGCGCACCACGAAGGCGTAGCGCAGCCTGGAAGAGAAGATCAGAGGCAGCCTGCGCCTCAGCACGGAAACGCGCCGAAGTCTCCTCCTCCAACGCCTCGTCCACAGATGCCTGCGCCTCCTCCACCGACTCCAACACCTCGCTCAACGAATCCACCAAGAAGTCAACGTCCACTTCTCACCTCCTTGAAAAAGGAAACCCCTCTCAAGCTGGAGAGGGGTTTCGTGGCGGATCACTCCGCGACCCGAACTTTGTTTGCTGGACAGGATTCGAGTCAGCTCTGCGAGCCACCAAGAACCTATCACGAATCGCGCCGAGACGCACGCGGATCGCTCACCAAGAGCCGCGCAATGAAGAAGTTCCCATCCTTGTCCACACGCGCCCCAGGAAGACGCCCATTCGCACCAGCAGCAAAGACCGCAGGATCAAGCGAACCCCCACGCCCAACCACAGAGAGAAACCCTGAACCCACCAACGTCAACACAGATCGAACCTCCTCAGAAGCGTAGAACGAATCCAACGCCGAACGATCCACAAGCGGCACCTCAAGCCCAAGCAAGATCTGAAAACCACGCTTCGACGTCTCAACCACATTCATTCGACCACTGAACAACGGATGCCCCTTCACCACCTCTCGAAACCCAGCCAAGACACGCGCCTCCTCCTCACGCCCCTCACGCGACAAAGGCGAGTAGGAACGACGCTCAAGCTGGTCAAGGTCGAACAATACATACTCCCCAGCAACCGCCTCAAACCCTGAAGGACTCAACGTCGACCACGAACCATCCCCAAGCGTGACCTCAACCTCCTCCCGATGCGTCATCTCATGTATCGAAATGTACTGATCCGGGTAGACCTGCTTTGGTGCCTCATGCGCGGCACGAGCCTCAAGACGAGCCGCCATGCTCAGATACCGATCACTCGTCTCATTCGCCGCAAACGAACGCGTCGAACGGGCCGATACAACCATCTGATCCATCACGTCCACACGCGAAGCATACCGACGACGCGCATACCGACCACCACGAGAAGACCCCTCATACACCGTCGTCCGAACCGCACCAAAACGCCTCACACGCGAACGCCAAGCCTCAATCGCCCCCTCACGCCGAATCAATCCAGACGCCCGATACCGACCAGCACGAACCTTCCGAGCCTCGTACCAAGAAACCACAGAAGCGTCGCCAGTAGAAGGAAAGTCGAACGGTAGCTCATCCTCCATCATGACGCTTCGCTCGGGAAGATCCTCGAACGGCTCCTCTGAAGGAAGCGAAGAAGGAAGCGAGGAACGCGACGACGGAAGCACCTCCACAGGAGCGCGTGAAGGATCGAGCAGACGCACCAAGAGCTGCCCCCCCTCCTCCTTCCAGCCACCTATGGCACGACCACACGCGAAGCAGAACACCGCACGAGAACCAACCTCCAGCAACGTAGCCGAAGGCGTCCGCTCCATGCCCCCCTTGTGGATCGGACACCGAACCATGATCCCACGACCACGACGACCAGCCACGTCCTCAGGAGCAAGCACGCGCCACTCAGAGAACCGAGAGGAACGAAGCACGGAAAGATCCAAGCCGTACCGAGTAGCACCAACACGAAGCTCCTCTCGAACCCCCCGAAGTACCTCAACCCCAAGATCCGAGAGCTGATACAACGAGCCACGATACCCAAGCAGCCGCGCATTCGAATTCGTTTCCACCAAGACCTCAGGCCCAAGCACTACGACAAGGCGCTCCAAGATCTCCCGAGCCAGCCCCTCAGAGATCCGATCTGAGCCGTCAGCCAATGCCAGAGGAAAACGACCGCTCGCGTAGTAGCGGCGACACCGATCAATGGGCTTCCCAGCCTCATGCAAGCGACAGAAGTCTGAGACCACATGGAGGAGGGCTGCAGCAACAAGGGGGCGGCGAGAAGGTCGAAGCTCGACGAAGGAGAGAAGCTCCAGAACGCAACGTCGAACGAATCGAGCGGTTCGCGTTTTTTTCGCTTGTTGAGGTGGTCTGCTAACGCTCATGACTCCCGTCCAGCACCTTGAAGATAGCACGGCATGGGCTTTGGTGCTGAGAAGAGGAATGAGATGAGAGACCCCCCCAGACCCCCCCCCCACCGCGAGATCAGCACCTCTACCTCCGACATAGAAGTGTCTTAGTTCGGGAAGACGAAGACCCCAACGAAGGCGACTTTTCAGATCGTACTTTCGACGACCACGAGGACGACTGCACCAAGCCCTGTCCACGAACGAAAAGAGGCACCCCAGGGGATGCCTCAGCGAAGTCGAATTCGCTCAGAACGCGGAGATCGAAGGGATCGCCTCCCGCGACCGGGCCAACGTGATCGAGTAGCTCTGACCAGAATGCTCCCGAGCCAGCTCCGCGTACTTCCGAGCCAGCTCATGGGTATTGGTGCTGTTCGAGATATGCCCCACCACCAAGTGCCGAAGCGAGGGCGTATTCCCAACGAGAAGCCTGTAAGCCTGCTCATTGCTCAGATGCCCGTAGTCCCCGCGAATTCGCGTTCGCACCGACGACGGGTACTCTGAATTCAGGAGCATCTCAGGGTCGTGATTGAATTCCATCACCAAGATCTCGACCTCTTTCAGCCGCTCCCGAATCACCGAGGTCGCCCGACCCAGATCCGTACAGACCATTGCCGTCGAATGGCTGTTGGACACCAAGAAGCACACAGGCTCCCGAGTGTCATGCGGAACAGGGATCGCCTCAATCTTTAGGTGCTTGACGAAGAAGACCGAACGCTCGATCACCTCTTGGCACCGAATCTTGCCCCGCTCCAGATTCTTCGACCCCTCCCACGTCCCCCGCGTAGCCCACACGTCAGGCATGCAGCCCCGGCCAGCCAACGCCCGCTGCACAACGCCAACGCCACCAACATGGTCGATATGCTCATGCGTAATGAGGATCGAATCAATCGGGTGGCGCTCTAAACCCCCAGCAGCCTCTAAGCCTTGCTGAAGCCTCATGTTCGACCCACCGCAGTCGATCAGAACGCCAGCATGATCGTCCCCTACCCAGGTGCAATTGCCTTGCGACCCCGAGGTGAGGGAAAGAAGCCGAAGAGGCTTTGCCAGCCGAACCCCCCTCAGGCGCATGACGCTACCAGACGATCCATGCGATCACCCCCCCGATCACGAAATTCCAGAACGCCAGCCCAAGCCCCGAGAGGACGCGCCCCAGGACGCCCCGCGTCAAGAAGTTGAGGAGGCTCGCCTCCTCCGCACTCAGCTCGCCCGCCCCGTAGTCCACCCCAGCCCGAAATTCCTGACACATGAAGACCTCCGTCGCCCCCTGAAGCTAACCCCAACCCCTCAGAGATCTTGTCAAGAACGTGTCAGCGAAGTCGAATTCGTTCCTGCTTACACCAAGCCAAGGACGAGCAACCACGACGGTGAGCCGTCCGGGCCGAATCCTTCCGGCTCGACCTTCTTGCCGGTCACCGACTTCGCAATGCCATCGCCCATTTTCTCAATGGCCGACCATGTCGGCATCTTCATGAAGGGCTTTCCGAAGATGCCCTCCAAGTACTTGGTGCTGATGCGGGTGTTCGGGCGCGAGGCGAAGTCGACGATGGCCATTGCCGGATTGGCCTCGTCAAAGCGAACGGTCGCTTTCTCCCCTGCCTGAAGGACGGTGCCGTCCTTCAGCTTCAGCGAGTCCTTCTTCAGGGTCACGGGAATGCCCGTATTCGGCTTACCAGCAGCTTCCTTCAGCGGCTTCCGCACCACGGTCTTGTACTTCCAGGGGTAGGCCGCGACGGCAGCCTTCAGCTCTGCCATTGCTGCCTCTACCTTGCGAGGAGATTGGCTCACCCCCATCGCATGAAAGACGTCCTGAGCCTTCGCAAGCATGGCACCAACGGTCGGGCCTGTCCTCGGAGCATACCCGTTCACCTTGCGCCACGCATCGCCCAGCTTCTCGAGCGCGAGAACCAGCTCCTCGGAGTCGTCAGCGAACTCGTACCGATCCACCTCGGCTGTCGTCCAAGTGTCCTTCACCCGGTCGTAGGTCGCATAAAGCTGGCGAATGAGCGACATCAGCTCCCGCTCCTCCTCCTCGGACGGCTCCCCATTGGCACCAATCGCCTCCCAGACCTCTCCGCCATCCTTCAGCGCCGAGTGAAGCTCGTCCTCCATGTCGTTCTTGAACGCCTGAAGGTTCCCGTCGAAGCCCTGGAACTCCTTCCAGAATTCCCGAGCCATTGCGGGAAGCACGTCCTCCGCCTCGGAGCCAAAGAATGCCTTGGTGAAGGAATCCAGCGTGTAGCCCTTCGCGTGCGGATTGACCTTCTGCTCACCAAAGGACGCCGTGGAGTCCTTCAGGAAGGAACGCGCTGCCGTCTCCCCCTTCTTGGTGAGCGAGTAGAGGTCAGGGGCGTTGTCGACCTCGACCCCGTAACGGCCCATGCGATCCCCCGAGCCAGAGGCGACCTGCTGGGCGTAGCCCTTGTCCTCGAGCGCCCCCAATGCCTGCTCGATCTCAGCGAGGCTCGTCTTCCTCTTGGTGCCACGGTTCATCTCCGCCTCAATGTCCTCGGGAGAGACCTGCATGCCGCCGCTGTAATCCTGAATGTCCGCCATGATCGCCAGGACGAACATCCACGTCTCAATCCCCTTCCCCTTCGTGGCCCGGATCAAGCCCTTCAGGGTCGTGTACTGAGGAACCCCCTCCACCAACGCCAACGTCTCAACCAGCCACTTCATCGCTCACCTCAAGGTGGCGATAACACCCACGTTACAGAAGTGACAAGGGACACCACTTGGTGTCCCCGTCGAAGTCGAATTCGTCCTCAGTCCCTCAGACCGCCCACCAAGCTCCCCATCTCCAGAGAGATCCCGAGCTTTGCAAGAAGCCCATGAGCCTTGTCGAGCCGCGTCTCCGCCTCAACAAATTGGATACGGACGTCGTCCAGAGACGTGGCGAACCGCGAGACCTCTTGGCGAACCGCCTTGACCCCGTTGGTGAAATTCGCCTCCTCCTCTGTCGCCAGCTTGACAGCCGCATCCGGCTTGCCATTGGCCAGACTGTACAGCCTCGGCACGAAATTGAGGGGCTTTACCGTGATGCGTTGCCCGAGCTTCTTCTCGCAGAGGATCTCCAGCCGCGTGTGGGCATCCATGAAGGCGAGCAGGGTCTTGCGGCTGTCCGCCATGAATTTCTCCGTGTAAGAGGCCGCATCCTTCAATGCGGGGAGGATTCGCTGAACCTCTCGAGCCGCAGCCGAGAATTGCTCCCGAGCCTCGTTCAACGCCTCGATCTCTTTCGCCAGAACCTCGCTCGCCGCAGGAGAGGAGGATTCCTCGACCCGCCCCTCCACGACCCCCTCGATCCGCTTCACCGAGTACTTCACGCCGGGGACGTTCTTCTTGGCCCAGGCATGCGCCTCGGCCTCGGTGGCGTAAGCCCCACGCGTCAGCGTCTTGGTGGCGTGCTGCCACTCCGTCTTGCCGGGAGGGAGAACCACCGTGAAGTAGGCTTCCCCCTCCAGGGCGGTTTCTGCGATCAGTTGTGCGAGCGTCTTCATGTTGTCTCCTTAGGAATCCTTCAGCCTTGCGAGCAAACCGTTCAACACCTCAAGGTGCGCCACGACCTTCGAGAAGGGAACCCGGATTTCCACCAGCCTGCGCGAGAGCGAGTCCAGCGGCTTCGTCAGCAGCTTCGTTACCGTACCGACACGCTCCGCATCCCCAAGAGCTTCCGAGACCTTCTCGACGTCCGCCCCCTGAAGGAGTAACTCCATCGCCCGGACGAGATGCTCGAAGGGCTTGGTCGAGATCTCCACCCCATAGGGCTTGCACGCCATGATCGCCTCGTCACGGACGTCCAGAAACGCCTGGATCGTACTCTTCGCGTTGCGAGCGAAGGCAGGATTCCGAGTCGAAGGCGCAGTCCGAATTTCCAAGATCAGATCGCGGAGCGTCTTCGACTTGGCCCACGCCTCCTCGTAGAGGCTCTCAAACAGCTTGACCTCCCCCTCCAAGAACGCACTCGCATCCTCGATCTTCTTAGGGCTTAGCGGGGTCAACAGATCGTCAAGGGGCGTCGACTCCACCAAGACTTGCGCGAGCTTCTTCATGTCGGGTTCTCCTCGGGTGGAACTCAAAGCGATACTCTCGCTTTGAGTCAAGCGTATCTGCTCTCGGGCCAAATGTCATTGGTGCTGACCTTGACATCCTCACCCGTCACCGTGGCAAGGACACCACCCCTCCGAAGAAGGGAAGCGATCCGCTTCGCGTCCGCATTCGAATTCGTTTGCAAGACGACCTCCCCAGGGGCGTCCACCCAGGTGAACCTGATCCCCGAGACCTCGATCTCAGCACCAAATCTGCCGAACTCGAACCCGAGGACGGCACCAATGGCCTTGTAGGCGTCAGCGGGCGTATGCAAGACCTTCAGCAGTGCGCGCATTCGAATCCTCCCATAACGATGTCGAATTAAAGAGGAGTCACGTCCACGTGACCCTTCTCACCAACGCTAACCTCGAATTTACCACGACCGAATTTGGCATCGATGGCACCCTGCACCTCCTTGGTGATCGGATTGACGTAGTCCGCACGCCAGCCATCCTCGTCCCAATCGCCGCCATCTTGGCCCTTCTCCCAAAAGTGATCGAGCCGCTTGCGCCATTCGTATGCGATCCGCCAATTCCCCCATTCGGCGTCCCAACGCACCTCTTCCACTCGCCCCCCGGTCTTGGTGGTCAAGCCTCGAAGGAATGGGGCAACCGAAGCAGGCTCCTTCCCCTCATGGATCTCATCTTCCTCTACGACCTTGAGGGCGCGCAGGACGGAGGGGCGCAGGATCTTGAGCGCTGCCGAGACCTCCTCCGCTGCGAGCTTCTCAGCCGACGCTGTGGGAATTCCCTTGCGCTTGAGCTTCGTCACCTCCAAGAGGGTCGACCGCAGGCGCACCAAGAAGGCAAATTCCCTCCGCACGTCAGGAAACTCCGAGACGAGCGATCCCGCGACCTTCGGCAAGCTCCCCATGCCAGAGAATTCCCACTCACCCTGGAGCTTCAGGAGCGCGTCACCAAGATCCGTGATCGCAATGGCCGCTTCCGAGTGACGAACGCCACTCCTCAACGCCCGCTCCGCTTCCGAAAGCAGATCCAGAATCCTCCTCGACATCTTCCGCAGAGAAGCCGAAGAAGAGCCGTACCCCTGCTCATTCAGTGCCGCTACGAGACCACGCATGTCACCCTCCTTAGCTCAAAAGGGCCGCGAGAGACTTCACCCGCGACTCCACGATCTTCTGTAAACCCTTGTTGGTGCGGTAGACCCCGACGTAGCCCTTGTCGTCGATCTCGACATCGAACAAGTCAGCACCAAACTCACCCTCGAGGCGAGCAACGATCTCGTCCCGAAGGGGAGAGGCGTAGTCCTCATCCCACCCCTCAGAGTCCCACCCATCTTCGTCGTCTTCGCTCGAACCGTAGTGATCCAGACGCTCCCGATTCTCTGGCTCCGCAAGCCATTCAGCACCAGTCCATTCTGGACGCTTGAGTCGACCTGCCGTCTTGGTGCGAAGGCCCGAGAGGAATCGAGTGACCTCGTCCACGCTGAAGTTCCCGGCAGCCTTCTTCTCCGCCTCCGCCTTCTCGGCAGCAGCCTTCTCGGCCCTGATCCGCTCCTCGCGCTCCCTTGCCGCCGCCATATCTTTGTCGTAGGAGGACAAGCGCCGCGTGAGTTCGGCTGCCTTCGCCTTGATGTCGTCTGAACTTAATCCGGCGACGAACCTGCGTTTACGGTCGTAGACCTTGAGTAGCCCTTCCTCTTCGACGGAAAGATCGTCTCCATTAATGGAGCTGTCCACGTCACGAAATTTCAGGAGGCTTTCTACACCAAGCCTCGCTGTGACCAAGTTGGTGTCTCCCGTCCCCAGATCGCTTCCACTCGATAAACGCCCAGAATTAAGCAATGTCAAGGATGCTGTCTTGATCCCGACTTTCTTCTGTGTCTTGGTGATGTGCTTCGCTAAGTCAGGGATACGAGCAGTCCTCCTTCCGTTCGAGAGCTTGCCTGCATCGAGCAGCGCGCATATCACCTCAAAGTCGGCATCAATGGCGAAGATGTTGGATTTATCCAACCCCTTGGTGACGAGCTTGTAGCAGTCCGTCAAGAAGCCCGACTTTGGACGCAACTCCACGTCCCTCTTCTCGAGGCTCGCATCCCGCAGAGTCTTCAAGCGCAGCATTTCCTTGAAGCCCACCTTCTGCGCCCAAGCCGAGGTATCGAAGTATGCAACCGCCAGAGCTTGCTTCTCGTAAGCACGACGCTGGGCATCCGATAACTTGGCTTCCAGTAGTTCACCGATGGTCCTCATGGCTCTCTCCCTCTTGGTGGCTTTAGTCGAGGATGTCGGCGCGGGCAACGAATTCGAATTCGTCAAACGAGATCAGCGTAGAGAGCTTCTCGCTGCTCTTTGGTGCCGTACATGTGGACGAACTCGTCAATGGTCAGATCTGACCTACGTCCGAGACCCTCGACCCGCATGCGGTACGTCATGGGGTCGATCTTCCTTGCCTTCGGGCAGCGAATGACCATGTCGACCGCCGTAGCGATCTGCGCCTCTGTTGGATTCCGACCGAAGCGAATGTTGTAGGCGTTGGTGACACGCGCCCACCCCTGAAGGTAGAGGAAGGCATCTGCTGGCCCTCCATGCTTGCGGTACGCCTCTCCGTCCGCATGCTTCCCGCGTAGGTACCGCTCGGCCCACTCGTTATGCACCTCCCCACCAAGAGAGACCCACTCCCCAGACGGCTTGAGCCAAGCCGCCGAGGTGTAGTGAGGCGTGCAAGCATGAGCGATCTCCCACTCCGCGAAGGCTTCGCTCAAGACTTGGTGCAAGAGGCGCATGGGATCAGTGGGTACGGACTTCGTACTTGCCGATCTTGAGGTAGACGCTCAGGCTCAGCCCCTTGATCTGCTCGTCCATGTAAATCACATACCCATCGGGCCGAGGATCAACAGACGAGATCGTGACGTCCATCTCGTCCTTCGCGCCATACCCGAGCTTGCTCTTGAGGTGCTTCTCAGCCAGCGTCATGGCCATGTCCTGCATGGCCTTCATGAAGGGGGCGTCAATCGGGATCGTGCCAGAGCTGACCTCGTCCGACCCCTCCTGCATCTGCGACGCAGGCGTCCCGCGCTTCTCAGGCTCGGAGGGATCGCGGTACTGATACTGGTTGCCGACCGCAACGCGCTTCAGCCCGGTCAGGATCTTCACCTTGCCATCTTCACCAGCGATCAGGTGGGCAACGACATGCTCGTCAGCGCCCCGCTCTGACGCCTCGAACGTGGCGACCGCGTCGTAGATGAGCTGGGTGACCTTAGACACCACGCCGCTCCCGAGATCGATCTTCTTCCCGAGCTTCTTGTACGCATCGCGGATCGCCTTCTCAACATTGGGCCAGCTTTCCGACGCCTTATCCTTCGGGAAGAGGGTCACCTCTCCGTAAAGGTTCTTCTTGGCGTCGCTCACTACGATGAGCTTGGCGTTGTACGCCTTGCCGTCCTCGAGATCGAAGTTCAGCATGACGTTCAGATCCGGCCCCTGGCCCGGAGCGAGCTTCGCCTCATTCAAGCCCTCGCGGATCGTGCGCCGGTCGACGACCTTGGGCTTCCCGCCGTTGGAGGGATGCTTCAAGGTGCGAGCGGCTGCCAGGGGAGCGCCCCCGTCGTCGGGGAAGAAGGCTCGGTCGCCGTTGCTCAAGGTGCGCCACACCCCGACCTTGCCTTCGTACTCCCACTTGCCGTCCCCAAGCTCCTTCGAGCGGGCCTCATCCACCACCTTGCAGCCACAGTCGCTCTCTGACAGCAAGGACGCAATCGACTTCGCCATTGTCTACTCCTTCTCTGGGAGCCTTAGACTGGAGAAGGCTTTGCAGCAACCCTTCGAAAGAAGTCCGTCAATTCACGCATGCGATGAATCCCTTTCAGCTCTGTGAGTGAGGGGATCTTGCATTCCGCGTGTGCCAAGATGCCAGAAGCACCAAGGATCATGTACTCAAGCCCGCTTTGGTGCAGGTAGAGCTTCATGGGGACGACGGCGGCGTCCTCAGAGTGAAAGCGCCACGCCTCAAGGCTCACTTCAACGCCTCTTGCATGACTTGCTCGACGTTCGGAAAGATCCCCAGGCAGCCCGGAGTGGAAGCGAGGATCTTGGCGAGCGTATCAGAGAACGTGTAGCGTGCGCTTAGCTCCGGGCTAAGCACCAGAATCCGAGAGCGCAGGGGGTCGTAGCGCACGACGCCCCCAGCACGAACCTTCTCGCGGATCTTCTCAACGACGGCAGCCGAATCACGCATGTCTTTTCCCTCCGCAGCTAAAGTAGCGTGTCCGACCGCCCCTTGCATCAGAGACGAGGATCGAGGCTTCCGTCGTCAAGCGAGTGCAGCCGCAGACACGCCTCGGCGCAAGCGTACCGATCCCCCTCGTACCAAGCCTTGAGCGCCTTCTCGGCCATCCGGGTCTCGTTCGACGCCTGAGCCATCTTGCGGCCCACGGAGCGGTTCTGAAGCCGCCCCAGGTAGTCAGGGTACTCGGGGCCGTAGATCAGCCTGAGGTACTCAGGACGCCGCACCTTGATCGCTGGCGCAATCGAATTCGTTTCCAGCCCCTGCATGACCTTGAGATCCGCCTCCGCCGTAGAGCGACGCTGCCTCATCGAGGGCATGGGCTTGACGACGAAGCCCTCCAGATCGGGGGCAGCGGAGAGGAGGAAACGCCCCTCAACGAAGCTGCGGGCGACCAATTTCCGCCCAAAGGGTTGATCCAGCCACACCGTGTAGTCGGAGATCCCTCGAATCGCTCCTTCGTCTCCCAAGAGGCACGCAAGCTCCTCTCGGAAGGTGCGATCAGGATCTCCGATCATGAGGCTCTTTCGGGCCTTATCGAGCGCCGGAGTGCGGACGTTCCACACCCTGTAGTGAACCTCCGAGGAAGCCCCGAAGATGTTGAGCTGGTTGCGGTAGGCTACAAGGTGCTTCAAGCGCCGCTCCTCGTAGAGATCGGGCCGATGCTTCTCGGCATGCGAGGCGAGGGCGGCAACGGGGCCGAAGGTATCCTCGATCAAGCCCCGAGCCTTCAGGCTCCAGGGCATCAATTCGCCGTCGAGGAGGATCGGGGTGCCGTACCGCTGCACCAAGGTGTCGAGGGTGGGCTTTGCCCTCTCGAGGAACTCGGCCTCTTGCTCGGGGCGAAAGAACCGCATCCCTGCGCGAGAATGGAACTTCCACTCCTTCCCGTCCTGTGAGGAGGCGATCATGCGGCTGCCCATGTACTTATACTCTACGACGACCCGGTCGACGCCGACGCTCTCGTAGTAGCGGAAGGCTGCCTCAGGATGCTCGAGCAGTTGGTGCGCTGGGTGATCTGCACTCTCCTCTCGCAGCGACCGCATGATGCTCCCAGAGGGCGGGGGGATCGTGGCAGGCACGCAGGGAAGATCCCAGGGCGCTCCCTTGGTGCGGAGCCAAGACTCCAGCACGACCTTCGAGGGAAGCTCGAGGAGCGGCTCACGCGCCCAGGGGTCGGGGGGGCAGAAGCAGACCACGGCACCTTGTGTTGGCGCTCCGTACTTCTCGCTCTCGGAATTCTCCTGATCGACCCCGAACACCTTGCAAACTTGCCAGATCCCCTCCTTCTCGAGGCGGGTGAGGAACGCCCCGAATTCTTCACGCGTCCACTCGAAGGTGTGATCCCAATGGCGCAGTCCTTCGAGGTTCCAGGCGGCGTTGTACTCTCGATTCGGCGTCGTGATCAGCATGTGCTTGCCACCAAGCTGCTCGCGGAGCGCCTGCATGCAGAAGTCCACCATGTTCGGCGGGAGATGCTCGATCACCTCGACGAAGAGGAAGAGGTCGGCGGCTACGATCTCGGCGGGGAGCTTGAACCCGACCGCCCCTCGAACGACGGTGGCGCGCTTGAACGCCCCTGGTGCGGAACGCTTCTGGTTGCGCCGGAACCACTCTCGCTCCTCACCAAGCGGCTCCATGCCGATCATGGCCACGTTCTGCGTGTCTGCTCCGGGGAGAAGCGGGGCGAGCATGCGAAGGAAGCGACCGCCCCCACAGCCGAGGTCTGCGATCAGGCAGTCGCCCTTCATGAACGGAATGAGCTGCTCTGCGGTGACCTCTACCCGCCGCTGATACAGCGTGACGGTCTCCCCCTTGCCGCCCACGTCCTCCTCGCGCTCGGGCTGCGGCTCGACCTCGGAGGGAGGGAGGCTCGCGTCGAGAAGCTGCCGCTGCTTGCGGTTGTCCGTGAGCGAGTGAACGATCCGCGCCCGCATGCTTGGTGCAATGCTCGAGATCCAGCCCTCCATGAGCTTCGCTTGCGCCTTGACGTCGTCCTCGGAGAGGGGGTAGTGCCGATCCGAGGAAAGGACTCGCACCAACGTCACGATCTTCTGAAAGATCTCGTCGATGGAACCCTCGATCTCCAGCGAGAGATCCGCGAACTGCCCCACCAAGCCCCCGCCGTCCCAGCTCCCGTAGAGGTAGATCGGGCTGGGGCAGGGACTCCCCTCAGACGGAACGAAGCCCAGGGCAGCCGCAACCTCGCCCACCACGCGCTCGTTCCTCCAGCCCGAGGAGAGCCTGAGGTTCGGGATCTGCATCCGAACCCGCATGTGCGGATCACACTTCGACGTCGCCTCCTCGGGGAAATTCCCCTTCAGCGGGGTCTTCCACATGCGGGCGAACGCCGAAATTCCCCTCGAGTCCGTCTGGTACGGGGCCGAGGTGACGTAGGGGGCGAGCGGGAAGCCAGAAGACCCCGTGATCACCAACGTCTCAGGCTCAAGGTGCAGGCTCGTCGTGACCTTGAGCCAGTCCTCGCCCTGAACGAATTCGACTTCGCACTGCCCGACCCCCGCTCGCTTCGGGGCTTGCGGCGATGCGGGATTCTTGCCGAGCAGCCACCCCACCGAGAGGGGATCGGCTACCAGAAACCAGAGGATGATCTTCATGCCCCTTGAAGTAAGGCATCCTCCCCCGAAGGGGTGTCAAGATTGTGCAAAGGACTATACCTCCTGCATGAGGAGGTGCCATGAAGACCGACAACGACCCCAATGTAGTCAAGGGCATGCCGGTTCATTTAGCTGTCGGCTCCATCCTTCGTGGTTGGAATTCGACACGATCAAAGCTGATTGAGGTGGCGAACGAATGCGACTCGATTGCCAAGCGAACTCACGATCCCGACGTGGCCTCACTCGCGGAAGAGTTGAAGAAGGCTGCGTTGGTGCTGGTCAATATCGGAGAGCTTTTATCGGTGTTTCATCAGTACATTCCCACCAAGAAGGTCTCTTGGTGGGAGAAGGCTGTGGCGATCTTCACGATCTTGAAACAGTAGCTACTTGTCAGTGGGCGTGGGCGTTGGCCCCGAGAGACTGTCTCGTCCCGGTCGCTTGCAGAGAAGGGAAACATGCTCCCAGGGCATCTCCGCCTTCAGGGCGACGATGAGGTCGCTGCTGTTCTGGCGAAAGTCGTCGAGCGACCAACGATCCAGTACGCCAACGATATCGAATTCGTCGGTGGCCTCTGAGGGCGAAAGCAGACCCTGCGGGGGGCGTGTCTTGAGAGCCGAGATCATGTTCACTTCCCCCCCATGTTCATGCCCAGGTAGGTCGCTGCTGCCGCCACCAAGGCGACGATCAGCTTAGAGACGCTCTCGTTCGAGAGCAGGTTGAGGATCTTGTTGCTCCCCACTTGCCGCTCGGCCCGAAGACGGCTGATCTCTGCGTCCTCCAGGGCGAGGCGCTTGGCATAGGCTTCATTGGTGATCGCCTGCTTCTCGATGAAGGCGTGCAAGTCCTTCAGTTGCTGCTGTTGCGTCTGAAGGACTCTCCCCTGCTCTTCGATGAGCTGGCTCTGACGCTGAATGATCTGGTGCTGCGTCCGCTCAGCGTTTCCGTGTCGATCAAGCTCGGTCGCCAATTCTTGCTGCGACTCCAGCAGACGAATGAAAAACGGCCTCAGCCCATTCATCGCTGCCGAGACCGCCTTCTGGATCATCTCGGTGTCTGCCATCTTACCCTCTTGAGGCACCAATGGCAGAATGCACCGAACTCGTCAAGTCAAGGCGGGCGTAAACGTACCCCAACCCGAGAGCGAAGAGCGAGGACGCTCCTTCGAGCGAACGCCGTTCGAGGTGTTCCCCTCGATGGTGCCAACCACCTTCCGCTCCGGGTCGTAAGAGACGACGAAGCCAGTGTGGCCATGCTGCGGATCGACCCCGTCCGCTCCAGGGTAGAGGATGATGAAGATGTCACCGGGCTGAGGATCTCGATCCGCCTGCGTGGCGTCCACATACGTCCCCAGCTCCTCGAGCTTCTGCTTCCACTTCACCACCGCATAGAGGTAGGGGTCGACCCACTTCTTGGTGGGTTCGAACTCAGGCCCAAGAGGACAAGTGTTGAACGCCCAAGAGACGAAAGCAGCACACCAAGGAACCGCCCAGCCCTTCGTGTAGACGTCCACGCGTGGCCCCTTGTTCTGCCCCAGGGGATACTCCTCCACGCCGACCTCAGCGCGAATATGCTCCAAGAGCTTTCGCACCTTCTCCGGGGCAAGCGCCGAGATCTGGCTCGGAATGTGAGAAGCGAGTCGCTCCTTCTTGCCCTTGTTCGAGTCGTTCTTGTTCCGCTTCAGCGCGTCGATCTCGACCTCACTCGCATTCCCGATCTTCAGCCCTTGCGACGCCTGAAACTGATGGAGCGCCTTCTCTGTTGCAGGCCCAAAGACCCCGTCGATTGGGCCAGGAATGAAGCCATTGTCTCGAAGGAGCGTCTGAAGGAAGACGACGTCCTGACCCTTATCCCCGCGATTGATCTTCATGACCACCTCTCTCGTAGAGGTAGTCTACTTTGCAGCACCTTGACGAAGTCGAATTCGTTGACCACCCCCGGATGGGGCAGCGACACGCTTGGTGCTTTGGTAGAGGTACTCGTTCGCCTCAGAGGTCGCCCCCACGGAAGCCCCAATGGAACGACGCTCTCGGATCGGCGTGCGCTTCCCAAGGAAGCCCCAAGCCTCATCCGCCAACGCGCAAGCGGGCTGGCTCACCAAGAGGAGGATGCGATCCCCGAGAGCTGCGAGAAGCCGCTGGCAGATCCGCGAGAGGACGTTGAGGTGAGTCACACCAAAGGCTGCCGAGTAGCCAGTGAATTCCCCCGAGGCTCCAGTGACGTAAGGCGGATCGAGGTAGACAACGACTCGGTCGTATCCCGAGAGATCCTCCTCGAGGAGGCGAAGAAGCACCTCGTTCACCCCCCTCGCCTCAAGCCGAATGTCCCCCTGGCGCAGCGCCTCGGCAGCAGAGAAGAGCATCTCCCGCTGATCCTCAGGAAGCCCCTGAAGACTCCCGCCCCACGACACGTTGAATTCCCCCCGCTGGTTCGTTCGCCATAGACCGTTGAATCCGTAGCGCGAGAGGAACACCAAGAGGGCCGCTCGCTCGAGCGCAGATCCCGCCCCCGAGTTGAACCTCGCCTTGCGAAGCTCCCAGAGCGTCTCCGTGTTTCCCTCTAATGCCATGAGCGCGTCCCACACCCCTTGCGGATCGTCTCGGATCGCGGTGTACGCCCCCATGAGGTCAGCGTTGTAGTCCGAGAGGTGCGCCCGCTTGAACCTTGGTGCGAAGGCTAAGCCCACAGCGCCGCCACCCAAGAACGGCTCGACGTAGAGACACCGACTCAGATCCAGATCCGCGAAGCCTGCCGAGATGTCCGCAAGCTGCCTGCGCTTTCCCCCTGGCCACTTGATGAAAGGCGTTGCCATGCTCTCCTCCTTTAGAACTTCGAATTCCGCTTGCCCCACGACCATGACGCGATCACAGCCCCGCTCGGACGAGAAGTGATCTGGAGCTTGGAACCACCAAGCGTCTCCAGCGGCGTCCCGTACACCAAGTGCCGAAACTGAACCAAATGCTCCAACAGCGCGGCTCCCGTGATCTCCACCCCCTCAAGCATCTCTCGATCCAACTTCGGAAGCGTCCCCATGAGTTCCCGACGAAAGAGATCCCGTACTACGGCCACCAAGTACCGCCCCATCTCCTTCCCCGACATGAGGAACCAGACGTCGTAGAGCTTGAACGTCGAGTCAACGCTCCCGTCAAAACGAATCTCCTCATCCCCGAAATTCATCCGGTGGTATTTCGCTTTTCGAGAGACGGGCTGGATCTGGATCGGGCGAGCGAAGTAATAGCCACCGCTCTTATACTTGCAGTGCCAGATCCTGGCCTTCATGCTCGCCCAGACCTCGGGGTGCTTCTTGAGATACGGGTACGCCTCAAGGATCGGGGCAAGCACCTTGTTGCGCTTGACCCGATCCTCCAAGACCTCCTCGGGCGACCAGCTCGCCTTCTTCGCCCGGTACTCCGCCGACAAGGCGCGATAGTGCTGCTGCCTCCAGCGCAGTAGCTCCTCATTGGCCGCACCGGGCGGACGCACCAAGACCAGCCGACGCTCTCGCAAGAGCTGCTTGAGATGCTCCGTTGGTGCTAAGGAATTCCCCTCACCTGAATGTTGTGCTTCTGAAGAATGATCCTCACCCATGATTCCACCTTCCGCTTCTTGATTGCCGCCACCAGCTCTGAGATCAGATTGAACCCATGCGTCGAATCCAAGATCGACCCCCTGGCCTTCTTGCCAGCATGCAGGACGCGAATCCCCCTCGGATCGATCTCCACCGTCAAGAAGACCCGCTGCCCATACCGAAGCTGCCCCTGAAGGGTAACCTCAAGCTCTGTGAACGCAGCCTTCGGATGATCCGCCTGCACCTTGGGCGCGTAAAGCCGAAAGCTCAGCCCCCGCTCCAGCTCGTCCACGGGGATCTGCACCGACCGCTCAGAGGTGATCGTCCGAGACCGCTCATTGAACTGATCGAACGGCGTGAACAGCTCGTAGTCCCCAAAAAGCTGCCCCCACTCCCCAGCCGACGCACCAAGATCCCGCTTGACCGCCAACCGAAACGGCCCCTTCGGAACCACCGCCTCGTCCTTCGCATTCGTCGCCCCACCTGACTCGTCCACACGGAAAAGCAGCCCCTTGCTGTCGACGTAGACGATCCCCTCATTCCTCGGAAGCTCCGAGAGATTCTTCGCTACGCCATTCTCAACCTGCGTGAAGTACATCCAAGTGAGCCGACCAAGCGCCCCGTCCTTCTCCAGATCCCGAGAGAAGTGAAAGGCGACGGGAACTGGAGCGTAGATCCCGTCTTGCTCCAACTGAAGCTCTCCGAGCTTCAGGTTCGTCGCGGTCGGGACGGCCTTCGGGACGTTCTTGAACTCCCTGAAGATCAGCGTGTCTGACTCGAGCCGGTCGTCGTCAGGCTCAGCGGCTTCCAGCAGGGACGCAAGGGATCTCACAGGCACCTCCGCTCTTAGGCATACACCAAAGAGCTGGATCGGTCGAGCTTAGAACTCCGTGACCGCCTCCACAGAGACGTCCTCCTGCACGCCGACCTCACCAAAGTGCATCCCGTCCAGATCCCACTCCATCACGATCTCCTTCACGCGACTGCCCGGTCGCCGCACCTTGGCAGGAATCAAGCGCATGCGACTGTCAGCCGCGTCGTCAGCACTCCGCTCCAGCTCGAAGAGGTTGTCTGCCGTCTGCGTGATCCGATCCGTAATGCCAACGCGCCCCTGAATCGACACCGAAGACTCCTTCGAGAGTGACTCGCGGTTCTCTTGCGTCGTTACCAAGATCGCAATCTGCCGCTTACCCCCAACATTCCAGTAAGCCGGATGCCGAACCACCGGCCACGACTTGCGCGTCCACTTGCGAATGAAGGAGCAGCCAATATCCATCTTCTCCTTATCTTTGGTGACCTTCGGCCCGCCCCAAGCGATCTCATACGCAGAGTCAAACACCACGACGTCTGGCTCGAACGCCAGAATGTGCGCCTCAATGTTCTCGGGCGTAAGCCCGTCGTCCTCGTCCAAGATCCCGAAGCCACCTTGACCCACAAACTGCGACCGCAACTGCGCCGCAAGCAGATCTCGCGTGTGCGAATTGAGACCACGCACCATGCCCGCATACGACGCCCCCGTCGCCAACGCGAAGGCACGCTCCGCCATCTCGAGCTTCTTCAACTCGGGAGAGACCACCAAGATCCGAGGCTGACACTCCCCTGGAATGAAGCGCCGCATCCAGAGGGAGATCGCAATGATCAGCACGATCCACGTCTTCCCTACGCCAGGACGCGCCATGAACCACGTAGACGTGCCAGCCGCAATGCCCCGCGTGAGCGAATTCAGGGTCGCCCACGGCGTCTTCAAGCCGTCTGATCCGAGGATCGCCTGATCCAACCGCACCAAGAGCGGCTCGATCATGTCCGTTAGCTCGGGAGTCACCAACGTCGACCGAGACGAAGGCATCTCCTGCAAGATCCGACCAAGCTCCCCCACCGCCCCGTCAATGTCCTTGCGCTCCAGCCGAGCCACCAACGTCGGAATGCCCCCCACAAGGTGGTCAAAGACCCGACGCTTCGTCAGCTCTTGGATCGCCCACTCTGGCGTTAGCTCCGTCTCTTGAATGGGCGCTTCATGAACGAAATGCCCAAACATCTCCCGTACCGCAGACACCGTTGGCGAATTCGATTGCGCTTCCGTGTAGTGATCCAACCACTGAATCACCGGGTGCCACTGAGGCTTCAGGAGGTCGACGCTGAAGCCAGCACGCACCAAGTCGTCCTTCTGCCTGCGGTAGATGTCGACGACCTTCGCGTCGAGAGAGAATTCACTCCTCACCCCTCACCTCCTGCTTTGCGAGTCTCGATCCGAGAGAAAGCCCATTGGGAACCATGTAGGGCGCGCACCAAGATGCGGAAAAAAGACGAAGACCCGATCCAGCGCAGAGACGTACACGGGTAGACACTCCACGTCGTCCTCAGGATGCTCTTGGTGCATCTCCACACGCCGAATCGGAACCCACGCGTCCCGATCCTCAAAGCAATGCCGCATCATCCCCGAACTCAGCCAGAGATCCCCAGCCGCCTCCTCGACCAGCTCCATGAGGATCGACCACTCTGGGGAAAGCCTCCCATGATACCGAGCCACCAACATCTGGCAGTAGACCCGGTTCCGCTCCACCACCCCCAACTGAAGCCACCCCTTCAAGGTGCGAAAGACCCTGAGATCCATGCTCTCCCCCTTAACCAAGAGGAGAAATTCAGCCCGTCAAGCCACCGTCAAGATCGGCTTCCGATGAAATCCGAAGCGAGCCGTGAGAAAACGTGCGCCAAAGCCCTGGATCTCCCTGTTGATCCGAAGCGAGAAACGCAGCCGAGATCGCGTGTACTTCGACCCCCACGCCCGAGAACCTCCCCGAAGCGAATTCCCACTCCAGCCATGATCGCCCGCTGGATCTAACTGCGCCTGATACACCCCAAGCGCCAGACGAGGAATCAAGAACTCCAACGGAAGCGCAGACACCTCCGCCAGCCGCACCGAAGCACCAAGTAGACGCGTCGCCTCCGCTTGCGAAGCACGCCAGCCAGATCCCCTCGAAGCACTCAGACGCTGAGACTCCCCAAGAAGCCCCAACGCCTCAGCGCCAGCTCGCGCACAAGCACCAAGAAACAATCCCCACTCCTCACTCCCAGGAACGAATTCGACTTCGTCCCAAGCGTGAAGAGCGAAGATCGCCAACGCCTCAGACTCGGCACTCACGCCGACAACACCACCGCCGACGTCTCAGGCGGGTGGATCTTCAGCTTCCCCAGCTCAGGGGAAGAGGCACTGCAGCCGTAGGGCCGGATCTCCACGTTGAGATCCGAGAGGATCGTCTCCCAGACCTCCGGGGTCTGCTCCGACGCCCGCCAGAGACGAGAAGCCTTGAAGGCGAGCTGGACGACACGAACTTGAGGGGCGATCAGCATGTTCTCTCCGTTGCCCCCTCAAGGTAACCACTCCCCTTCAGGAGGTTGTCAGGATTGTGTCAAGACAGCCGCGAGGAGGGACTGTCATTGATCAGGACGACCTTCAAGCCATGCTCGGTGCCTTTGAAGACCACCGTCTGCTTGAGAACGCCAGGATCGGAGATCGGATCTTCATACGAGGTGATCTGTGCGTTGTGCAGGGTGATCTCCATCGAGCGAGTGCCGTCCGAGAAGGTGATCACAGCGTCGCTCGCGGTCTGAGCCTTGTGGGCCGTGTAGAGCGCGTCGGAGCGCGCCACCAGCTCGCACTCGACCTCGATGCTCTGGAAGTCGGTCGGCTCAGGCTCGGAGGAGTACTCGGAGCCAAGCTCGTCGAGGCGGGCGAGGCTGTTGTTGATCCTGAGCGCGAAGCTCGAAATCTTGTAGTCAACAGAGTTGTAGCTGAGCAGCCCCGCGTGCTTGTGCAGGATCGGGAGGTAGGTGCCGAGAGCGGGCGGAGAGTCACCCCCACGCGCACCAGAGGTCATGCCGATCAGGTCGAGCTTGCAGGACATCACCCCGCCAGGAGTGACGGACAGCTCGAAGGTGTTGACCTTCAGGCCGTAGAACTCCTCGTCGCCCATGCTGGCCCCTACTCCACGCTCGACAGCAGCGCTCATCGAGAGCAGGCTTGCTCCGGGGGTGAACGTGTGGGTGTACGGGCCAGATCCCGTCGTTGCCACCGAACCGAGCGCCGCCTCGAGCAGCAGCCCAAGGCCGTTGCTTGCATACGCAGCAGGCATCTCAATGCTGCCGTTCACGTCGACCGAGGGGGTGAACATTTCGGGAGCGCCAGTCAGCGTTCGAATGGGCTTGCTGTTGCGTTTCGTTCGCAAGGTGGTGGAAGTGACCCGACAACGAACCGTGGGTGTAGCTCTCTTGCCTGCGGTATCTTCGATACCGAAGGAGACATGCTTGTATGTCTTCACTTTACATCCTACTCGCACCAAGCTCGATCTGGGCTTCAGGTGGGAGCAAGATCAACGTATCCGATCCGGCCTATGAATCAAGGCCGGAAGTATACCTTGTCGCGGGATTTGGTGCAAGGGGTTTCCACCAAGATCAGCGAAACGACACCACATGCCATGTGGCGTCCTGCGACATGACGGCGGAGGGGAAGAAGGGAGATCTCGACACGATCTCTGAGTCGGCGTCCTGCGAGCCGTCCTTCGAGCGGTAGAGCAGCCCTCGGATCTCGAGATCGAGGCTGAGGTGCCGTTGGCCCTCCTTGGTGCGCTTCAGAGGCTCGAGGGCAGCTCCTTGCGCGGGAATGAAGAGGGCGTACTCGTCATGCTTCTCGGAGTAGACCACCAAGTATTGCGGACGAAGCTCTCGCCAGATGGAGCAGGCACGAAGGCGTGCGTGGTTCAGCAGTGAGGGGCAGTCCTCCTGCGGAGCGTCCCTTGGTGCCAAGCCCTCACATTCCGTCCCGACCCTCATGCTCCCTCCGAATTCGCTTCTCCCCAGAGAACCCGAATGGCGAGGTCAAGCACGTCCTCAAGCTCGGTGTCGTATGGAGGCTGAACGCCGGGGATCTCCGCCACGTCATTCCCCTGCCCGATCAGCCAAAGGCCGTTGTCCCAGTCGTAATACAGGACGACTCCGGCCCAGAACGCAAATCCGATCTGCTCACAGATCGCCCGAAAGAGGTGGGTCTGCGTCATGGCGTCGCTGAGGTCGATCTCGATCTCGGGCCGTTGCACCAAGCGCCCCTCCTCCGCGAGAGTGAAGAGACCGTTGCTCGCACCAAGAAGGATCGCCCCCCCAACATGGCAGCCCCTGATCGCAAGGGCGAGATCCGCATACTCTCGCCTAAGCAGCATGGGACACTCGGCGGGCGCGAAGGCGCTCAATCTCGGCGTAGCCCGAGAGCCGTCCCCCAACGGAGGCGGTCAGGATCGGACGAGGGGGGTACGAGTGACGCCCGAAGCGGTGGGTCGTTTCGCAGACGCAAGCGTGAACCTCGTCTACGATGTCACTCCACTGAGAGTAATCCCCGAGCGCCCAAAGGATCATGCGGCCAGCGGCGAGGGAGAAATCGAAGCGGTACTCAAGCCCCGCCTCGAAACGACGACGACGCGCAAGCTGGAGCGCCTCGTGGGCGTGCTTGGTGCCGAGATCCCCGTACATCATGAGGGCGGTTGCGACGCGGCCTCCGTAGAGCGCGGAGTGCGTCAGCTCCTCGTCGAACTCCTCGAGCGGAATGTGCTTGAACCCGTCTTCGTAGCCCTGCTTCACGGGGAACGAGTGACGCTCCTTGACGCAGCGCATGATCGCTTGCTCGATCTCACCAAGGGGTCGGCCCCGCACGTCGGCGGTGAGGGTGGCTCCGCATGCGAGATCTCGCTCCCCTTGCGCCCCGAAGTGGTACACCAGGGGTCGCACGAAGGTGCGGCAGTCCCACTCCAGGGAGGTCGGAATCATGCCCATCTCGGGCCAGCGCTCCAGAAGCTCGCGCAGCCCCGGCAGCCTTGCGAGGATCTTCATCGGCTCCCCTGGCAGGACGAGGAAGTCGCGCATGAGGGCGGTCGCTTGGGATTGCCGCATGGGAAGGAGCTGGGACAATGCCGAATCCTCGTCCGAGAGCGACGGAATGCGC